TTATGCTATGTTTTCGATAGTCTCTTGACGATTATCAAAATAACTAAAATAATAACCTAAATAATTTTTGGGAAGTTCCCCTTTTAAAACTCTTGCTATTTTATGTCTATCTAAGTTCAATACTCTACCACATTCTCTAATTGATGAAAAACTATCAACAATATTGTTGTCAAAATCAAATACAAACACCTTTGTTCTATTTTTGTGAATCCTGTTTCCACTGTGCCAACCATGCAGAACATTATATGAATTAGTACACCATTCCAAATTATCAATATTGTTGTTGGTTTTATTGCTATCAATATGATTTATGTATTTATAATTATTAGGGTTTGGAATAAAACAATGTGCTATAATCACATGAACTCTATTATGGTGTTGTTTATGATTCTCCATTCTATATTGAACTTGCAAATATCCATCTGTACCGAGATATGGTTTTAATTTACGCATAGTTCTTTTGCTGTATATGTTCAGTTCTTCGTCCACTAAGAAACCGTCATATTCTTTATATTCCTTCGTTTTGTCCTCTCCTTTTTGTCGGTTTATGTAAATTATTTAGTTATTTTGAATTTCGCACAGGATTTTTTTAGTTCCCTGTTAGCACAATTCCTAATTATCATTTCCTATAATTCCTAAAACGTGAATTGTACACCCTACATTTGTAGGTTTACGAAGTTTTAGATGAGCCGTAGTGTAATTTTTAACCCATCAAACTGACAACTTTTCCGTACTTCTTATACATCTCAGGAATATAACCGTCTCCTGTCAAGGACAAAAAATCTGGATACATCGCTTTACTGCTACAATCAATGGCAACATCAAAAAGCCATTCTAACTTTTTACCTTTACCATGTAAATTTTCATCGTACAAAAACGTCAGCTTTGGAAATAGTACAGGTCTTTTAAAGCCCTCTTTTCCTTGTCCGCCCATTCGTGTTTTTAATGCCACCTCGCTTGCCATGGTTTCCCACCTGTTTGTACCTATGCCGAAACTAATAGCGATGAAAGGATAATCGCCTCTTGACGATCCTACAGAATTAAATGCCATTTCCCATGATTGAAAACCCTGCTCAAAATCTCGATAGACTTTTCTGGTTGCATATTCGTCAGCTTTATTCTTATTACCGTTATCATATATGCTTAGGTATTCATCAACATATTTCTGATAACTTTTTTCGGCATATGGAGCTAAAAGAGTATCAACTCTAGGTATCGTAAAACCCAATGCAGATGTATATTTCTATACTGGATACCGCACTGCAACATATCTTCACAACCGCTAATTGTGCCTACTGTTTCAATTATGTGCCAATCTCATAATCTACTCTACTCGATTACTTTCATAATAAAAGCTATAATATTATGATATTCTTTCGATGTCCTCTACACTCTCTAAATTCCATTTATATTAAATTCCATTGATAACCTTGAAGTAATAATTGCTTTTTATTGTTTGTATCCTGATAGAAGTCTTTACCTTTTAAACCAATATTTTTTCCCAATTCTTTTCTATCAAATGTTCCAACATAAATATTGTTTTTGTATAATTGATACATAAATCTTTTTGGCGATTTTTTATTTTTTAATGCTTTTCTCGTATTATTTTCTCTAGTTAATATTTGCAAATTTTCTATTGAATTATTTTGAGGATTTGCATCTATGTGATCGATCGTCAATTCCTGTGGAATATCCCCCATCAGTGTTTCATATACCAATCTATGTACTCGGTAATATTTCCTTATATGTCGATTATTTTCTATAAAAGAAAGGCATACTTCTAAATATCCATCTTTATCCACTTTATAACAATGTTCTCTTGGTTGAAATATATTTATTCGCCCTTGTCCACCTTTAACTTTAGTAGTTATTACTTTGCCACTTTTGGTAACATAGTATCCGTCATATTTAGTTTTATAAGCAATTTCATTTTCAAAAATTATTTCCTCCATAATTAAACCTCTCACTAATTTTCTTATGGAAATTAGATAGCACGGTATTACCATATCAATTATGACTTAGGTTTCACCGTTAGCAACTTTCGTCACACCCTTTAGCAAGGTTAAGTAGGTTTTATTACGGCAATATTACTTACCGTATTGTTGACTAGCCGCTGACATTGTTACATCGCTTATGACATCGAAAGCTACATCAAGTGTCTTAGGTTCGTTGTAATGAATATTACCCATTTCAAAACCGCCAGACAAAACATTTGCCATATCGAAAATGCAACAGTTTATACCATCAAGTCTGTCTTTCTTGTCGTGGATATAGATGTAGCCCTCTCTCGCTGCCTGTCTTTCTTCAACATTTAAGAAAAATTTATCATACAGATTTTTATTTAACTCGCCATAAATCAAACTACGCTGTGTGCTGTTCATAGTAGAGTCAGTATTGGCATTTGAAACGTCACCAATATAACGAATACCTTGGGATTTAGTATATACATCGTCCATCATATGAACAAAATCTTTTTTGTAATTTCTATACTGCCTATAACATTCACCTGATTTTGGGTAAAGGTCAAGCAAAGTTCGTTCGACTATTGCGTGTATTGCCTCAACTGAAATGCAATCATTTTCTAAATCTTCTTCCATTATGTAGTCCATAACAGCAGAGCAAATTTTTTCATAATCTTTATCCGAAAGATTTTCTAGTGCCCTGTTAGCCGATTTGCTACAGGCATTGATTATTTTTTGATAATCAAAATCTTCTAATGTTCCGTCCTTTTTTATTACTTTCATTTTATCGCTCCTTATCATCATTCACAACAAACTCTATTCTTTGTTCGTTTTCTGTATTCCCTATATTCTCTGGCTTTAAGTCTAATTCTATTTCTGTACCCATATCAGTTTTCATAATTATGTTAATTGCCTCATCAATATCATTCCAATTCCTACAACGATATCTTTGGTGTAACATATGAGCGTTGTTTTCGTATGACTCAAACCCAAGTCTATTCCATGGATAATCAAATAAAATTTTATGATAATAGCCACCAACTAAATTGTCTACGCAATCATCAATTAGAATATCAATATCTCCACTAAGCATTTGCTTGTTCTTTATGGCTATGAGGCTATCATACATATTTAAAAATGGAAGTTGTTCTTGTAACCAAGCTGCCTTACTAGAAATATTCTGTGGGGCTGTAGCTGTTACTATGTAAATTTCACAACCTAAATCATGGTATTTCTTCAATGTAGCAACACAATTTTCAAGCACTTTTATGTTGTCCCATACCCTCTTATCCGTGAAATAGTCATAAAACTTGTCTTGAGATACATTTTTAAAGAACTGTCTCATATTATAGGTAGTTATATTGGCAACGGACAAATTGTCATTATAGTCCTTATTATAAACATCAATAATGCTCTCTACTAAATTATTAATGACATTATCACAATCCACACCAATACGCCACGGTCTAGGTCTTATCAGATTTGCTTTCAGTTCCATTGGCATTTTCCTCTTTATCATTCTCGTTTAATTCATCAAGCATTTCGGTTACTGTTCTATAGGCTATTAGAAAACCAAGTACAAGCCCAACCAAAGCACCAATAATAAAATTAGCCATTCTTATCATGTTCCTTTCTGTATTTTTCGTATTCATCTCTAATTTGCTCCAAAGTACAAATTTTATACGGTATATGTCTGTTGTCACAATACAAAACCTCCGTGCGACAGCCTTTAGAGGATTGCCAATCCTTTGAACAAATAATCATTTCATCTGCAAGTTCTTCAAGTAACAACAGGGTCATGTTCAACCCTTGCTCATAAGTGGTACAATCGTAAAGGTTGCCAAACATTGCACTAGGATTGAGATACAAATTCTCAGGGTGCATTATAGTTAATAGTTTTTGGCACTCATTTATTTTACTTAAATTTTCTTGCTTGCCACCATATGGGTGAGATAAATAAACAATGCTATTATAATGTTCTTTGTTAATTATGTTCAGTTTCGGTATCATTATCTCCCTCCTGCTTGGCTATAATTCTTTTCACATATTTTTTTAGATTTTCATAAGCTGTGTTGATATTTTCATCATTATTGATAACGTAATCAACAGATGATTTGCAGTTTTTAAATTCTATCTTATCTTGTTCTGTACGTTTGCTGGTTTCTTTAAGTGCTTTATCAAAATTCTTGTACATTTTATGGTAACGTCTAAACAGGCGATCATGCCTAGTAATCGGCAGGCAATCTATAAAGATAGAATAAATCTCTCTGTTGCCTTTGTATTTTTTATGTAATTCATTAAGCCCTGTTTGGTCTACAACATAAAGGTTATATGTATCATCGTCAATCTGACTTGCCGTTACTCCATAATGATTACCAAGATAATAATTATATGCCACGATGTCATTAAGTGCCTTAAATTCTTTTTCTGAAACAAATGTGTGACCTGTTTCGCCCTCATATCTCGGCAAGCGAGTTGTGTAAGAAGGTATCTGCTTCATATTAAATTCTTTTTCAAGTTCAAGCATTTGCACAAGTGTTGATTTGCCACTTGCCGAAGCTCCAAGAATGCAAAATAGTGGTTTATTCATTTACCGTCATTCTCCTTTAAATAGCATGGAAACATTTCTTTACACTCTCCAACGTACTTGCACATGGGAACTAAAAAATCTTTCCAAATATCATCAAGTTCAATAATTTTATCGCACATTTCTTTTATAACTTCTCTTGTTTCTTTAGCAGCCTGATTGCATAATCTCTTATTGGCAATGTTCATTAGTTCTTCGCCATTGAAATCCCATATCATATTTACAGGAGCGTCCTGTGGGGCTTTAGTTCTATCATAATTAGATTGCCTATCGTTTCTCTGAGATTTCACATAAGGTTGTGCGTGAATGTGTCTCACAAGATGTACCGCTACCCAATTAGGGATATCTTCAAACAGTACCGAAAATCTTAGTCTGCGTATCGGTGAATGTCTTGCTTTTAATATTTTATATTTCCACTCGTCTGTCGGTGGTGTTTTAGCCTTTAGCCCTACTGTCACCAAGGCTCTTTGTTTTACTGCAATCCAATCTTCATTAGTTGGATATTCAAGTATTGTTACTTTCATCGTCTTTTCCTTTACTTTATAATAAATTCTGCGAACATTTCTTCTGCGTTCTTTTCGTGTTCTGTTGGCACAAACATTATTACCTCGTTTTCTAGGTCAAGTGCGAATATGCCCACTATACTACTTGCATTTACACAATAATGGCTCTGCTTTAGGTCTATGTTATAGTCAACCATATTTGCAAGTCTGATAAACTGCTGTACCTCTTTTACTGTAGTAAATCTAATTTTATATGCCGTATACTCCGTTGCCATTTTCATCTGTCCTTTCTTTGTTTAATTTGTTGCCATAGCAATCATATAAGCTCTTTGTACGATTGCTTTATTTTTAATTTTTGTTATTCTCTGTCTTTCTTTGGCTTGAATGAGTTCGTCCTCGCTCATAAAATATGTATCTAGTTCTCTACACTCTGACTTGTAGCGTTTTAGCTGTCTATTTTCCTCCTCTCTAGCTAAACGCTTTCTTTTTCCTGCTTTCTTGTCGTATGCCAATTTTTAAATTCACCTCTTTTCTAATTAATTTTTTGAATTGATACAATATTACCAGAATAATTGTCATAAGTACCAATGTTGCCACTGCTCATAACATCAGGGTCAAGTGCATATGTATCAACTATAAACTCAACCACGTTCTTAAAGCCATTGCCTGTATCTCGATACTGATTATTATAGTCAGTATGAATATCAGCTTTACAATCGGCTAAAACAGCGGTGAATGAATTACCCATGTCGGTTGTAATTAGATAGCGTGTACCTATTTCTGTACCGTAATAACTTCCTAAAGCAATACAAACATCATTACCTTGTCTGCGTATTCCTTGGCTATCCGTCCAACAATTCAGTTGTAACTGATATTGCAGAGAATTGATGTCTGTGATGTAGGCATAATCCATATAGCCGTGAAATGAAGTATCACCTGCTGGAATATCGTAAGAAACAAGTTCTATTTCTGGCTCTGCTTCAGACTTAGTGATTATCGTTGTAGTTTCGGTTACTTTATGGCTATACGGCTTTGTAGTTCTTGTTTCTTTAGTGGTTGTAGTAGATTTAGTATTTGTTTTTACTGTATTTTTTTTATTTTCTACCGATCTAATTGTTGTATTTTTAGTTATAGTGTTTGTGGTAGTGGTAATTGTATTGACTATTGAATTTTCGGCTTTATTTCTTTCAAAATTGTGCTTGTAATCTTCGTTAATACCAATAACTTTTACAACTCCAAAACCGATAACTATCACGCAAATAGCAACTATAAGTTGCATTATTTGTTTTGTTGTCTCGTCTTTCTTTTTATTCATATGTATTTATTCCTCATCGTCACAATAGTAATGTTTGTTGTAATAATCTTCTCCGTTCATTTTTTCACAAGGGATATCATTGTATTCACACAAATCGTCAACGTCCATATTATGATTTGACAAATATTCAATAGCCTTTTCTCTGGCACATTCTTGGCAAAGTTCTTCCGAGTCATTGTCAATAATATAAAGCATATCAACCTCAGTTCCGCACTTATCACATATTAAAACACGATAATCTCGACCCATGTAACAATGACGGCAGGGAAGTCCGAGAGCAGTACAGCCCACACAATCATTTCGTATCTCACTTGCCATGTTTTTATTCACCCCCTTCACTTCTTTAAATCTGGCATAAAAACTGTCATTAATATCGTAAACATTATCATATGTATTACAACTTTTTCTACCATGACCGTCTATTAGTCTGCCATTTTTTACTTCGTATACTTTTCCTTCCTGAAAGTTATGAGTGTCAAAGCAAGCCACCCATGTACATTTCAAGAGAGTATTCCAAGCATTATTTAACATTCTATTTCCTTTCTAGTTTCAGTATCAACCTCAAACAGTTTTCCAAATATGTAATAAAGTACATCGACCACAATAGAGTTACCTGCCTGCTTATAAAGTTGGCTGTCAGAACTAAAAGCTTGTGATCTATCGAATTGTTCATCAGTAAATCCCATAAGCCTATAACATTCTTTAGGAGTTAATTTACGAACACGAAAGCTTTCAACCACACCTGCATCATTAGCATTTGCCTTCAATGTTTTAGAATAACCTTTCATTGGCGGTCTATATCCAAAAGATTGACTTTGATTGGTGATTACACCACTAACTTCGCTATTAGAGTCTTCTATAAACCTTTTGTACATCTGCTGTTTCCATTCAGAATGTGACAGTTCATTAGGTTCAACTATAGCTTGGTTACAACTTGTAGTCAACGTTTGTGCGCAACCCTTTCCGACCCTACCTCTTCTTGTCTTAGAATTAGGTTGCTCCAGATTTACACTGTCACCTTCATAAATTTCTGCATAGCCTTTCTTAGTTGCTTCTTTCACATAGGCTATTGGCTCTGCTATTTTAGGTTGCCTATTCCCACCTTGCATAATTTCCAATGCGGGAGAGCAGCCTCCTTTTGAATAAACTCTATTCATTTTATCATAATTATAATAATTTAAACTGCTAACTTGAATACAGCGATTAGTTTCAAGAATAGTATTATTAGTTGGAGCTAAAGCACTATTGGCTCTTAGGGTACTTGCTGTTCCATTAACATCTCTTGGTTTCCATATAAACCCTGTTCCTTTTGCAGTATGGTTTTCATTATGTTTAATAAAACCTCGTATCATTGTATCTGTCAAATAATACTTTTCATCTACATTATCTTCAAGTACATCTTTAAGTCTGACTCCGTTATCAAAAGGTTGCGGCAATTCAAATTTGCCATCATCAATATCTTTGCGAATACTTATTGCGAACACTCTTTCTCTATTTTGAGGAACACCATAATCTTTAGCATTTAAAACTCTCCAATATGTATTGTAGCCAAGTTCATCAAGCCAAGCCACCCATTCATCAAACTGTGGTTTAAACTTTTTACCCACAAGATTTTTAACATTTTCAAGCATTAGATATTTTGGTAAAGCCAACATTTTGTCAGCTTTTTCAAGAAGTCTTTGTACCTCATAGAGTAATCCCGAACGTGTTTGACCCTGTTTTATTCCCTCTTGTTTACCTGCTACAGAAATATCGGTGCAAGGAAATGAATATGTCCAAAAATCAGCATAGTCAAGATGTTCGAGTTTACTAATGTCACCTAAATTCCTCGAAAGCTTATTAGCGAGCCAATATTTTTCAAGCTCTTTTGATTTACTGTTTACAAATCTATACCAATTATAAGGCTTATTTTTCTGAAAATCATATCCAAGATTAATTTCTGTAAGCTGTCTAGCCATTTCTTCTCTTGTAGGATATTCAGTATATGTATTTATAAGTTCTTCCGTAAGTCCACAATGAATAGACGCATATGCTAAAACTGCATTATGATCTATGTCAGATGTATGTTTAATTTCACAAGGTATTCCAAGCCTTTCTAGTGCTGAAACTTGTGCGCCTATACCACTAAATAATTCGTTTACTGTTATTTTTTCCGCTTTCACTATTTGTAAATCCTCCAATTTGTTCTTTATTGGAAGATAATTGCAATTATCATATTCACTCAGGTAGCTAATCTGAGCGTTCCGTTTTGTTTTTATCTCTTATTTTTTAATAAAATGTTGGTTTTATATTTTTAGTTGCTTTCAACTTTTTCACGATCCAGCTAATGCTTTTACTAATGCTTTTGACTTTTCAATCCTATTTTTCATATCAATAGACAACCTACTATTAGGACACTTAAAATTCAAAGGATATATTCCGTTATATTCTGCAAGATGTTCTAATGTAATTCTATGCTTATTTTTCAATTCAGCATATGTTTCGTGTGTACACGTTACTTGGTCTAGTTTAACAAGTTCGTCACAGCAAGGACAACGTGTTATAAGAATTGGCACTTTATAAGGAGGGTATTTTCCAAACTCATATCTGTAATAAGGCTCACCCATTGAAACTCGAAGCATTTCTTCTTCTGAGTGACCGATTTCACCTTTTTCATACAATTCTTTGGCTTCTTTTTCTTCAAAATAAAACTCAGAATTGCAAGCTTTACATTTCCCTTTAAATAGTGTTATGCCCTCAATAAAATTTTCACCCAATTTGGTTACAAACATTTGTTACCTCCATTTTCCGTTAATTAACTCCTATTACAATTATATAAACTCTGCATTATCAGGTAGTCTATCTCGAAATTCTTTAGGTACTTCACCATTGTGCCATAAATTGTTTGTTACGATAATTTCACCTGTATGTAATTTAATTTTAATTCCTCTGCCACCATATCCCCTAAAAGGACTATCACTCATTGGGTGAGCTTTGTCTAAGTAATAACAAATGCCATTAATAATAACGTGTTCGTCCTTTTCTTTTATAATTTCAAGCCAGAACTTTTTATGGAAACATTCACTATTATCACAGACTTTCTCATATGGCTCTGCATGGCAGACTTTGTGAAACACTCGACCACAGATTTCACATTTTATATTTTGAATATTACAATCCATTTTGTTTATCTCCTGCTTTTACATCAGCCACTTTCTATATTTTCTATCTTGTTTACGTTTACTCTTCCTTATTCGATTGTATATATAGTTCTCATAATACTCAAACTGCATAGCCTTTGCATAGCAATATAGCCATGTTGCAAAAAAGGTTGAAATTACTATTATGCTTACTATAGTTTTGACATGATATAAGCCGTATTCGTCATAGAAATGTGCCATAATTGGCGTTGTCAGAACAAAAGCACAGAAAGAGACAATACTAACAATCGCTAATATTGTCATTCGTGTTTTGCACCATTGTTTAGAATATTTCACTACTTTAATTTCTTTCATCAATAAACCTCTTTATTGCCCTTTTGAGCATATTTCTCTATAACAAAAAGGTCAAATCCGTTTCTTACGAACTGTTTTGTAAGATCATGTTTTATGCTATTACCCAAATATGTATAGATATAACTCATTTGCTCCATTGTAAAATTAGTTCCACAAATTTTATTGAAAGCATTAGTATTGTCTTGCCAATATCTCATAAGTCTTTTGTCTCGTGAATATCTTAACGCACAAGAGCAATCTCGACTTAGCCACTCACAAAGTTTTACCTTGAAATCTTCATTTGTTTTCACATCGTCAAGCTGAATATAGACATTGAATTTTGGAATAAGAATAATCTCGTTATTTCGATTAATAAAGCTATTTGGGAAAACTTGCATTGCAAGTTTTATACTTTCCAGAAGTTTCATTCTGTCTCCTTTCAGCCAATTCCAATTCTTTCTTTGTATTCGTCAAGTGTAATTTTGCCCATTTTATAATCTAAAAGTGATATAAATTCTTCTGTAGAAGTACTAAAGGGGAAATTGCAGTTGCGAAGTTCTTTTCTTATCTTTTCTATCGCCTGCTCAAACGGAATATGCTGCTTACTTTCGTTGACACAGATCTCCGAGATAATAAATTCCATATGTTGATATTGATTTATTAGGAATATTAGTTGCTCTTTCGTAAGAGCGTTAAGAATTTTTTTTGAAATCATTTATGTTCTTTAACCCCATTTCAAGATACAGCTCCTTTCAAACAAACTAAATTAGCTATGAATATCTAAAATAGTAGCAAACATACCTTTGCTTTTCTTTTTTATTTCAGTAAGCTTTCTGTCAAAATCTTCGTCTTTTACAAATGTGTGTCCGTTCCAAGTTTCACGAGCTATAACATTTTCATCAGAGTCTATACAAATAAAACAATCTATTTCGTCAAAATTAATTAAATTATCTATTCTTGCTCCGTTCATATATGCTATTTTCGTTACAGGGTAACAATCATCAATCTTTAATTTCAAATCATCAATCTTTAATTTCAGTTTACTAGCATATCTACCTCCAATTTCCCACCAATCATATGTGAATATTGGGAAGGAAATTATCTCGCCAGTTTCATCACATTCTAAGTTTTCTTCATTATAAGGTTTTAAAATTTCAGAAATTCTATTTTCCGAAGGTGTTTCTTTAGTAATCAAAAGTAAACAATAGTGCATATCTTTTTATCCTTTCTTTAATAGTTTGTAATCAAGACCTCTAAATCTTTATCTTTTGTCTTGTCTTTTTTCTGGTAATTACAGTTTCCGTAAGTGGTGTTTAGATAATGGATTTTATAATCATGATTTTCTGCCCAATCCTTTAATGTTAGGTTTGTTTTTAGATTATTCGATAATGCCCATTTCACATTTGATATCGCAAGCATATCTCTCAAATCTTCCTCATCGGTATTAGTCCAACCGCCATTTTCATTATAGGTTGCCGTTGAATTAAAATACGGTGGATCGCAATACAGAAAATCATTTTCGCCAAATGCTACGCCGATGAACTCACGAAAATCAGCATTGGTGAACTTGCAGCCTTTATTGCTGATTGCTTCCGAAAATTCTATAAACCTTTCTCTTAATGTAGGGTTAAAATATCTTTCTCCAAACGGCATATTAAATTCACCTTTTGAATTAAAACGCATCTGATTGTTAAAGGCGTAACAAATTAACACATATAAAATAACGGACTGTTTAGATTCCAACTCGTTAAAATAGTTGCGGAGTCTCAAATACCCCTCCTTATTAATCTTTGATAAGTCATATTGCTTGATTATCTTATCTATTTCGCCAAGAATTTCATCGGTTTCATTTCTATGTATGTATTCAAGTATTTGCACTACAGGCAAATTCAAGTCATTATAAATAACCTCTTTCGCAGGAACATTAATTCCAACATTAAAGCCACCGCCAAATAAGTCAATACAAGTATCAATGTTTTTTGGGAACAATGGCAGTATCTGTGGTAGAAGCTTGTATTTGCCACCTACATAATTAAGTGGCGATTTTATATATTCTTGCTTTATCAGTATCATCTCCTAAATAAAATTTCTCTTTTATTCAGATTTTAAGTGTCTAAAAGTGCGTATTTACGTTGTTTTAGAAAACGTATTTTTTACCATTCGTTAAGGATTGGTAGTTTATCAACTTTTAAAATTGGTTTTGTCGGCAATGTCTTAAATTCCCACCATTCCGAACCGTCATATTCATAACGTTCAAGCCAGAAATCTTTACCAACAACAACTAAACGTCTATCAATCTCTTCAAAGCTATAATCTGCATCATACTCAATGCATTTAGCTTGTTCCTCAAACTCCTCCCAAGTGTAATAACTGTCGTTCTTAATTCCTACCCATTCTACATCGGCAGGTGATTTACCATTCTGTTCAAGTGTTTCTACTGTTTCTTGCAATAAATTTATATTCATTATTGTTTCTCCTTTATTAGTTCGGCATTGTCATAAACGTTTCCGACAATTTGTAGTTCTTCGCCATAAACGTTGTCAAAATCAACTGTGAATGTAGAATAGGTTATGATAAATTTTGCCATATCATTATACCACTGTACAACGCCTCGTTCTTCCTCACAATTATCCCAAACTATATCACCCTCAAAAATCTTGTTGCCGTTCTTGTCTGTCAGACCTGTGTACTGTCCAACTGTCTCAGGGTCAACTTCGGTTGCATATAATGCACTTGCATAATCGGGAATGATATAGTCTTTTTCTTTTCCTATCCAACCATAGCGGCAGGAATAGCCCTGAGTCCATTCGCCATTGTCTACACGTTTTCCTCTAAAAAGTATTTCACGCATTATCTTCATCACTCCTTTTCTCCCACGCATTGCATTTGTCCTTTCTGTTCACCACGAGAACTTTGCCCTTTGTGACATCACTTCGCTTTGCACAAAAAGTATATTGTGCCTTGTCATGTAGAGGACTGAAACCTATTGCGTGTTTGCAATTTGAACAGGTTTTATCCATTGCTGTTTTCCTTCCAGTGACTTTCAAACTTCTTCTCAAACTCTTTTAGTTCTTCATCTGTTGGCTCATCCTCAGATCTGCCTTGATCGAAACCGAGAGTACAACCGCTTTCAACGCTACAATCTGCTAGGTCGGCATAACATTCTATATCATCGCCATAACGGCAGTATCCCCAAATGCAATCCTGACAGCGTTTCATGACAGGGTCTATACAGCGTGTTGGCAAGTCATGTATATTTTTTTTACTCATTTTCAATCTCCTTTAAAAAACTCTCTCGGTTCAAACCATTTATCTTCAATGATATTTCCTATTCCAACAACTAATCTATCTTTCTGTTTTACTCTAACATAATGACCTTTTATATCTTCCCATTTTGTAACGCCCACAACGTCCATAATTCTTGTAAGTGCTTCAAGTCCCTTTTCAGAACCTTCAAATGATGTTCCATTGAAAAAAGCTAAGTTATAACCGCCAAAACTAGCTCCCCAGCCTAAGCCTTTAAGTGCTATAGAAAAGGTAAGGCAACAATGGTCGCCTATTCCCAGTGATACATCAGTTATTTTAGCGTTTTCATAAATAGTGTTAGTGTTGCTTTCTACCGAGGGTATATTTTTTATTACAGGTGCAGGCTCGTTTTTTATGTACTCTGCAAGATATGCACTGCACATACGGTGCTTATCACTGGCACAAAGCGGACAGCTGTCGCAATCTGAGATATAACTAGCACAGCACTTCACCGCCTTTTCAAACTCCTCTTTCGTTATCATATTCTACCTCTTTCTATAAATAAAACTAAATTTTTATTCTTTGTGTATAAATAATTTTTCAACCACTTTAAATTGATTATTTTTATTTCTATCTAATGTTCTTGTAAATGGTCTTTCCCAAATACATTTAAAATCATCAGGTGCATTTAATTCAGATATAAAAACCATATTATCTTTGCTAATTTTACGCATATATTCCCAAAATTCTTGTGTGTTGAAACTTTCTCTGTTAATAGGTTTTGTATTATTGTATGGTGGGTCAGCATATACAACCGAATCTTTAGGAATAATTACATCTCTGTAATCAAGGCAAGTAAATTCTGCGTTCCACAGTGTTTGCATATCTTTTAAAACACTCTTTTTACTTTGCAAGGCATAATTAGTGTTTTCTTTATTCCTTGCATAGCCTTCAAAAAATCTACCACCAAATGAACACCCAAATCCTACAAACCCTGTAAGTGCCATATCTTCATCTTTATGTTCTCTTATGTATTTGTATTGTTCTTCAGAAATATATTCAGGCAATTCATATCCATTCTGTAAAGCCTTAAACATTTCAATCAGATATTTGTGCTTATCATTACAAATAACTCTATCAAAATTAGGTGCAAGTTTGGATTCTATTGAACAACTACCACAAAACAAAGATACTAGCGTATTATTACTCTCTCTCGATTGCTGACGCAACTCGATTGCTGACGCAATCGGTTTGGCTATTCTGCTTTTTCCACCTTGATACCTCATTTATTTTCCTCCTTTGTCTATCTACCTTAAAATAACATTTTTATGTATTACTTATTCATGTTCTTAAGTCTATATTTAGCTATATCTGCCCAATACCAACCTTCAAATTTACCTTTTCTTTCACAGACACCATTATCTATACCTATGTAGTTTCTATATTCTAGTTGAGCAGCTTTAGGGATAGTTCCTGACCCACAGCAAAAGTCAACCACTAAATCTCCTGCATTAGAATAAGTACAAATAGCATACCTGCATAAGTCTAAAGGTTTTTGTGTAGGGTGAAGAGATATTTGTTGTTTATCTGTAGCAAATTTCCAAATACTTGTTGGATAACGTTCGGTACTATCATAAGTTGTAAGACCAAAATCGCCATAATTAGATGTTTTAATAAAATTTAGTTTATTTTCTGCAGTGCTTACTTTACGTTTATGTCCTGTTGTCTTTTGTGAATTGTAGGTAGGAAGTTTTTGATAAAACACCATTATATCTTCATGTATTCTTAAAGGCATTTTCTTTGCATTTAAGTGTCCGGTAGGAGTTGTTTTCTCCCATATAATATTGTATCTATGTAATTTAAGTTGAGATAACATCATTTTAGCTGTAAATTTATCTTGTCCAAAGAATAAAATTGGTGTAGTAGGTTTAGCTACTCTTATAACTTGTTCCCACATAGGTTCTATTGGAATAACATTATCCCATTTATTCTTAGCAGTAACTCCATAAGGTAAATCTACAAAGAACATATCAACAGAATCATTATCCATTTGTTTTAAAGCTTCTATACAATCCATATTGTATATATTATTTATTTCTAGTATTATTATCATCTCCCTCTGGCATGAAATATAGATTTTTTCCTTCATCAACAGCTTTCATAATTTCAGTCATGACTAATTCAGCTTTTTCGCTCACATACTCTCCCATATTTATTCCAAACGAACTTACATCATAGTCTATAATACCTCGAATAACAACCGTTTCGTGTTTTACAGAAGGTTCTATCCATATTGATATCAGCGTATTTGTATTTATTATGTAAGTTCTACTTTGTGATATTATAAGCATTTCATATTCACCTCAATAAAAGAAAACTTTTATATTACTCATTCGCCTACTTTAATTTTGTTCAGCCATTTAATGTACTCCCTTTCTCATTTACTCTATTTATTTGCAAGAGCAATTAACGAATTGCCACAAGTAATACGGTCAGCATCTTCTTCTTTGCTAGGTATAAAGACAATAACGTCCCAACCATCTTTTACAAGAGGTTGTTCAAATTTTTCGTAAACATCAAAATCATTAACAATTTCATATCCTTCATTAACTGCTTCTACTGTTTCGTGAATAGGTGTAATCTTTACAATACATTTATCTTTGTTGAAATACTTGTTCATAAGGTCAACATCAAGATTGCACTTAGATGTAACCGCAAAGTTTAGTGTATATTTACGTTTCTTAGGCATTGGAAGTGACTTAATAATGTCACTTATTTCTTGCAATGAAAGAGACTTATTACGGAACATCTTATTACGTTCTTCCTCATCAAGTGTATTAATGGAAAACTGCAAACCAAAACCATCTTCGCCACCATAAATAAATCCCGTATCAACCCAATCGTGCAAGAACTTTTCAAGGTTTTTGTTCGACTTTGGCATCATGGTGGAAACAACAGGGTGATATGTATTGAATGAAATATCTGCATTACTGTCTTTTACTATTTGAAAAATGATCTTGGCGGATGTAACAACGTTTGGATTAAATGTTGGCTCGCCCATACGAGCATAATGCACATTAAGACGCTCACCATGTTTAATGCCTGAGAGAGCAATTCCTGTTGTAATTTCTGATACAAGTTCTATCGTACTTGCATTTCCATAAAACCCAAGTTTTGGGCAATCGCAAAAATTACAATTCATAGGGCAACCTTTCTGGCTAGAAACTGTAACAACCAGCTTGTCTGTAATATCAACAGGCTTATGTTTAACTTTATCTATACGCTTTGTGTACCCAAGAAAATCAGCTTTAATATTGTTTTCTTTCCCATAATCTCCCACATAAAGGTATTCAAGACACAAATCTGTGTCAGACACAATCTTTCCTGTGTTAGTATTTGTAACTATTCTCATTCGTTATGTACTCCCTTTCTGTCACTTTATTATTAACGTTTTTCTTTTCCATACGGAACGTGTATAAAATCAAGAACCTCTCCCATACCTAGACCACCTTGATCTTTTGGTCTAATACAATAATTCCATATTTGAGGGTGGGTACTTTTCATACGTTCAAATCGGTTAGGACTTTTCTCGAGATGACAGCCAAATCCACAAAACATACAACCTGTTCTTTTCTCTCCTGTTGTTGTGTACCCCCTCATTAGTTTTTACAACTTCTCCATATACAGGGGCTATTTGTAAATCATTTTTAATTATGTATTCAAGAATATCATTTTCAGTCCAAAATGATATTGGTTTAGAGGACGGATTTGTTCCGGTAAATGCGTTACACCCATTAGCAATCCATTGAGTACGTCTTATCCTACTTTCACTTGCCATAGTTGCTATAATAGGTTTATTTCCAGACTTTTTTTCATATAAATGAACTGTTTGCTTTTTCATGACATCACAGCACCTATGTGAAATAAGAAATGGTGCATCAAGTAAATATTTATACTTTGATTTATTATACAAAGATTTTTCACCTGTATTTGGGTTAATGCACTTACCTTCAAGCTGCTTTACAGCATATGAATTTGAATTACCTTTTCTAATTGCAGATCTTGCATCATAAATAACTTTTGCTACTTCTTTACTAATCAGCGGATAACCATATGTATCTATTACTTGCCGAAAATTCATTTTTGGTTTCAAGCAAGTAACGTTATCAAACGTCTTGACAAATGCTCTAAGTTCAGGATATTCAAGACCTGTATCAACAAACACAGCTTCAACATCAGGAAACAAATTTCTTACAATATGTAAAAGAACTGTACTGTCCTTCCCACCCGAAAATGAGACATACACTTGTCCATTCCAATAATTGTACCATTCAAGAATACGACTTTGAGTTATTAGAACTTTTCTTTCTAAAGGTAATGCTTGCAACTCCTTTAAACGTTGAGTATCATGAACTTTATTATCATCTGAATATCTATCATTATTCAATCTGTATTGTTGCCTCCTTTTATAAATAAAATCAACTTTTTATAAGTTGCTCTATAACGTCCTTAACTTTCTCAAATATTTCCGAAGAATAAACAGTAACCTTTAATACAACCATTATTCTGGAAAGTTGTAACAGTAATGTCATGTGTCATATTGAAAATATCATAATTCATCTATTTAAGCATAATTATTATTTAAATTTAGTATTTTCATCTACAATGGAATTATCAGTTATTGTTATAGTCATTTTATCATTTACTTTTATTTTAACAATGTTTTCCGAATCATTATTATGTTGCCACCAAGGGGATGACAATCCTAAATCCATATTCTCCGCTATTACATATTCTCCATCGTAAAGCCATTCTGTATTATGTTCAATAAATTTAGTACCTGATTTTAGTGAATTAACATAAGCTACCTTTCCTATATAATTAGGAGCTAAATTCCATTCAGGATATTTAATAATAAATTCATTATAGATAGCAGGCATTAACTTACTTAAAGATAGTAGAAAATCAGGAATTATTTTATCGTTATAATCTGTAATAACTCCACCTAGTAACGCTCTAGGCTTAAATGTAGCGATGTTATAAATAAGGTCTGTATTAAATTTATTCATAGGCACATAGTCACTTTCAAAAATATAATTAGACCTAATTGTATAGTAATTATTTGTTTCTTTGTTTAATGCTACTTTAGCGTATGTTAAATAAATAAAAACTGTGTCACCTATAATAGCTAAATTGTTAGTATTCGGATAAGTTAGACAATTATATTTATCATTAGAAGTGTATTTACTTTTAAAATCACTATATTTCTTAGCTCTGCTAGTATAACCTTTAGTATTTATAACACTTCCCAATTTACAATGTGGTAAAGCAAAAGGTGTGCAATGATTTAAACATTGCTTATTCTTATATAAAGAACAGTTATCACAGTTGTCACAATAAATTTCATGAGCTTCCAATGGACTTTCTTTTCCACCGAATATAGATTTACCACCTGTCAAATATACATCTATTAAGTTCATATTTTACCCTTTCTCTATATGATTTTTATATATCATTTCTTTCATAGTATTTTCTCCTATCTCTTATACTTTATAAAATTCTTTATCTTAAAAAACAAAGCTTTTATCTTTTGTGCCAATATCATCACCCTCTCTATCTCTAACAAGCGTACTCGAATGATAGTGAGTGCATATAAAACGCACTTAATTAATAATAGGTATATACTCAAGTGTACTCGTTTAATGGTATACTCATATTATAATGCACTATTTAATAGTTGTCAATATTGCAAAGTATACAAAGTTTGCTAGATAAACTTTGTTAATTATATATTAACCGCCCAATAAGCTTAACCAAGTATTTCTTTGTGAAGCCTGCATTTTCAAGCACCTCTGAAAAGCACTAGGCTCGGCAATCAATGCACATTTAGTTTTAGCTCTGGTAATCGCAGTATAAAGCATACAGCGGTCAAGCAGTTTATAATGGGTATTATCGATCAGTACAATAACATTCTTAAAACCGCTACCCTGTGTTAAATGGCAAGTCAGACAGTAAGCCAACTCAATACTACTTAAATCATTTTGCAGGAAATCAATTTCCTTGTCGGCAAATTTAATTGTAACAACATTCTGCTTCTTGCCGTCTTTAATTGTCTGTTCAATTTTTGTAATATAACCCATTTCACCATTGAAAACATTTCTATCATAGTCATTTGTTCTTTGAATAACTTTCGCCCCAACACGAAATATCTTGTTGCCATACCTAATCTCAGGTGCAGTATCAGGTGGAATTATCATATCTTGCAAGATAGAGTTAATTTCAAAGGAGCTATTTATCCTGTCCTTTTTACAAGGTGTCAAAATAATCGTTTCATCATAGCCGTCTTTCTTAGCTGCCATTGTATACAATTTAATAGCCAATTCACGCATACCCTCACGGCTCTCTCTAAACATATAGGTCATGTCTTGTAGTTCGCCAGTAACAACTTTCAGTTTCGGTTTAGGCAATGGGTTTTCTCCATTTCTAATTTTAACTGAGTCCGAAATAATACCTGACTTTTGAGCCTGTCTTAATATCTTAGTCAGTTTACAACAAGTAAACACATTGCAATTAAGTAAATCATGAAAGATATTGCCACAGCCTATTGGCGGTAACTGACCGTCATCACCTACAATAATTACTTTTGCACCCTCTTTTATAGCAGAAACCAAGCTATAAAATAATGACGAATTAACCATTGAAGCTTCATCAAGTACGATAATATCGCTAGGCAATCTGTTGTCAGAGTTATAAACAAAACCTATCTTGTTAAAACCAAGCAATCTGTGGATTGTACTTGCGAATAAACCTGTTGCCTCGGTTATCCTAATTGCAGCTTTGGCAGACAAAGCACAAGCTGATATAGAATAGCTTTTATATATCTTTGTGAGTCCTCTTAAAATCGAGCTTTTACCTGTTCCTGCTCTACCTGTTATAAGCACTACAGAACTGCCACAAGCCTTATATATCTCTTGTTTTTGTTCGTCTGTATAGCAAAAACCTTGTTCTCTTTCTGCTTCTGAGATACCCTTTTCAATGTTAATCTTATAGTCTGTTTCTTGTTCATTGAGATTTTTTAGAATATCCAAAATAGATATTTCAGTTTTATATTGGCGTAATAGCCCTACCTTATTTTCTTCAAAATGTAGAAATATCTCATGTTGCTTTTGTGTGGATTTAAAGCTCTCGTACATTTCATAACAATCGTTTATGTTATCTCTTATTACACTATCCAATACTGACTCTAGCACATATGAATGACCGTCATTGTTTCCAACACACTCAAGATAATACTTGGCAAATGCCACAACTCTTTTGGTTGATATTCTGATATTTGGATTTAACTTTAATGCTAAATCGTCCACTCTTTTAAAACCCAAGCCACGAATTTCTGTCATGATATAAGGGTTATCAAGTAACTTTTCCTTCAATAATTGAGGATTAGGTTCATTAGAAATCAATTTGGCTATCATGGCATACGTTACACCCAATGGCTGAAGCATGATAAGGATATCTGAAATAACATAATTATTCAGTATATTATCTTTTATCCTATTCCAACTCCTTTCGCCTATACCCTTGATTTTCGTAAAATCAATTTCTCTATTATGAATAACATCATCAATTACATTTGGGTAGACAGCTAAAATGTTTTTTGCTTGCAGTTCTGTGACCTGAGTTTTCAAATATGCTATTTGTTGTTCTTCTGTCTTAGGCACATTTGCGGTAATAGAAATTGGCGTATACTGATACGAGTTATATTTGCTATTAAAAGAACAGGTAACTTCGGCATTGTATTCGACACCGATTGTTAAGCGTTGCATTTTACCTGCCAATGTGCTACCTTTTAACTGCCTTGGATTGTCACCAAAGGGATCGTCATAACAATCATAAAAATATGGAATGTCATCAGAAGTTGTTGTGAATGTGTACACTCCCCAATTACTATTTTCGTTATAAAATCGCTCCTGTTGAGGAACGATTTTAAACTTAAATGTTTTTTCTGTCATGTCTTTTCTTCCTTTCTGAAAGCCATTCAACATATGGTCGCATAGCCTGTATTGTAACTTTATCTTCGTCTGTTTTCCTGCATTTAATAGCAATCTGAGAGCCTTTCTTAACCAAATCTTCATACTGTACAAGTTGACTATTCCAAAGAACACCCTCTATAATACCGAAAGTAGAGTAAATGTTCACAAAAGCAAATGGTTTTTTATTTCTGTCCTTTTTCTTTTGTACTCTGGAAATAACACCTACAATAACGCAATCATTATCATTCTCAACGGCTTCAAATGCTGTTGTTAGATAGGGGAGTGCTTCTTCAAATGGATTATTGTGTATAAATATCTGTAATGCTTCAAACTCCCAAAAATCAGCGTTTTCAAGATATTTGTTATTGGTTGAAAGAAATTGTTTCAACCTATCTTCTTGCTGTAAATCAAACTTTTCTTTCTTTTTCTGATTTGCAAGAGTGAGTAACAAATCTTTGTCATAGTCATACTTGCCGTTACCGATACGATATTTTTCAATATCAATATCATAGTCAATAATAAGCTTGTTATATGTTGGCAACTTAGACAATTCTTTATACTCTAATGGTTTATACAATGACTTCAAATATTTTAACAAACAACTCTTTTTATCTTTCGTAGGTATTGCACCTGACTTCATTAAGTTAATAATTTGAGTTTTTGCCAGTGTTGTTCTTGACAGCAAGTCTTGAAGGTTTTTATACTTGCCGTTCTTCTCACGATCAGCAACAATCTCTTGGGCTATTCGTTCACCAATGCCTGTAATCGCAGAAAAACCAAACAGCACATTGTTATCGTAAATAGAAAAATCGACTTGCGATTTATTAATATGAGGTGGTAAAACAGTTACTCCAAACTGTTTAGAGTCTACAATGTATTTATTCACCATACCTGCCTTATCTTTGTTCAAATTAAATAGTGCTTTGAAAAAACAAACAGGATAATTTATTTTTAGATAAGCAGTTTGAAAGCATAGAACAGCGTAGCTATAACTATGCGATTTGTTGAACAGATAGCCACCTTTAGTTTTCAATTCTTCACTAATCGTTTTGGCAATTTCATGAGAATATCCATTGTCAATAATTTCTTGGTACAGTTTTTCTGACTCTTGCTTAACAAGTTCAATATTCTTTTTGCCTATCGCCTTACGGAATAAGTCAGCTCCACCATAGCTTCTGCCACCAAAAGTTCTTACAATATCCAAAAGTTGTTCCTGATAGATCATGCAGCCGTAAGTGCTTTCCAAAATAGGCTTCATGTCGGGGTGTATATAGGTGACAAGTGAAGGATCATGCTTGCATTTAATAAACTCCTCCAAAGCTCCCATTGAATCAGGTCTATACAATGCCAAAACAGCCGACAAATCTTCCATGTTAGTTGCTTGTAGTCTGAGCAGTAAGTCTTTCATACCTGCACTTTCCACCTGAAACACACCATTCGTCAATGCTTTGTTTAACAGTTCAAATGGACTTCTATCATTTTCAAATTTGGGGTTGTTGATATTTATATCATATTCAGATAAGTGCAAGTCATTTTGAATTTCCTGTACCATTTTTAAGGTCTGAACACCAAGAATATCAAACTTAATAATGCCTATTTGTTCGACAAGCCTTTTATCAACTTGAATGACGTGTTCTCCGTCAGAGCCTAGTTTCATTGCCATATAGTCGCTAATGTCAGTATCAACGATACCGACACCACCTGCGTGGCAACTAACTGTTTTAACTCTACCACTCAACTTGCCTGCTATATCAAGCAACTCACTGTATTCAGGATGTTCAGATAAGTAGTTTATATTGTTATCAATACACTCTTGAAATGTATTGTACGAAAACTTTTTGGATAGTTTATCCCTTTCACCGTATTTAAAACCTAGTATCTTGCCAACATCTTTTATGGCAACAACAGGTGTTATATACGAGAAGTTTATAATTTGACAAACACGATTTTCACCATATTTGTCAATGAGATAATTTATTACTGTAGGTCTGTCTGAAACATCGATATCCAACTTTACTACATTACATTTCTGCAAGGAATAGACTATATCTTCACCATGCGTATCACACTTGTAGCAATACGTTTAGGTGTGTGGCACTTCGAGTCAAGAATTTCACTTAACCCTACGCTCCTTTGAGCTAGTCGTTTGACGTTTTGTACTTATGATTTGACAAAGTGCTATACCTTTTATTAAATCATAAAATACAACTTCGCACAGGATTGTCATATCGTCAGACAGAACGATTTAGATATTCCCTGTTAGCTAATTAACACACCGCCATTTCCTGCGGTTACAATTATAATAATTGTTTAATTAACACCCTATATTTTATAGGTTCACCACACTTAACACATATGGTTTCCCATATGCTCGACCGAAAATCAATCTGGCATTGAAACTCTCTCAGGATTGAGGAACAATTTGTTATTAACCATAGGCTCTTTATCCTATGCTCTGGAGGTTTCCCTCATTTTCATCTGTTGGTTACTTCCAACCCAGTTTAGACTATATTTTTCAAACTTCATTCATTTATTTAAAGTTTTTATTCCGTCTTCGTGGGAAATTATTGGCTCTAAAGTCTCATTTCCTAGTCGTTACACACTTTCTTTTATCACTAAAAGATTTGGCTCGGTATTCCCTTTATCTCACCTAGTTATAGGTTTAGGGTTTCTTAGTCAGCTTATTCGTCTATGGTCTTGTCTCATTATCGGTTTGCTCTCAATGAGAAGTCTTAGTTTGCTGATACCGAATTAACGGAATTTAACGAGTGCAACCTATCTACGCTCAAAAATCAATCCATATTTAATAGGGTTAAGATCAGTTATACCTATTGTATAACACACAAGGCTTCCTGCTCCAGAGCCACGTCCTGAACCTATTTTAACCCCATGAGTTTTTGAATAATTAATAAAGTCCCATACAATAATGAAATAACCGTCAAAATTCATTTGATGAATAATGTTCATTTCATAGTCTAGTCGATCTTTCATTATCTTCTGATCTTCTTTAGAAAGCTTGTCAAAATTTCTAGTTTTCCACCCCTCATTAATAAGGTGTAAAAGAAATTCATTATTAGACTTATATCCACTTGGCAGGGGGTATGTTGGCAACTGTGGATTTTGAAAAGGCATATGTACTTCTTCTATCATATCAGCTAAAGCATTAGTCTGATTTAAACCTTTTGTAACATTATTTACCCCAATTTGTTTATCCATAGTTGTATGAATTTCTTCTTCACTTTGCAGATAACAGCCCTCATAACTTTCTGACATTGTTTCAGTGTCATGTGCTATCTGAACGTGCCTACCCTGATAATATAAATCTTCCTTTGTGGCTGCGTGGCTATCTGTAGTAATTATGTATGGAGTGTTTGTTACCTCAGATAGTTTCAAAATCTTTTTATTGTAATTAGCCTGCTCCTCTGATTTGTGAGATTGCATTTCCAAATAGAAATTAGGAAATGCCGATTTGTATTCTTCGATATACTTAACACAAATATTAAAATCACTTTCTTTAGCTAATTTTGAAGCCAAACAAGCAGAACAAATAATTAAATCTTCTGCATACGGAGCAATATCTGAAATCTGTACTCTAGGCTTAAAATAAAAATTTTCAAGATTTGACTTAGTGATAATTTTATTTAAAGCCTTTCTGCCGTTCTCATTTTTTGCGAGAGCGATAAGATGGAAATACTTATTGTTTTTATCTTTTATGGCAGTATCGAAGCACTCATACAGCTCTACGCCATATATCAGCTTAATATCAGGATATTCTTTAGATAGTTGATCGAAATATATCCATGAATATTGGTTGCCATGTTCCGTAACTGCATATGCTTTAATGCCGACTTTTCGACATTGCTCTAGCATTTCTTTTGGTGTACCATAGCCGTCCAGTAACGAGTACATTGTATGGTTATGCAAAGAACTATACATTTTCAGCCTCCTTGTATTTTAAAATAACTATCTGAGGGGTAATTACACCCTTATACTCAGATACATTGAGCTGGCAGAGTGCATTAATGCACATTTCATCATCATATCCATTCAAAAAGTCTAATACTTTATCGTCACTAGGATTACAGAACTTGATAATTGCGATATTATCGTCAGTAATAAACTTCCATGTATCTTCATTTTTACCCATGATAACGCCTTGGCTATGCTCCAAAACTATATTATTAATGACAAATAAAGGCTCTTTGATTCCTGTACCGTAACAATTCTCCAATGATGTAACATCGGAAATCATTCCAATATTAAATTCGTCATAATCGAAACAAAAATCTATTGGCAAAGGATTGTCTGAATTAATATTCTTATTTAAAACTTTAATTGCTTCAACCACGTTCTCAGCTTTTATCTCAAAACCGAAAGCATTTGCGTGACCCTGACACCAATTAAACAGACCTGTTTTAAGCAGATCAGCCTTTAGATCTGGTACATAGCTATTATCAAAGTTTCTAGCAGACCCTCTATATACATTATTTTCTTCGTCTTTGCGGAGTATTAAACAAGGTTTTTTCGCATAACTAGCCATTTTCATGGCTATCAATCCAGAAAATACACTTGGGATATTGTTACCTTTTAAGAATAAAACTGTATTTTCGTCATTAGCTACGCTTTTCCTTAACGCAGGAAGTAACTTTTTCACTTGATTATCCTGTCTTGATTTAGCGTTTTTACAGAGTCTTACAACTCTTTGATAAATATTTTCTTTTGTAGTTTCACTTTCGCCACGTTTTTTATATTCAAATTCTTCGTCCTGTTCAATAAACGCTCTGAAAAGTAAGTCCTTTTCTTCCATGTCACCAACTCTACACATTGCGTTTATCAGGGAAGTAATACAAAATGCAATAGTATGAGGATTAACCTTGCCTTTCATGGAATAATTTTGAGCATTAATAAATTCTTCAAAACATTTATTTGTGACGTTATAAAGACCCTTGTCAATAAGCCTTTTTGTTTCAAAAGAACGTAAATCCATAATGTCAGAAATATTAGCCAATGCCACAAGGTCAAGGTAGTCATCGGCATAGTCGTTCCAATAATAATCGTCAAGTGCTTGTAGAAATTTATATACAATTCCTGCACCGCATAATTCTTTATTAGAGTATTCTGAACTACACTGATTGTTCACTATAACCGCATATGGGTTTGTTCTTTCAATATCATGGTGATCGAGAACAAGTATATCAATACCTTGTTTTGCCAACTGCTTACATTGTTCAGTATCATTGCTCCCTGCATCGGGAATAATCAACAATTTTGTGCCTTCAGGTATTTCTATCTCAGAAGAAATACCATGTTGCTTTCCAGAATGTATCAGATATGTAATATCAATTTCTTTGTTATATCTTTTCAAATAGCAGTACATCATAGCAGCACTGCACTGACCGTCAACATCGCAATCAACAATAATCGCCATTTTACTATTGCTTTTAATGTGTCTATCTAGCATTTGAACCGCTTCAGTAATATTGTCAAGATTGTCATAAGAAATTAATACATCATCGGTTAAATGAGTGTATTCATTAACGTTAGTTATTCCTCTATTAGTAAAAATAGATATTGGAATATGGCAATAATCATTATTACCTATTATTTTATAATTCATGTTTTGTTGTTTCACTTCCCATTCTTTATAACTTGCGTATATTTGGTAATCAACTGTTTAAACTTATCAGGATTATCTGTTGGACTTTCTTTTTCTTCAAGTAAATTATCAGTGTCAACAATAGCACTTATTTGAATACAATCCAGAAATTTGTCAGCTATATCGTTTAACTCGTCTACGGTTACGTCTTTATCAAAGCAAAATATAATATGAGAACTCAACCTTGCCAGCATATTTATTTGATATTGGCTTATTTTCTTACCACAAGTTGCTACACAATTCTTTATTCCCATGTTCCAAAGTTGCATAACACCTTTTTCAGCTTCAACCACATAAACGTAGCCTGTCCGAGCTATATATTTTTCGGACAAATAAAGTCCATATAATATTCTAGCTCTGTTGCAACGCTCCAAATATATATACTTAACTCTTTGTTCTTCTTCTGTCATTTCTTCTTGCTTTAAAAATAGTCTACCCTTAACACCTACCAATGTTCCCATTTCATCTCTTACAGGAATTGTAATTCGATTGGAAACATCGTCATAACCTATTTCAAACAGCATTTGAGTATCATATGAGATATTATCTTTCAAAAAACAATCATTAACGGCAGGGAAGTAGTATGATAGAACATTTTCCTTAATCGGCTTTAAAGGTTGCATTTCTTCGTAATTAGACTCATCATCTGCCATTTCAGAAATAAATTTCGTGAATTTTAGACTTTCAGGCAAATCGTTATATTCATCTTTATAATAGTTAATACCACACCAATTACAAACTTTACGAACGACTTCGTAAAACGTACAACTGCAAAAAAATTGCACAAGGTCAAAAATATCTATTGTATCTAAACCCGAACTACTATGTATTTCTCGTGTGTAGTCAACTGTTAAAAGACCTTCATTGAGATAAACAGTGATCGCCCCTTGATTATCGCCATCAGGATTGCCACACTGAACATAACCTGCTTTACAGGAAATATGATGACAACCTATTTCGTCAAGTATGACAGGAACATAATTGTTCTCTAGTATCTTTTCTTTGAGGACAGAAATATCCATTTTATCCTCACTTTCTTCTTAGTTCTCCGACTTCATACCAAGTGTTTAGATCCAAGTCAACTTCAAATACAACTTTCTTTTTACAACCAAATCTATTTTTGTCTACATTGCCCACATAATACCTCTTGCCAACTTTAAGTTCGCATTCAACATCTTTGCCCCATTCGGCATCATGCTGAACATAGCGATATTTATGAAAGTCACCAACAGAAATTTCTTTAAACAGTGTCATCGTCCAAATAATATGCTTTAGCTGTTTTGCATTAGCAATATTATTTGAGTTTAGTTCGTCAGGCTTACAAAACTCCGTATCGTCTGTAAGCTGAATTGAGAGATAACCAAACATATTTAGTTGCTTTGCTAAATCAGTGAGTTTTGTTACTGTTGCTTTTAAAGCTGCCCAATCTCCTGTGGCTTGTGTGTCTTGCTTGCAGGTATCGTAAAAGAAGTATTTCGCACCATGAGTTAGATTAGCTTTTCTTATTTCAAATTCAAGCGTTTTGTCATCATAACCGCCAGCCATATCTTTAACGAGAATAAGTTCATTAGTTTCTGTTTCAATCCATTCAGCAATTTTCATTATTTTTACATATTCCTCTGAATTTTCAGCGACCCTTTGAATGTACTCTTGTAAAGTTTCTGTTGACTCTCCCCAATCGTCTGTTTTCTGATATATGTATTCACCTGATTGATCCTTGTACAAACCAAGTGTTAGTTCCTTTTCAGGCTTTTTCAACTTTATGCCGTGTAACTTTTGAAACTCAGCATTGTTTATACACGTTGTAATTAAACACTTTCTGAGATCGTCCACACCCATTTCATTAAGCATTACAAAGACTCTTTCATGCTTTACAAGCGTTAAATAAGCAATTATTTTTGTCATAAATCGTGATTTTCCTGCATTGGAAAGCATACCAATAGCCATTGTCGAGCCTAGTTTACAGCCCCTAAATATATCATTTAGGATAGGAAAGGGAAGTGATACACCCAAATCAGGTTTTTCCATACACGCAATAAGTGATTGCTTAATATGACTATTCAGAATTTCGGCTTCTTGGTTCGTCAAGATCACCGTATGTATTCTATCTGCTTTACCTCTAATTAATCTGTAGATGTCTGAAGCCGTAAACTGTTCAAATTTCTTATGCTCTACAATTTTTGTAATATCAAAACCATTCCTTTGATACTCTCTTAACAAAGAATACTTTTTAATGATTTCCTGATACTTGCCAATATCATCAGTTATAGCAATTTTCATCCAACTGTCAAGAGTTTTCCAACCACCATACTTTTTATATAAAGAAAGTCTTTCAGGCTCTTCTGAAAAATAAGTTAAAATAGTAGTTTTATTGAATGTTTGTGTCCTAGTTTTGTAGATTATTTCAGCCGAATCGTAAAAAAAACGAGTGACTTCATCTGAAAAATCGTATTTACTACGGATATATTGTCCGTAATTTACAAGTAAATCAGGCTGTTTGTAAATGCAACCCACAAATAGAACTTCGGTAGGAACGTTTGTTATAATATCCATGTTTGTCACCTACCTAAATTTCATCAATAATGCTGTCAATATCAAGGCTATCATTATTGTTATCACGTTCTTTGGGAAATTTTGATGTTGCAATTTTTTCATAATCTATATTAACTTGTTCTTCGCTTGTACCTGTTTTAGCCAATGCCTGTTCTTCTTTCCATTTCAAATAACCGTCATATTTAGACAATATAATAGCAAGGTCATATGTAATTAACGCTGCACCTTCGATTTTTTTACCTTTACGAGTATTAAACTCATGTATCTTGCGGAGAAATGACATTTTCTTTCGCCACATATCCCATAAATCTTCGACAGGAACAGGTTTATTCAAATTCTTATAAGTGCCTTTATACACCTTATCAAGATTTACAAAAAAATATTTTGGCAAGAATGAAATATCATATTGTTTATATAGCCAATCTGTAAATTGTATTCTTGTTTTTTTGTCCTGTTTGTCTTTCTCTATCTGTTCTTTTGTTCTTCTTTTTGCCAAGTATTTCACCGCCTTAATCAAAATAACTAAATAAAGGCAAGTGAGGGAATAACCCTCACTGCTTCATTTATAAAAAATTAAATCTTAGAAATAACTTCAAGAACCCTTTCAAGAGTCTTAATATCTGTAATCTTCTTCATTTCTGTTGACTTAACAGGCAGATTTTCTGCTGAAAGAACTTCCTTTGCCTTTGTCTTACCGACAGGATTAAGACTTTTCATAACGGCTGAAATCTTATCCAAAAGTTCTGTTGTCTGATTTTCGGCAGAGTTTTCATTTGTTTCAATATTATCAACTGGCTCTCCGACCTTGCCCATAACTTCCTTTGTATAAATATCCTGCTCAATATCGACAGCCTTTGTGAGGTCATTCTTAACAGAAAACTCTTTCTTATCCTTTGTTCTGTCAATAATCACCTGCCAATCAACAAGTGACAAATCTTCAACTGTTTCCTTATCGTGTACACCTGTCCTGTCCTTGCTGATATACGCACAGAAATTGTTATCCTCGTTAATGTACATTCTAACAACAGTTTTAACGTTGTAGTTCATCTGCTTAAAGCCGTCAGGAATTTTTCTGCCTGTTGCGACACTTGTAATCTTGCCGTCATCACCCTTTACTGAAACCTTTTCGTCTGTTTCTCTTGCGGTTACAATAAAGTGCGCTCCGCAGGACATAAGGTCAAGTATCAAATCCTGTCCCTTAAAATTAACTGTCTGATAATCTTTAAGTTCAAGTCCTGCACCTTCAATGGCTACAGTTTTTTCAATGCCAGTAAGTTCATTTTTCTTAGCCTTAACAGTGTTTCTCTTCTTAGAGAACTGTACAAGTGCCTGCTTTGTGGTCAAGTTAAGAATAGTTGTACCGTCAACTACAATAGCATCAGCTCTGAATGGCTCACCGTCTCCGTCAAGTACAATCTCGTCTGTTTCGTTACCCTCGTCATCGAGAACATGAAAATCTTCCTTGTTCTTAACCTTATTTATATATTCTCTTGTTTCACCGAGAGACTGCGTGTACACAATATAAATATTCTCAGTGTTAATGCCGTCAGCTTCGAGCCCACCGATAAAATCATCAATAGAGCCGTTCTCGTTATCTATGTAAAGAACTCTAAACGGCTTGCCGTCAGGTCTTTTAAAATAAGCAAGCTGCAAGGCAAGCGTTGACTTGCCTGTACCTTCTTCTCCAAAAAGTATCATCTGAAGCTTGCTCTGTGTCTGTGTTGCTTTTCTTGCTCTAGCCATATTTTTATCTCCTTTATATTATCGTTTCGTTGTTAATAATGATGAGTAGCAACAATTTACCACTCATCGTCCTCGTCTGTCAAATCATTATCTGAAACAGAACCCCAATCATTATCATCAGAACCAAAGTCCTTATTTGCGTTTTCGGTAGCCTTTGTCTTTGCTACAGCCTTGTCAATTATCTCCTCCGAATATAGCTCTGTATCTACGCTATCCTTATCAGCTCCAGTAATAAGAAGTATTCTCTTTGTTGGATTGTTCACTCTATCCATAGGGTTGCTTTCGCCCCAACCGTCATCATCATCTTCCTCAATTTCTTCAATATCATGTTCTATCACAATATCACCAAAGACTTTAAGAGCTGTATATGGTTTGAGCTTTCTCAGAGTGCTTGCAAACTTTGATTTACTCTTATCAATAATGAACTCTGCATCTTCTACAGAATTATAAGTTATAATCTTCGCAGATACGGTGAAGTTACCTTCATCATTCTTTTCAATATCCATGAATACAATGACCTGTTCAAAATTGCCAATCACATTGAAGTCCTCTGCATCAAAATCTACGTCCTTACAAATCGAAATTTGTGAAGGAACAAATCTTGTCTGGTGTCTATCCTGATAGGTGGAAAACTCATTCTTTCCTCTGACAAACACGGACATACCGTCCTTTGCATTATCTGCTATGTACTTACAAGCATCATATTCAACAAGTATCTTCTTGTCGTTTACTTCCTTACCTGTTGAGTCAGTAACCTTTGTCAAGCCAAGATTAATTCCAATAGGTCTAAAATCCTTTTTGTTAAAAGTAAACCTATCTGCCCACTTTACCTTTTCTGTTGTTGTCTTTCTATCCTTACCCTTGCCCTCGGTCTTAGAGAAGTATACTACGTCTCTTTCCATACCGTTTAGATTTATATATACAGACTTATTCTTGTCAATTTCAACTCCCACATTAACCATTCTCATTGGTTTGCCTGTAGAGGTTGTCAGTTCTGTATAGAACTTGTCCTTATCACAGCCTGTCAGTTTTCCTCTTATCTGAAAACTACCCTTTGTCTCCTGAAGTCCAAGACCCTTATTATTTTTCTTTTCAGCCATTTTATTTTCTCCTTTTATGTATTTATCAGATTTTGTTGTCAAATAAAATTATCATTTTGTGAACTCAAAATCACACCATCTTATCATGCCTTCTTTCTTATCGTTGATACTACTTTGTGTTCATGTTGTCAAGTTCTTCATGTAACGCAATTCCGAAATTATTCAGTGACTCTGCTACCCATGTGTCAGCAATGTCATATCTACTAATTAAATTGTATATTGCTTTATTTATATCAGAGTGCGAGAACTGCTTATCACATCTATACTCAGATTTTTCTTTAGGGTTTATTTTAGTATCAAAAAAACGTATCTCTTTATTATCACAACTAGCGTTAGGAAAATATATTCTAGCCAAGGCAAGCAAAGCACCAATATATGCACTATATGTATCATCAGAACAACATTTTGAAGTGCCAACTCTTACTACCTTGCCGTATTCTTTCATTTTGGCAACTGTTGTCTTATCATGAAATGTAACCTGAATTTCACGGTCAATATCAGACGATATTTTCTTTAAACAGTTAGCAAAACTGCTATAAATATAAAACATACTATCGCCACCATTTGGCTTAACTGTTTGATACCTAACCATTTTATTATTGTATATATACTCTATTGCTTTAATCCTTATTATGTTTCCAGTTTCGGTCATTTTATCACCGAAACTATCTAAACCAACTCGATAAAGTTCTCCAATCTTAAACTTTCTTTTGTTCATGCTCATTAAACTCCTTTATTTATATCAATCCCTGTAATTTCTTTGAAGATTTCTGCATCAAAATTTGGAAGGGATTTAATAACATTCTTATTGTAATCTAAAAGATTATCCCACCAAAGTTGACCACATTTAGATTTGTCAAGTTCTTTCAGATAACCACCTGTTGTTTTATACTTAGGATGCTGTTCCTTTTCTTCTTCGGTCATCTTATCAGAGTAAACCAATTGAAGAGCATTGTATGAAATAGTATCTAATAGCCTTTTTGCTTTTGAACAACGCCAATCTTCAATACTCCAATCAGAAGGCTTATTGAACATTAAAATTTTTGATCCTTTAGTATTAAAGCAACCATTTGAAAAGTTAGTTTTATTAAAATCTCCGCTATTATAACTACCATCGTTACAGTTACCACAGTTGTAGTAACCGCTGTTCCAATTACCACTATTCCAATGACCGCTGTTATAACTACCATCGTTGAAGTTACCACTGTTACAGTCACCAGTATTGTAATCACCAGTATTATGATTACCACTGTTATACCTGCCTTCATTATAATTACCAGTATTATAAATACCAGTATTACGAGTGCCACTATTCCAATGACCACTGTTATAGTTGCCACTATTACGAGTGCCACTATTCCAATGACCACTGTTATAGTTGCCACTATTATAGTTGCCAGTGTTACCAAATCCCGTGTTGGCTTTTCCTACATTAATCATTTTCAAAACTTCTTCCCATGAAATTTCACGGACAATTTTGATTTTGTTAGTGCAGTGTTTCTTACCAGTTGCTTCTGTGTCAATTTCGCCAAGGGCTTCGATTTCGGCAACTTTGTTAAGCGGGTCAAAACAATAATAGCTAAAGCAATCTTTTAGTTCTGTGCAAAAATGAAACCCTCTGTTGCAACATGAAGGTGTCATATCTTCTTCAAAAGTTTTGCCAACTGAGTATTGAAACCCTCTACACGTCCAATCGGGCTTAAAAACTTTGTAACCTTTCATTGTTTTACAACTCCTTTGTTTTTTTCTATGATAAAATGTGTATTTTAACGCTCTTTTCAGAACGGAATAAAAATTAAAATCTATGTCAACAGCATGGCTGCTGATTGCTGAAACATTGTAGTAAACACTCTAACGAAGAATGTGCCAAGGTAGATTATTCTTACTACAAAACAATAATTCATTCCATATTTGTTGTGATATTATCTCAATATCAGGATGCTTACGCATTTGCTCAAATATTTCCTTTGTTTCTTCAACCGTAAATTTGCCATAAACATTCTGAAACCACTTTACCAATGTTTTATTAGTATCTTTCGGAAATAAAAATTTAAGTTCATCTGCTTTTAAAATGCTATATGTACCAAAGACATGGTAAAACATATTATGCTTTGAATTAAATCTAGCTACATCAGTTTCCCTTGTTTTAAGATTATCTGTCTTAACCGCACCAAATATCTCTGCAACTGCACACAACTCTTTATCAAAACGACCATAACTCGCACTACCACTATATTTATAATCCATACCCATATAATCACCTACTTTACAAGTTCAAAATACTTTGCTATATCTTCCATAGATAGATTCATTTTAGTTCCCTCCTTATTTACTTTTCTTCATTTGTTACTGCTATTACAAATAGCACATTCAAATGTATTGCCCTTACAACTATCTTTACAAGGGCAATATTTACAAAGGTTATGTTCAGGGTCAGTTATATCCGCAATGGACTGCATAAGAGATTCACTCTGCTCTTCTAGTTCTTCTTGTGTGGCATTTTCAATTATTTCTATCCCATTTAATTTTGCTATTTTCTTTATATCTTCCATTGATATCATTTTAATTTTTCCCCCTAATTAAATAAGTTCAAAATATTTTGCAAAATCTTCCCAAATAATATCTACTGTACCACCTATAATTGTAGTTTCATATTTAGGTTTCCAATTAACAGGACATAAAGTAACATAAGCTACATTAATTACAGTATGACCATAAGATTGTAAACTAAAATAAATAACATCAATAGTAAATTCCGCATTTACTGGAATTATTTCTATATCATGTTTCATTCCCCATGCTGTTGTGCTGTAAGTATAATCTTTAGTACATCTACATTTCTTACCTTTCAAATATTTTTCTACTATACGTTTAAGATAATTTTCTTTACTGTATCTAATTAGTTCTTTGTCTGTCGCCCATTTTCTTGTGTTGTTTGTGAAATCTATAAGATAATTTTCATTTATATAATAAACTACTTTACCTAATGTAGGTTTTGTAAAAGAATTTGTGTAGACTACTTTATCTCCTATTTCATATCCACCAAATCTCATATTCTCATTCTGTCCTCCTAAACAAAGCTATTATTTCATTTTTACGTTATTTTATATTTGTACCCTAAAATACGTTACAAAATATTTTGGTTGGACTAGCTGGATTCGAACCAGCGGAATGAGAGAGTCAAAGTCTCTTGCCTTACCACTTGGCTATAGTCCAATGTTGGTACTGCTTTCACAGTACCTTTTTGTTCACCTACCTTTACATACAGATTAGTTTGTAATTTGTAATCAGTGTAATTTTAATTGATGAACCGTTATCGTTGTCGGCAACCGTAACCGACTTGGTGCAACTTAGGGGATTTGAACCCCTGACCCTTTGATTAAAAGTCAAATGCTCTACCATCTGAGCTAAAGTTGCAAGTGCAGGTATCACACTACATTCCCTTATGGTGAGATAAGCTCTGTACCTGCTATGCCAATTTACTTTGTACAGTATTGGCAAACTGTACTGGTGTCACTGACGAGACTCGAACTCGCATGGATTTTTCCGAGGAATTTTAAGTTCCTTGTGTATACCTATTCCACCACAGTGACAAGTGTACTTGTTTCAAGTGTACTCGTTTAATGGTGAGTACATATAGATATGTACTCGTTTAATAGTGTAACTATATTATAATTCACTAATTAATAGTTGTCAATAGCAATATTATATAGTTTACAAAATATTAATATTTTTAGTAACAAAAATAAAAGTATTGTATTATCGGAAGAGATGATACAATACTTTTATTTTTTATAGCTTGCAATTACTCAATATTACTTGTCTAACATTTGCTCTTTATAAATTAGATACTCGGTAAACAATCCCCTACGATTTGTTCCGTACCCGAAAAAGCCCAAAATTATATTAAAGTTGTATTTTGTAACATCTTTTTTCATTGCAATTGCACGTTTGGTAACTCGATAAAATAGCCCTGAAATTTCAATATCACTTACTCTTTTTATTATTGGGGCAAGAGTGCGGCGAACGTTTGCGACAAGAGCATTATTATTGCCTATGTCATCATTTAGCAGTCTAAATAGGGAGTCATAGTCATTATAACATCCAATTTCTTTTCCATGAGCATCATAAGAATTATCGTACATTTTTATGCAAATTACACTTCCATTGTAAAAAAAATCTTTGTCAACAAATTTTCTAGAGCTAATATTTCTGCATAGCTCATCGTGCAGTATTTCCGAAATATCGTCGTAATAGGGCAATTTTAAATCAATGGTTCTAACGTTACCATTATCATCGCCAATATACAAAACCTTATTATCGATATCATAGTCGCCCTTTCTAAGTGATTTAATCTCTTTGTTAGACAGACCTATCCAAATCAAATAAGCGTATAACCTTGCGTAAACAAGATAGAAAATAACGTTACGACTAATAGTACTTGGATCTTCGTATAACTTATTTAGTTTTTCGTTAAGAGTTTCTATTGTCATATAATTTCGAGGGATATCTTTGTAGTTAATCTCAAAATTACAATCTATTCCCTCTTCAATTACCCATTGCTTTAAGTAACCACATTGACTATCATATGATCGTTTTGATACACCTGATAAATATTGATAAATATTATCCTGTAACGACAAATCTTCATTATATTTATTTAATAATCCCAAAAGAACTTGAGATTTTCTTTTGACAACTTCAATGGAAGCTTTCTGTGCGAACAAATGATGTTCTACACTTGTTCTAAGTTGGTCTATAGTGTAAAAACTGTTTAATGACATAAAAATCGTCCTTTCCTGATATAATGTTTACATATAATTGTACTAAAAATTGCCTATAATTATATGTATTATACCACAAAGGACGATTAAATGTCAAGTGTTCACCAATTAATGATGCAGGGCAAGCGAAACATAAATCGCTTGTTCAATCTGCTTCATAACATTAGGTGTCAAATGCCCAAGTGTTTTAATAACACTAGATTTATTAATAGTCAATAGCTGTTCACACAAAACGGTGCTAGTTTTCAGTAAACCGCTTTCAACACCGATTTTAACATGGGTTGGCACATATTTTTTTGTAGCACTTGTAATCGGTACAACTATTATGCAAGGGGAGTGTGCGTTGCCCATGTTATTCTGTACAACAATAGCTGGTCTCCTACCTGTCTGAACTGACTCGCCTACATTTGGCAGATCAACCAAAATTATATCTCCTCTAGTAACTATATTTTTATTAACTCTTCTTTCTCTTGTTTCTGTGGTTATTACTGGTGTTATGGTGTTAATCATACGACATTCAACTCCTCTCTATTAAACGTTTTGTTGTCTCTATTTGTCTTTTTTTGTCGTATTTTCTATATTATAATCTGCACTCGAATAATAGTCAACGTTTATTTGATTACGGATATGTTAATTATCTATGAAACGGGACGTTTTCAAAACTGAAATTACCGATATTAAAATTTAGATTTCCGACTTCTGACTTACTCAAAATTCTTTTTACTTCAGAACTTATTTTGAATACTTGTGCCTTGTTATTTTTACTCTCGTAATTATCATATCCTATAACTTCTATTGGTACTTTACTGATAAGATGGCTATTTTGCAGACTCCATAAACCTGCAAACGCAAGCTCGTGTACATAATCGTACATGACATATGGTGTACATGAATAATCATATTCATCGTTCTCCGTGTCGCCAAACTGTAAATCTATATATAAATCTTTTAGACCGTCAAGCTGTTCCTCTGAAAGATTACCAAGTGTATAACAATCAATTGGCAGTATTGCTTCATGCTCATTTGTTTTAACTCTGGCAAAATCAATGTAATCAACTTTAAGAAAATTCATTAAATTATAACAATCCAAAGATTGAGGAGCAGGCGGCAAGGGAAGTGAGGGTACAACGTGTGTTCCATCATTTTCTCCAACTATGGTTAGTACAATATCTTTACAATTTATCATAACGGTACTGTTGTTATCTTCAACCGTCATTTCGGACAATTCAGTGAGATAGTCTACATCATCACCTAAGCCCAATGACATTATGTAATCGGCTAATAACAAATCATGTACCCTATCTAGTTCTAAGACAAGCCACTCAGGATCATCAAAATACGGCACTAATTTGTCACTTATGCTTTTTAGTGACTTGTATACAACAGGCTCATGCGACAATTTCAGAGCCGTTCCATAAATGTGGTCTGTATTTATGTTGTTAGTGATGATAAATTTGTTCCATAAATTCTCACGAGCAAATGTCATAAGCTCTTGTAATGTCATTTTTTTCATTTTATACACTCCTTTTATTCAATCTCAAAACGAACATCTGTTCTATAATGTTTATACTATACTACAAAACAAATGCTTTGTCAAGGGATATTTGTCCTTTATTTTATACAGCAATAATTGCCATACTAATTACCACTATCACAATTCTATCACCATTCAATGTCTAAATCAATGATAAATTATTCCCAAAAATAAATACACGATTTAACAGCGACAATAGTTTCTTCGAAAGTTCCATACAATTCCGATATAAACTTCTTTTCGGGTTGATGGGAATGAAAAAGACTCTCCATTCTCATTTACCCATATCTCATGCGACCCCTTACCTCTGCGTGAGTATGAAAACCCACGCTCGGCAAGCAGCCTTTTAAATTTGTTTATGTTCATTTTGTTTATTGTTCCTTTCTTTTCTAATTTTTGCAAGATATGAAAACAAAACTTGCATTTTATTTACTTTAGCCTGTTACATCACACTTTCTCAACATTCTAATAATTCCACTCTGACCCTTTGGCGTTACCATAGGTGTTAGTCCTATTCTGACTTCGCCATTCTGTATGTATGAGCTTTCTTTTAGCTGAAACCATGGCTGAGTGTCTATGTATCTCTGATAAGGCATATTCTTATGACCGTCCCTACAGCCTAACACTTTCTTCTCCCTCAGAAAGTTAAACAACCTTGTTCTGCCTATCTTTATTCCATTCTTAGTTGCCAGCTTCGCCATATCGTTCATTGATATACAATCTTCAGAAGTTTGTATATGACTTGCAAAGTCCACAAGAGGTTTATCCTGCTCTATCTTATTATTAAGCTGTCTGATCGTTGATAGATTGAGCCTGAACAGTTCTCTCGTCTGAGCATCGGCATTCGGTAGATAAGTGTTAATGAATATCTCGTCATTGGCTACATAGCCGCCTGTCTTGCGTATAGTCGGGAGAGCTTCCGAAGTAACTCAACGTTTAAATGTTTTCGCCTTTGGTAGCTTACTTCCGAGAATAAGAGAATACAAGCCAGACTCATTAATAAGCCAACCGCCACGCTGTCCTAACTCAATCCCGAATTGGGACTGAGTTTTAGAACTAACCATAAACTTGTCATCATCGTCTATTCTTTCGCTTATTACTTTAGTAGTTCTTTCGTACCCCAAAATCTCAGCCACATCTTTTCCGACAAACCAAGGCTCTCCGTCCTTAACTATTGTCCTCACTGTTCCAAATTCCTTGTTTGTGAATGTTTTAATTCCGTCCATTTTCTTTGTCCTTTCTGTTCTTAATTTACATTGTTGTTTGAAATTTCCTGCTTGCAAGCATAAAAATACACCTCTACAAATATAACTAATACTTGACAGAAGTGCATACCTATGATATAATATATCTATCAAGGATATGCACTGATATAACAGTGTGTGTATTGATACCTTTTACGATACAAGCTGTACTTTTGGACGAGGCAGCTTGTATTTTTTATACATCATTTTCTAGCAAGCTCTTTAATGCTTCATGAACTCTTTTGTAGTCATCAGTTCCAACTGGATAAGATGGACTTCTTCTACCTGAAATTTTACCGTCATAAGCCATTTGAACTTTTGCAACCCTATGGAAACCATCATCCCATACTTCATCACCAACAGAAATAACATATTCTGCGTTTTTATGTGGTGGAGATGCAGGTATTCTAATCATTGCTTTTTTATTGGCAAAGTACGTTTTAGCCATGATATTTTCTCCTTTCTATAGTTTTAAAGGACTATAAATCCTTAGTTCTATTATACTATAGTACCTTAGACGTGTCAACACTTAAAAATAAAAATCTTTCACAAATTTATCCATTAATTTTCGTACAAACTAACGAATAAAATTTACAAAGTTCCACAAAATAGTATTGACAAAATGAGTATAGTATGCTATACTATAAATGATGAAAGGTAGTTATTTACCATTTCCGCTTACCAATATGCGGGATATAAATGGTTGGGTTGAAAGTTTTCCGCTTACCAATATGCGGGATATAAATGGTTGGGTTGAAAGTTTTAAGCCTTGCCGTTGTGGCAGGGCTTTTAATTTTGGAAGGTGAAAAATAATGGTTGAACATGGCTTTTATATAATTGATGATTTATTCTTCAAGAAATTTAACGACCCTTTTCTAAAAGGAAATAAATCCGAAAATCGTCCTCATTACTATTGTTTTAAAGATACTAATGAAGGACTATATTGGATAATTCCTTTAAGCTCACGCATTAACAAGTATCAAAAGATAATCAACCAACGCTTAAAAAATCATAAGCCATGTGATATATTACATATTTGTACTCTGAGCAATGGAAAACAAAGTGTATTTTTAATACAAGATATGTTTCCCATTACTCAAAAATATATCAAGCGTAAATATACCATTAATTCCAATCACCTCATTCTTAAAAATCAAAATGAAATACGAATTATTAAACAAAAAGCTGAACGTATTCTTAATCAGATCAATCGAGGTCAACATTGTATTACAACTTGTGCCGATGTATTATCTATCAAAAAAGAACTGCTGTTAGAACTACAGATAGAAACTCAAACAGCGGACACTCTGACTTGTTGATTTGTGTTTTTTGAATTTGCATAAAATTCCATTCAAAACTTTTTGAAAAGCATTGACAAATTGACAATAGTATGCTATACTATAAATGATGAAAGATTATCTCTATCATCTCTAATTTACGCTTCGCAATGTGCGACACAGAAACATTGTAGATACAATTACGTTTCACAATGTACGGCAAAGTAACATTGTAGTATTCAATTTACGCTTCGCAATGTGCGACACAGAAACATTGTAGTGATGCTGTCATTTTGGTTAATCTGAAGTGACAGCATATTTTTTTGTATTAGGAGTGTCAAAATATGACGGAACATGGTATGTACTTTATTACACCCGACTATTATCAACTTATTCGAGATGTAGGAGGAACTTGGAATGATTGCAAGGAAAGACCCATTGTTTGTTTGATTAAGTCCACCGAAAATTCCAAATTGTATTGGGCAATACCTGTAGGCAAAGTAAATCATCGTGACACTAAAGCTATTAATCGTATTTATTCCTATATAAACAAAGATCCAAGAAATATTGCTTCTTGCTTTTATCACATTGGCAAGACAACCACCAAATCTATTTTCTTTATTAGTGATGCTTTTCCTGTAACAGATGTCTACATAGACAGAATTTATGAGGGCTATGATAAACAACAATATGTCATTGAAAACAATAATCTTCTGTCTGCTCTGAAATATAAGCTCCAAAGAATTTTAAGTTATGAAAATGCTAATCCAAATTTCTTCCGTCAGCATATTACCGATGTTAAAAGAAAACTATTAGACGAAATTAACAATTAAACAAAAGAGGTATTCTTATGTCCGAAATTAAATCAATAACAGACCAAGAAATATTATCATACTGGAACTCAATTAAATCCGTAAGAGGAGTTGCTATTAAACTCGGTATCTCGTGGCAAAGAGTTATGAAAAGTCTTTCTAGTTTAGGTATTATAGTTAATAATACCCACGCCAAAATCACTCAATACCACAAAGAAGGGAAGTCGGCTAATGAGATTGCCAACTTAATGAATATGAACGTTAATGTTGTGAAAGCCTATCTCCCACGCAACAGACCTCAATACAAGGTTAATCAATCTAAAAATGCTCTAGCAGTACAGAGGAGTAAAGAACGCCACAAGAAACGCTAAAGGGACTTTTAAAAGTCCCTTTTTATTTTACATACTTATCCACAACTTCCTTGCCCACTTCCATTTTTAACATTTGCTCTTTTACGAGTCTGCTATCGCAGCCACTATAATGTTGCTCAGTTATCCTCAAATCAGAATGTCCTAAGCTCTGACAGGCAATACGCAAATCTCTAATAACATCTTCACTGCCTTTTTGAATACAACTAATATAAACGGAATGTGTCTGCCTAAAGCTGTGAGTGCTATATTTACCTTCTATGCCATGTTTGGCGGTTATATTCTTTAGAAATGTTGTAACGGAATTAAGTTCCATAGGAGCTATTCTGAGTAGTCTGCCGTTCCAATCATACTTCTCATTAGTATATATAATTTCTTCTTCTCCGTCCTCATTCAAGAAAATGTCCTCAATATACTTCCTCTTACGTTCTCCACTCTGAAAAATATAATCTTCTGGGTCAAGTCCATAATACTTGATTATAAAACTCAGCATTTTCTTCACAGTATCACAAAGCCATGCCGTTCTCCATTTGTCCGTCTTGTCCTCTTGTAATGTCAAGTAATCTACAATTTTGCCGTTGTTATCGGTTAAATCCTTGACCCTCAAGGTCATTATATCTCCGTAACGATAGCCTAAGTTACAAGCAAAAATTATAATATTTGCCTTGAAATATTTTTTGTTCTGAAACAAATCTTCCAAGAGAACATTCAGATCATCGGGTCTGAACCAACTCGCAGACTTCTGCTTGCTTTCTTTATGCTTCGTAATAGCATTTCTGTGACCTTTTTTTCGTTTTGGCTGTTTTGTTATCTGTATTCCTGTCAGAAGTCTATCCGATAAATCGAAAATTTTGCAAGTTTGAGCTGTACTAATATTCATTTTCATTCACTCCCATCATATACACAATGTAAATATTATTCCTGCTATCAACATAACGCTTGTAAAGAGCAAGCCAAAACCACCATAGACAACGTTCTTCACTATCATTCTAACTTTTCTCTGGCGTTCTTCTCTGAGCCTTTGACGGCGTTTTGCTTTTAAATATGCCTTCCGCATATTATAATCTTGTTCTTCCTCTATCTTCCGTAGCTCTTCTTTACGATCGTTGTCTAGCATTTTCACAAAAAGTAATGTATTCGTATTTTCATTTTTCATATTTATTCCTCCTATATTTATTCCTGCATAAAGAAATACTCCTATCAATCAATGTGATTAATAGGAGTATTTATATTTATTATATTAGTTTTATACACACAATCGCTTTCATATTGCAAGTAAACTGTCTATTTCTGCAAGTCTTTTAAGAAGCTTTTCACGCTCCACTTTTAAGCTTTCCACGTCTATATCAGATACGAGTTTAACGCCCTCGTGGTCTTTGATTTTGCTATAAATCGTTTCAGGAACACCTTTTACACGAACGATTGTGTTCTTATCAGCCGCTATTCTAGGACTTTTGGCAGAGCCACCCGAAGTGGCAAAGCCACCGTTTATAAGCATTGCATTGTCGGAGAAAATAACCTCTCTGTCACGATAAAGTCTTTTCAGAACAACGATTGAGCCAACTCTGATTTCTCCGTCCTCGTAACCCTCAGTATAAGTGTCGAGGTCAAGATCTACTGTGACAGTGCTAACCGCACCAAGTTCTCCGCATTCACCATAGCATTCGATGAGTAACGCCTTGACAGCTTCCTTGTTCTCCTCTGGGAAGACCCAGCAAGGGGCGTTCCACTTGCCCTGTATCTGCTTTGCCCCTGCGACAAAGCTCTTGTTATACGGACTGTTTACCTTGATTGTCTCGTTTTCAACTGTAACTTTCATGTTTTATCTCCTATTATATTATATTACTTCTTATTGTCAGGGATCTTAGCCCACATTTTCTCTCGATAAGCCAACTCTTGGCTATAGGTTTCATGCCATTGCTTATCCAGTTCTTTTCGTTCCTCAAGCGTAAGACTTCTACCCTCATCAATAGCCTTGTAAAAGGCGTCATCATAAATCTTTTGAGCTTTATCAAAAGCTCCTATAGGATTATATTTTCTGTTAATTTCTCTCCGCTTATTTTCATTGTGATTCACACACAAATAGATGATAAGCAAAATAATTGTTGCTAGTAGCATTGTTTATTCCTCCTAATTCAGTTCATGCTCGTTGTAAATTTCTTCATTATTTCTGATATTGTATACAATATCCTCATCGGGATATGCTTCTTTAAAATAACACTGTAAGTCATCGGGTGTTGTAGCTATATAGATTGGTTCATAACTGCCCTCAAGCTTACTGCCTTTGATAGTTTTTCCGTCAACTTTGAACTCAGCAAGAGATAAGCTAATCTCACGCTCCAGCGGTGCGGTTTCAATGCCGTCTCCGTTAATTAGGTTTTCGATAGTCTCGCCCTCGTCCTCGTTTATCTTTTCACATTCAGCAACGAAATAGACTTCACATCTAAAAAAACGCCTTGTTGAAAACACTGTAAAATTAGTTATGTTTATAATATCTGAATGATATTTCTTCAATTCTGCTAAAGCTTCCACCTCGCTATCATAGATCTTAATAGGGTTTCCTATGTTTTCACACAAAGAAACTATATCAAACAATCTCTCAGGAAGCTTCCTTAACTCTACTCTTGACTCGAAAATTCCATATTTCATACAAATTTCTCCTTTGTTTAATTAATTATACCACAAAATTCCTCATTAGTCAACTAGAATTTTGTCGAAAACGTCCATAAAATCGGACAGTATGGCTATTTTTATTAACCACGTTTTGCACTCATTATCAGTATAGCCGTTACACTTCATTTGTGCGATATGTAATCTAATACGCTCGTTCCGTTCCAACGATCTAATACGCTCCATAAGACGCTTATCAGGGTGCTGTACTACCATGTTATTCTGCTTTTCTGTCATTTTAAATTCCTCCTTAAAAGTATGGTTTTATTCTGCTCCAAATAACTTGTTATCACGTTCTATTTTCTTAATAACTCCTCTCTTTGTCATATCTGCTATTTCAATTCCACCATTTGAAAAGCCTACCCATATTTCCTTTGGAGTTCTCCAGCCGTTACACGTTAAAAAAGTAATTATTCCATTTGTTTGTTGTAAATGCTTTCCGTCATTTTGTGCTTTTTGTACATTCATAACGTTATACCTCCCAAATATTCAAAAATATTTACCAATGTAAATTCTTAAACGACTGCCATTGTCTAATGCAGCTATAACTTCATTTTCCGTATCAAGTCGAGTGTAATTCAACCTATGACGCATACCACCTGAACGCAAATGTTTGTTAGCATAATCATTAAATTCTTGCATAGTCATTTGCTTTTCTGTTACACCTTCGTAAACTGTTACTCCGTCAAGCCTATTGAACGTGACATAATTATTCCGTTTAAAATCCTCAAATGATACAGCTTTCTTATACATTCTCAAAAGATGTGTTCCATAGTCATATAAGCTACAAATACGACTACCTATTTTTAGCTCAAATGCTCCAGACTTTTTATAAGGTTCGCTGTCACGTTTGAAATGTTCAGCCCACACCATAAACTCTGTTTTAGTATAAATGTTCGCCTGCCAATCGTCATTGTTACGCCCCTCAGTATCATTGTTACAGCCTTGCAAACTCAGATGCATGATTCTACCGTCTGAAAGATTAACAAATTTTGTTTTAAAAATAATTGGATGACCCATAACATTAAACCTCCTCTATCATTTAATTACACTTAAAATAAGATACCCCTCATCATCAGTAAACCACCCTTCAATCTCTGCATTTTTCCATTCCTCGTGCAGTCCGTCATCACTTGACATTTCGCCAATTGTTGTACACAAAGTTGTATCTTCATTAACTTCATATAACTCAACATCCATATTATCTATATTATATAACTCAACATCCATATTATCTATATTAGATGATACTTTTTCACAAAACTCTTTTACTGTCATAGTTAAATAACCTCCTCTTTAATGTCAACAACTCCATAAGGCTTATCATTCCTGCCCTCAAAATAGGCATCACACTCACTGATTATACAGCCCTTTTGATATGGATTAAGGTCATTCACATTCATCTTTTCTCCGTTTACATTAAATAGCTCATATCTATCTATATAATTGCTAGTGCCATAAAGAATAAAAGTACACTTAGTTTCTGTTAATGGATCTAAAATACTATTGATCTCATCATCAGTGATATTTGGATTTTCTGCTTCCCAAATTTTCCGTAAACACTCAGTATCATTAATAGTAAATGTCACCTTGCGTGTATTTCCGTATTTGTCCATTGTCTTATTCCTCCTCATTATCTTTTATATTTTCAAGTTCTTTAGTAGCTAGTTACATATGTCCATTTTTTAATCCTCCTTAAATTCAAAAAGTTCATTCTCACCAGGTATGTACACCTTGTTGTTTTCTACACATCTAAACAAGTCAGATGTACTGTTGCTCGCTGCATAGAAACTTTCGCGGCTATAATTATGCTTTTTCCACTCATATTTGCACAAACCTAGTTCTGCATCGCTTCGCAGATGCTTTGTAAGTGCAGTAAGAGTAGCTTTTTTTTCGTTGGTATTAAACTGACGGTATGGAACAAAATGATAACCGCCATATACAAATGTTGATTCATTTTCATTGATTGCATAAAGCTCAATATTAAACTCGCCCCAAACATTCAAACAGATAACGCCCTTATTATCAGCATAAACGTTATCAATGCTCGATACTTCCGCACAATTCATATGCTCCGGAACATCTCCGCAATCTCCGTCATAAACAATTTTCTCCTCAGCGTCCGACCATATCTGAATGTGTTGTGCATCAGGATCAATGAACATTTCCATAAATTCTTGTACTGTCATAGTTAAATAACCTCCTCAAAAAAATTCCGTTTCCGTATGTATTCTTACATGGTACTCTTTACAAGTATCTCCCTTGCTCCGAGTATATAAGAGGGGAGTTGCCCCTCCGTTAATTAATCCTCATCGTCAAGACCATCGTCAATAAGGTTATCAATTTCCAGCTCATAACATAGGTCATTCAAGACCGCTTCTTGAGCAACTATATAACGATAAACATCACGCTTTTTAGCGTTCTTTTTATCGTTATTATATTCCTTGTCTGCCTGCTCAAGTGCCGCTACAAGGTTCTTTGTGTTTGCTATAATTTTCGTGTTCATAATTATTTACCTTCGTATTGTTATTAATATCTACATTTTATAATCTGAATTATTCCAGACCTAACACATAAATTGGCTAGTTCGTCTTGTTCTTTAACCTTGTTGATCTCGGCTTGAAATATTTCAGGATTTTTACTTGCGTACTTTTCCACAAAATCATTTTTTCTGAGATTATAAAGGAAATAATAGTTCCCATCAATGGCTACAAGCCTATTGTATAAGCTCATTAAATTAATATTTTTCTCTTTAAGTTTGTGTGAGATTTCAAACAATATTCTAGGGGCTAATGAGTTGTTTACAATAGTACAATTCCTTATAACTCCGATCGTTTTGCCGTTATCGCCCTTTATTGTAATTGACGTTTTGCCAATTTTTATTTCTTCTCCGTTGATTTTTGTAATTTCCATAAAATTTGACCTCCGTATTTTAAAATAAATGTTTTATTCGCTTTCAAGCGTGTTATTGGTACTCTCAACGACTTCATGCGGTCATTTTGAGTATATAGGGCGGCTTATATAACCGCCCTCAGATCATAAGATTATATAGGTTTTAAGCGTTATAATATTCTATCTGCTTGTGTAATTCCTCTTGCATGATCTTTATTTGATTTTCCGTTAAATCATTGATACTCATATTTAAAGCCGCTAAAGCAGGCTCATAATCACAAGTGATACAAGCTTCATGATTCGCCAACTCATAGCTTATCATTTCTCTAAATACTTCATCATTTGACTTGATCTTATCAAATTCAGCTTGTAAATGCTCAAAGATTTTATTTGCACGCTTCACAATTTCATTGTTCTTTACATAGCAGAAGCAAGCCGGGCAAAAGTATTTATATATTTTGTTCTTCTCCTCAAATTCCTTTTCCCACTGCTTGCCAATTCCAAAGCAAGATAAACAATCAAATTGCATTCTCCAATTTAAAATGGTTCAATCTCAATGCCGCTTAATATCTCTTGAGCCTTACTTAAAAATTCCACATTATAATCATCAACATAGTAGCTCATATAAAAAGCGGTTATCTTATCTACAAGTTTATCGTCACTCTTGATATAGTCGATCACTTCTATACGCTCAATAGAATCATCGGTATCAAGATTTTTAAATTTTCTAGTTGCTTCTATAAGATCATTTTTAGAAATTTCAAGAGCATCCGCAAACTCCAGAACTGAATCAAAGTAATCGTAAACGTTCATATAGTGCGGTTCGTCACTGTAGATAGTAACGTGATCGTCATTTATCCATGAATGACCGCCCACATTTACAAACGTTTCAAGGCGTCCTATTTTTGCATCTGCATCATAGTAAAAATATACGTCCGTTTGGTATGGGTTTAAGTCGATCTCAAATTTCCGCAAGATCACCGCAAGCTCAGATACAAGATCATTGATATTGATAACGTCCTCATCGGTGATATAATGCTTAATGCTTGTACTCATTTTGATACACTCCTTTTGATAGTTTTTAGCTTTATTTTAAGCTATGGAATAGGGCTTTTATAGTGATGCCCTTTAGAACACTTAAGATTTTAAACGTGCAAATACGCTTCTTTTTGTGCCATTTTTATAACGCTATTAGCAGCGTTTAAAACGCTTTGCGGGATTCTATAACCGCAAATAACGTATTTATCAAGGCGTGTATTGTAGCCGATTGAATAATTCCAGCCGTAAATACCAGCGTTATAATAGTTAGTGCTATCGGTATAGGCATCAATGCCGCTATCATCTACAAGGATAACATCTTGACCGCTGATTATATTTTTTGCATCCGTGTTTGTGATTTTTTTTGATGTATACATAAAATTACCTCCATTTTTTGGTTTGTTTTTGTTTTTTGTTTTGTCTGTTGTCTCATTTCTTTTGTTTTACTGTTCTACACTTGACTTTTTATTTCTTTTATGTTATCTTAAAAATATGGTTGATTAAATTCAGATCATTGCACTGGATTTAATCATATTAACGGCTATTGTGTAGCCGCTAAAATTTTAGCAGATACCCTTTTTTTTATATCCCAGAAATTCGGAAAACTGGATTAAAAACATTTTGAGCCTATCGTTTTTAAGATTCTCACCGCCTACATTTGACGTTGTTCAATTCGGTTTTAGCCGGTTCGCACGGTGAAATATTTAATTTTCAAGTTACAAAAATTTCATTATTGATTATAAATCAATTTCAATTACTAGCTGTCACAGACCTTGCAAAAGTCAACCAGATTTTTGTTGTGCAGGGATCAACTCTTTTCATTTTAGATTTTCCGCTTTTTAGTGTCAGCGGTAAACTTACTTGTATCTGGTAAAGGGTTTTGCTTTTTGGTTTTTGGTTTATTCTTTTCCTTTACTGTATCTATAGTATACCATATTTGTAGCTACACTTCTTGTTTATTTTATGAACATTGTAGCCATATTTTATATTTTTCATTGTGGTTTTCTACAAATTATGCTTAATTAAAATGTGCAACTTGCACAAATTCTAAAGGAGATTATTATAAAAATGAATACAGAAAATGAACAGATAATTAACAAAAGAGTTGTTGATTGTAAGGAATTAACAAAAAGGTTCAGAATATCAGAAGAAGAATTTAAGATAATTGATGAATATGTTTTGAACCATAAACATAAAGTTAAAAATTTGTCAGATTTATGCAGAAAGGCTATATTTGAATATATTGAAAATCATGACTAATTGAGCCACAATATATAGTTGTTAATACAGTATTTATTACTTGCTATGCACAATATATAGCATACAATATATAGTGGTATTGCAGTGTGTTATGTGTGAATGTATACTATATATTGTGACTGATGGTTGATCTGTGTATGTGTATACAATTTTCACAATTTTAAAGGCTAATTTTATGCAAATTGCTAGTTTGAAATAGGGAATGGGTATTAAATTTTAGGTTTATTTTAGTGAGTGTTTACCACTTTGACGGTAAATATGGGGTGAAATAGGGAATTGATAGGTTAAAATATTAATATAAAATGTTCAAATTTTAAAGATGATGATTAAGGGCGTTCGGTATATCGAATAGTAACCACCGATAAATATATTTAGCAAAAATCAAATATTAATAATAAACAAATATACTAAAAGTCATTTATTGACTTAATCAATAATTGATAAAAATCAAATATTATAAAGTCAATTGAGCTTGTATGAAGTCGGTAGAAATTATATTAACATTCTATGAATTGTGATACAATTATTTATATATGTGTTTTTGGCAAAAAGGCATATAAACCACGCAAATATGCGGTTTTATGGATATGTTAATATACTTAATTAAATAGCCTTGGAGGGGGTGACTTTACATTTATGGGAACATATGGAAACGAGATTATCCCCTTAGTAGTTCCACTCTATCCACACACCCCAAAACCAAATCTAAAATCAAAATAGCACTTTTTAAAATTCCTGCACACTATCCCACTACCCCACCAAAAAACCAAATTTTCATTCGATAATGCGTTCGAGTAAACCTCGTATCTATGCCATTTTTTAAACTTTTTCAAACCTTAAAATATACCCAAATACACCAAAACACACCAAAATTAACTTGCAAACATTATTTCCGCACCACAAAAAATAACCTATCACTCCCTAAAAACACACTCCCTGAAAGACCATAATAGGTCTTATTTTTTTGTCCTAAAATGGCTATAAATCTAGTTTTACACTTAAACAATCACTCATTTAAAATCAAATTTTAATTCACTGTCAACTCATTAAACTACGCTTCAAAAATAATACACTATCACCGAAACATCTCAAAACAATAAAAAGCCATCAAAATGTCATTTATAAAACTCATAAAATAACCTATCGTAAAAACGAAAAAAACGTTTTTACGCCTTGATTTACAAGCAAAAACAACGAATAAGCGATCGTAATTTTACCGAACGTTCCAAAACAAAATGTTCAGATGAAACAAAATGTTTAAACAGTTGCCAGACGATCCATATAAACATTAATGTTTAACTGAAAAAATATCTGTGAAGATTAGCGTGACCGTAGGGAACGATAATCAAGCAGGGAAGTTATATACGAGCGTAGCGAGAATATAACTGACTAGCTGTGCGCAACACAACAAATCAATATCTCATCATTACAAAGCTTCATTGTCATAATAACACAGTATCATAATTCCTATTAATTGTACAATCTCACATAAACTTACAATTTATAATTACAATCAAAATTATAATTATAAATATAACCAATACACTAAAAGTTTACATATAAATTTGCATAAGTATATTGACAACCATTTAATTGTACATTATAATTGTAAATGTACTATTAAACGAGTACGTTTGAGAGTTGCTTACTTGATTTGCTTGCAATTTCAAATTGCAATTTTTAAAATATGATTTCACTTCAATTTATCTCTCAGCTCTATTAGTATACCCTTTCACCATTAAACGAGTACACTTGAAATGATATCATATTTTAAAATCAAATTCAAGAAGTAAATATTGTTTATAAAATTGTAAGTTATAGGAAGTGATATTTAATGTCAGTTAATTGTAGTAAACAATAAATTTTTCTGGGGCGTTTACGCCACAGTAAGGATTCTCTTATTACTAAAGATATCTAATATTATTCTACTCTACACTTTGACCTACACTTTTGGTATACAGATTGCACACTTTTTTGCATTTTGACCTACACTTTTGGTATACAGATTGCAAAAATGGCGGACTAACAATAAATGGAAGACGACAATAAAAGGTGGTGACAAATCATAACTGACAATTATTTTGTAAAAATGCCCAAGAAATATATATACGCTGACTCAGCAGACAACTTTGAAATTTTATTGTATCGCTGTCTTAGTTACCTATATGAAACTAGAACAAGGACGGTAGGTACATCTATAAATGAAATTTTGGAATTGTGTCATTGTTCCATTTATAGTAAAGGTAACAGAGAAATTACTCATAGGATAAAAGCACTTTTCAATATCTTTATTGTCAGGTCAGATTTAACTTGGGATAACCAATGTGACTATAAATCATTAAATAGCGTCAATGCAAACGCTCATTTAAGATTTAAGGTCAACAAAGCGGTGTTTGATCCTCCAGATAATTTCGTAATATTGTATGACACAGAATGGGACAAACTAATGTCTATTTCAAATAGGCTGTCTAAGTCAATACTTCTTCGTGTTTACTTATACATAAAGTCATGGAACTTTCAGAATACAGAAATTATAACAGAGAGTGTTTGTGGTTGTTACAAGAAAGAAACGATAATGGCAGAAGAATTACATATGTCGGTCAGACAGTTAGACAACTATTTAAAGGCATTATGTGATAATGGGCTAATAGTCAAGCATATTACAGGCTCTTATAAAAAGAATGGCAAGGTCTATAATGCTCCTAACGTTTATGTGCTTAGTTCAGATCTGAACGTACAACAACATATCCGAGAAGCTGTTGACAGACTAAAGTACACCTATAAGGTAGATGAATTTCTACCAATGACACATAAGAACAAGAAAATTAGAAAGGATTGATAAACGTGATAGATAATAAGATTATAGTATTTGAAAATGAGGACTTTGGAGAACTTAGAACGGTTGAGATTGACGGAGAAGTTTGGTTTGTAGGCAAGGACGTGGCAATGATATTGGGTTATGGAAATGGAAAAGTTAAAAGTAAGGCTTTAGCTAACGCTATAAAAGATCATGTAGATATTGAAGATAAAAGGTTCTTAAACTATGATGAACTTAAAGCGTACCAAAATGGTGACCTTAAAAATATCAGCCACTATGGAATGACAATTATAAATGAAAGCGGTCTATATTCTCTTGTATTTGGAAGTAAATTGTCAACCGCAAAGAATTTCAAACACTGGGTAACTTCTGAGGTTCTTCCTTCACTTCGTAAAACTGGTACATATAATACGCAGGCTTTTGAAGAATTAAAAGCAGAGGTAATAAATCTCAAAGAAGAATTAGAGAAAAACAAATTACCCAAGAAAACATATAGTCCATGGTTTGGTCGTATGCACCCTAAATATAAATTAATAGAAGATAGTCTTGGTATTACTAGGGGTGCATTGTATAGAGAAATTCTTAAAGAGCTTGCTAACAGATACGGACTTGATACATACCAGATAGAACAAGACTATTTGTATGAAAATTGTTTGGATAAATGTTATCCTCTTGACCCATATCAGTGTGTTCCGCAATATCGCAATATGATAGAAGATATTATTAATGAGTATTTAATCAGTAACAGTTTAGCTGATAAAAACGATATTATTGCGACTAAGAAATATCAGACGATATTTTCAAAAACTAATTCTAAGACTGATTATAATGAGTCTTATCTTAACACAGAGGACGGTGATAACAATGAGTAGAAATCGCAAAACATTTTCTTTACAGGAACTGTTCCCTAAAGATTATACATACGAGGCACAGGACAAGCCCTTGGACGATAATGAAGAATATTTGAGGTTTCGCAATGAGTATTGGACTATGCTGGCTGAAACTGACGATACATACAAAGAAGATTATATGTAAGATAAAATAAAGGAGACAACAAAATGAACAATTTGAAACTTGTAGAAACAGACGTATTTAATGAAATCGCAACTTGTGACTTTTGGGGTAACGCCAACAATGAGTATCTTGTCACAAGAGAACAGATTGGTAGAGCATTGGGCTATAGTAATCCTGCAAATGCAATTAAAAATATCCATTTAAAGCATAAAGAAAGGTTAGATAAATTTTCAACTCAGCTCACTTTGGGCTATGTTGAAGGTGACAGGTATGTTGAGCGTGAAAGAATACTTTATAACCGCAAAGGCATTATGGAGATTTGCCGTTGGTCTAGGCAACCATTAGCAGATAAGTTCATGGATTGGTGTTGGGAGATTATGGATAGACTTATTTCCAATAGCTTGAATACCGTAACATTATCAAGAGAAGAATATTCTATGATTATTAATACTGTCAATGAAGTAGGTCAGCTTAATAAAGTTAATGAACAGCTTACACGTCAGTTGCAAATCATTTCTGCACAGAACACCACAATGCAAGACAAACTTTCTCGTATGTGGCAGAAAATAATGCTTATTGTTCCACCTGCGCATTATTCTTCTTGGAAAAACAAAATGTCTCAGAAAATTGTTTCGCTTGCAAAGATCTTAGGTTATACAAATGATGATGACAGAAAATCTATCTATAGCGATATTTACAACATGATGAGGTCAGACTATGATATTGACCTTGACTCCTACAAAGAAAATTATTTGTTATCACAAATAGATTGTAAAAACGTAGCAATGATAGATGTTATTGATAGCGATACAGCTCTTAGAGATATTTTCGAGGAAATTGTTGACCGATACATACAAATAAAATCAGGAATGGGGGTAATGAACAATGCCTAGACTAACAAAACTTACAGACAGTGAGTATGCCAATGGTGTACTCGCAGAAGCTAAAAGAATAAACAATAACGAGACAATTCGTAAACAACCGCCTACAGAACAGCAAGTTAGATTGTGTCTTAGAGTGTTAAGAGATTTTCACATACATATAAACAAGGATAATATTCCTAGATTTAACAGCGTTCAGGAGCTAGAACTTTGGCAAAAGAAAATGATACACGATAAATTATATGACAATAACTAAAACGGAAAGGTAGATTAAAATGACAGAAAACAACAAAACTATGGTAACAGTATTTGAGAGCAAAGATTTTGGCAAGGTAAGAACGGTAGATATTGATAACAAGATTTACTTTTGCGGTTCTGATGTGGCAAAGGCGTTGGGGTATTCAAGACCAGCGGACGCAATAACATCTCATTGTAAGGGGGTCTGCGTTTTACCGACCCCTTCGGCTGGAGGTGTACAGAAAACAAAATTCATTTCAGAGGGTGATGTTTATCGTCTTATAGCACATAGTAAACTCCCTTCCGCAGAACGCTTTGAGAGTTGGATATTTGACGAGGTACTTCCAACCATACATAGAACAGGCAGTTATATTATGGAAGGCTCGGAAAAGGACAATGAATTAAAACTATTACAAGCTACGGTTACTCAGCTTCAGAATATGTTACTTGCATTATCGGCTAAGAAAATACCAAATGAAAAGGCTTTGAACATATGGAAGAAACAAATTGGTACTCCGCTTATAGGGAAGTTGCAGGATAATGCTTTACAATCTACAGGTGAGGTTATTGAGTTTGTAGATATGTTGCATAGAGTTTATACTCAGATGACTTCAATGTTTGGTTTCTGTACTGCTACGGCTCTTAGTGAATTTACAGACAAGTATAACTGTGATTGCACTACAACACAACCTAGTATTATAAATGCTATTGCGGATAATCATGTATATCAGGCTTGGTTTACTCAGGCTTGTAATCAGCTTATGATTTGTGTAGGTAATGGGGATAGGTTTACATCTGACGATGGTTGTATTTATAATGCTACACAGTTTACTTCAGAGGACAGCTTTGATTTTATTGTTCACACATTGGCAGAGATTATGAAAGATAGATCGGCTCACCATGCACACACGCTGTCTATAGTTTACAAGAAGATAAACACCACGAGAGGTTGGCGTAATCAAATGACTAGGAAGAAGGCAAAGACTAAGAAAGATGTAATATTGTCTGATAGAAAACAGTTTACTAAATTTGTGTTAGTTAGCAACGAAATTTTAAAGGAATTTGGAAGGAGTTAAGATTATGAGAATATATACCGTTTCAAGTAAAGTAACCGCAGAGGAACGTGAGGTCACAATTAACATTTCATGTGAGAATGGCGAGTGGGTTGCTAATTTATATACTTGTATTGAGAAGTATGCCAACAAATGTAAAAAGCAAGGTTGGAAGCAGATTGATGAAACAAGGCACACTGACGGTACGTTTATCGGAGCTACATTTATTGCTCCTGCCAAAGCCATTAGTATTAGAAACGCTCACCCAACTAAAAGAGTTATCTCAGAAGAACATAAACAAAAGCTTTTAGCTGCGAGAAACAAAGATTAGTTAAAATTGTACATTAATTGTGTTAATTTTACAGCTATATTGTTTTGAGTATAATTTTACTTATAAAGTATTACTTTTTAAAATTTAACACAATTAATGTATGTTCCTGACGGTAGAACGTAGATTATGATAGATATAAAGATAGGAGATATAAATGCTTATAGCAGAAATTAATAATCAACCTATAAATTGTTATGACAATAAGTATGATAAAGATACTTTGAAAAAATGGGCGGACAAAGGAATTTTGCAATGTCCTATTTGTCATGGGAAGTATGAATATTGTCATGGCAAATTGGTAAGCCCTTATTTTAGACATAAAGACAAAACTAAATGTGAGACAATCTACTCTGAACCCGAAACAGAAGAACATATTCAAGGTAAAATAGCATTATTTAATTGGATTAAGAAACAAAATGGTGTTGTCAAGGCTGTTATGGAGGGTTATATAGAAGAAACAAAACAAAGACCTGACATCATGTTTGAGTTTGGAGGACAGCAGTACGTTATAGAATTTCAGTGTACGCCAATAGCAAGTGAGCAAATAGAACGCCATGAGTTGTATCAAGCTGCTAAAATTAATGACATTTGGATTGGCGGTAAGGAAAAATATTCAACTGGCAGGACACATATTGAGAATATTGCATATGCAATGTTTGACTATCAGAAAAACACTTTGTCTAAAGTTAAAGATCTTTTGAATAAAAACTTGTTACCTTATAATAATTTACCGCTTTGGAATTTTAACGAAATACCTTTAGAGAATGTAATGTTTGACGGAAAATTTACTTTTGTGAATCAAACCATGGAAAAATATATTGATTTATCAATAAAAAAACACAATGCGGAATTAAAAAAGCAAGAGCAGAGACGACATATTCATAGTTTGGTAGAGGTTTGCAAAGTTATTCCAGAATGGTATGCACAAGTATGTCATCATTGTAAAATCGACATACTTGAAGGCAAATTATCTTCCCCATATTTGATTATGATGAAGTTTGCAAGCGATATTACTGCTCCTTTCACAATGTTCATCAAAGAAAATTCGATTGATGTGTGTGTAACAGAGATGTATAATCGTAGGATAAAAAATAATTCAACTCATTGCAGAAAGTGCTATTGGCAAAAAGCAACTAAATTTGTAAAAATTGAAACACTTAAATATTCGGACAATCAGCAGTTGGTTTCTGTGATTAAAGAATATTTTTCAAAGCAATTACAAAAGGCAGTAATTAATAAATATATGGGAGGAATAACAAATGGCTAAACAACAAATGTATCAGCAGTTTATTTTTAAGTTGCACAGTTCAAGAATTTTAAAAGCACCTGATAAAAATTTAAAGATCTCTATACAAGAAGCTAGAGATAATAGGGAAATTATTTCTCTTGCTGACGGACAAATTTTACAAATGATTGACGAGATAAATTCATTAGATAGAAAATTTACCGCAGATAGGATAAAGGAAATTAAGAGAGAAATAAAGCTTTTGAAAAAGCAGCCAAAGTCGAGAAATACGAGTGTACAAATTAAGAAATGTTATCAGGACTTAGATAACATTCAATGTAAACTTGACTATGTTGCGATTATAATGAATAATAAGGAAGATATTTTTAAGCTGAGTTACGGATTTAGAATAAACGGAACGTACTATAATAGACTTATAGGCACAACAAATGGTATAAAAAAGAACACAGTTATTTATGCTGCCGCAAAGAACTCACAGCATATAAAATTATGTGAGGAATTAACAAGACGCATGAATAATGGAAGAAACTTAAACAAGGAACTTGTGCCTGCTAAGTTTGAAGCTTATAAAGCATTAACTTGTTCAGCTTCTGTGCCTGTGACACATCCAAAAGATATTCTTGTGGTAGATGATTTGATTGTAACTTGCAAAGAAAAGGTTATAAAAATAACAGATGAGTTTGACGGAGAGCCTGTATTAACTGAGCCTGATAATCCTGAAATTATAGAAGTAAATGACAGTGACGGTTATGGTTTAATAACACCTACATTGTCGGAGATATGGGCAAAAGATGTTCTTGAGGACTATATACCTAGTGGGTACTGCATAAGAAATAGCTTTTGTAAGGGCATGGTGTTCACGTTTGACTTTCATAAATTTGCCTATGAATATGGTACATTCAATGAAAATGGTGATTGTATTGTTATTGATGTATGGGGAAATGAACATAATATAAAAAATGTAGACTTAATACTTACAACTTCGATGTTAAAATTGTGGGATAGTTATGACAATATTGATTCGTATTTGGGAAATTGTAAAAATAACGGATATGGCTTTAGAGTAACAAAAGTGTGTCCTGAGAAACTTGAAAATGAACGTAATATGAATTATCAATTCCTGCAAAGCTATGAATTAACAGATGGGGAAATTCAAGAATTGATAGCCCCTACGGTTAATGAAATAAAAGATGTAATTCACGGAGATATTGACAAAACTATATTGTTTTTAAATGGGGCTACCTCAGATGAAGATTTTAGCTTAAATGAGATTGATAATGTTACTAAGTCGGTTATGATAGAGCCAAGTATGGCAAATGACCCATTTGTTATAAATCGTATTAACTATATGATTAAGAAAAAAATTACACAGGCTAAAATCGGTGTACTTAAAGTGCATGGCAATTATGCTGTTATTTCAGGCGATCCATTTGCCTTGTGTCAAAAAATATTTGGAGTAAAAGTTGAGAATGATGATTATGGATTACTTAAAGCTGGAGAAATGTATTCAAAATATTGGTCTGATTATGGGTCTGATAGGGTTGTTTGTTTCAGAGCGCCAATGAGCTGTCATAATAATATTAGGGTTATGAACATCACAGATAATAAAATGATGTCAGAGTGGTATAAATACATGGCAACTGTTAATATTGTCAACTGTCATGACAGTATGGCAGCAGCGTTGAACGGCTTTGACAAAGACGGAGATTGTCTTATAACAACAGACAATCCAATATTGTTGAGAAATACAAGACCTACTAAAACAATTATGTGCGTTCAAAAAAAAGCAAATAAAGAAATCATTTGCGAGTCTAATTTAATGCAGGCTAATTACAACAGCTTTGGTGAGGAAATTGGCAAGGTCACAAATAGGATAACCGCAATGTACGATGTTCAGGTAAAATACCCAAAAGAAAGCAAAGAATACAAAATACTAGATTATCGTATTATGTGCGGTCAGCTTATCCAGCAGAACACGATAGACAAGGCAAAAGGTATTATATCCAAGCCTATGCCTGAGGCGTGGTACAACAGATTTGCATTAAGCTACAATGATAATGATAGTGACGAGGAAAGAGTCGCAAAGGAATTTAACAAAACAATCATTGCTGATAAGAAACCATATTTTATGTGTTACATATATCCGCAGGAAATGTCAAAATATAAAAATTATATTGAAAATAATAATGCTCAATGTATAAATTTATTTGGCATGACGATTTCCGAATTAGAGGTTCTTAAAGATAAAACGGAAGATCAGCTAAAGTATTTGGATTGGTATTACAAAAAAATGCCTGTTAGTGCTAATAATTGTACCATGAATCGTATTTGTAGGGCTGTTGAGTTGGCTTTTGAAAATTATAACACGGAAGTTAAATCGTCAGCTAGATTTGATTATAAAGTTATGCAATGCAGACAAAATGATAAATACTCTGACTATCCAAAATTGAAAAAAATGTACGAGAATTATACAAGGGATATAACTCAATATATGGTGTTGTCTAAAAAACAACGTTTCGACAAAGAACAAATTGATAATGACAAGATGATAATGACAGAAAATTATCGTAAGTTATGTTCTGAGATTTGCACAGATGAATTTGTGTTGTGTGATATATTGCTTGATATATGCTATAAAACAGAGAAATCTAAGAAATTTGTATGGGATATTTGTGGCGACACTATTGTTGAAAATCTTTTAAGATTAAATGATTGGCAGATAACTTATTATGTACCCGATGAGACTGGAGATATTGAGTATGGTGGAACAAAATATAGAAAAGCCGTAAGAAAGGTTGGTGTGTAAATGGATATATTTTTAAACGAAATTGCCGAGGCAGAAAAAATAATTGAAAGTAAAGATTTAGGTGTAAAACCGTCACAATCATTGTTTTTGTTGGCTAAATATTACCGATATGTTATGAAGTATAAAAAATCTAAAATAATTACTGCACTAACTGATTTTATCAAATCAACAGGTATAAATTACAGACCTTCTGATTGGGAGAAAAGCGTTGAAAGACAAGTTGACAGAACACGCAATAACCCACCAATTAATATTGAATACATTGGCATAACACAAAAGGAACTTGAAGATATAGCAAGGCTTAAAAGCCCACCAGTTGAGAGAATAGCTTTTACGGCATTGTGCCTTGCTAAATATAGAAATATTCTTTGTGCAAGAAATAATAATTGGATTTGTACTAGCCACAAGATGCTGTTTTCTCTATCTAGTGTGAATAAAACTAGATATGAAAAAGAAATGATGATACATAAGTTAGTTAAAGCGGGAATGTTACAGCCAGCATTGGCTGTCGGAAATACAAATCTTCAAGTAAAGTTTATTGATGATAGTTCTCTAATAGTGCTAAAAATTACCGACATGAGAGAACTCGGCAAAGAATATATGCTGTATAGAGGTAAAAAATATGCACGTTGCGAAAATTGTGGAAGACTATTTTATAAGAGATCAAATAATCAGTTGTACTGTAAAAATTGTAAAGGTTATCAAAAAATTAAAACCAAGGTCTTAACCTGCTGTGATTGTGGCAATGAGTTTGTGGTTGGTAGTAAAGCAAACAATAAGAAAAGATGTGACGAGTGTCAAAAAGAGTATATAAAAAAATATGATAGAGAACGTAAGACAAAAAATTCCGTAAATCAATTTTAAACAGAAAATAATAAAACACCTCGTAAACCCTTTATTATTGGGCGTTTGCGAGGTGTTTTTATTTTATGGTGTTATTTCTTATTATGGATATAGATAATAAACATACTTATCCAATATATATTATATCACGCACAAAGTCAATATTCAATAGGCATTGTGTACAAAATTAAAATTGAAAAGGTGGTTATTTTACACATGATTTTCGTCACAAAGGACGAGGCGGATTATCTTCGTCAGAACATTAAGAACGTTAAGATTTTCAAAACGTGCCGTCTGAAAAACAATGGCTCTAATCGTGGTAAGAGATATGCAGAGGAAACATCTGCGGTTGTCAATCTGCTTGCCAAGTACAGAGCTGATTAAAAAATATCTTACAGTACGTCTGTAAGGGTGGGTATATCCCACTAACTTATTTAGAAAAGGAATTTATTTTTTATGACAGTAACAGAAGAACTTCCAATTTCCATTGTAGATAGTTTGGATAAGAGAAAATATCCTACGCCTGAAGAGTATAATTATTGGAAATCAAGAGAAAACAGAACATTTTTCATTGATTACGAGGTAGATGAGTTTTATAACCTCATTGAAAATAAAAACCAGCCATAATCCCATTGACTTTAGACGGTGGGTTAGGCTGGTGATAAAATCACTTTTCATTAAGAGATTTCTTAATTAAAGTTAAAATTAAATTGTTTAGACTACGATTCTGTTCTTTTGCAAGTTGTTCTAATTGTTTTTTTAAATCTTTAGGAATAGTAAGTGTCGTTCTTACATTATCTTTAGATACTGCCATAATATCATCTCCTTTTCTAAATTATAACACATACAAAAAGTGATGTCAAGGTGATAGCTAAAGTTTACAACTTGCTTACATTGCAGTGTTGACAAAGTGCTATCACCGTGATATGATAGTGATAGAAAGGTGGTGAGGCGATGCTTAAATCATTTAAGTACAGATTATATCCAAATAAAACACAAGAAATACAAATACAGAAAACATTTGGTTGTTGTAGGTTTGTTTATAATCAGACACTTGCTTATAGAAAAAATCTTTATGAAACAGAAAAGAAATCTATGAGTAAATTTGATTGCAATACATATTGTACACAAGTTCTGAAGAAAGAATATGTATGGCTTAAAGAAATTGACAAATTTGCTCTTAACAACGCAGTATTTAATATGGATAGTGCATATCAGAAATTCTTCAAAGAACATTCTGGTTATCCTAAATTTAAAAGTAAGAAAGATAATCGGAAAGCTTATTCCACAAACAGTACTAATAATAACATTGAAGTTGACTTTGAAAACAATAGAATTAAACTTCCAAAACTTAAATGGGTAAAAGCTAAGGTTCATAGAGAATTTGTTGGTATTATCAAATCAGCCACCATATCACAAACACCAAGTGATAAATATTTTGTTTCTATCCTTGTGGATTGTGAAAATTTTCAAATGAAGCCTACTGGTGCTATGATCGGTATTGATTTAGGCATTAAGGATTTAGTTATTACATCTGACGGAGATAAATTTGAAAATTCTAAAACTCTTTACAAATATGAAAAGAAACTTGCTAAAGAACAAAGGAAACTTGCTAAAAAGGCAAAAGGTAGTAGCAACAGAAATAAACAGCGTATTAAAGTTGCAAGACTTCATGAGAAGATAACAAATATCCGTATTGATAATTTACATAAAATTTCTCACAAGCTAATACAGGAAAACCAACTGATAGTGAGTGAAGATTTGAAAATTAGTAATATGGTTAAAAATCATAAACTTGCAAAAAGTATTTTTGATTGTAGTTGGTATGAACTAACAAGGCAGTTACAGTACAAGGCTGAATGGAACGGTAGACAGTATATTAAGATTGATACTTATTTCCCAAGTAGTCAGACTTGTAATGTCTGTGGATATGTTAATAAGGGAACAAAAAATCTTTCTGTAAGAGAGTGGGATTGTCCTAATTGTCACACACACCATGACAGAGATATTAATGCTGCTATTAATATATTAAATGAAGGATTAAGGTTGGTTAAATCAGCCTAAACAATAAAGCAGTACGATAGGAACTATCGGAATTTACGCTTGTGGAGTTAGTAGGTTACGAGAACGTTGAAGCAAGAAGCCGACTGGCTTTAGACGGTCGGTAGTTCACAATCCAAAGCCAATATTTATTTTCATTTACGGCTGTATGTACCAATAGTCTTGTTTCTGAGAAGTATGAAGAAGGTTATATCAAACCTCTTACGGACGTTTACCTTAGAGGTGTCAACTTTAAGGACGCAGTTATTATAATTGACGAGTCTCAGAACGCAACTTTTGATAATCTTAAAAAGACTTTAACAAGAATAGGTGAAAACTGCAAGACAATTTGCATAGGGCATACAGGACAGATTGATTTACCTAATCATAAGGCAAGTGGATTTGAGAAATATCTAAATCATTTTTCGGGAAAAGAACATTGTCAGATTTGCGAGTTGCATACTAATCATAGAGGTTGGGTATCAACTTGGGCTGACGAATTGGAGGATTAGAATAAATGGCTAAAATAACAAAAAAGAACGTTCTGTCGGTACAGGGTATTGTAAACATAGAGAACGGAAAAATAACATTTAGCGTTGAAGATATTGAGGGTGAAATTGCCCTTGCGGAACTTATGTCAGATTTCAACGGTCAGGAAGTAAAGCTGTCTGTAAACCAGACAGACGAAATTGCATAATGGGAGGAATTTAAAATTTCTACATACAAAAGATTTGAAGGTGAGTCTGATGACGAGCTTATATTTAGGATTTGTAAAGACAAAGAAAAAATAGGCACTTGGAATGATGTCAGGGATATTTTAAATAATTTGCTTAACGCTGATTTTGGCGAGTCAACTTATCGTAAGAAATTTCAATGCTTCGAGAAAATGTTCAATGCAAATCAGAAAACTTTTGCAGACACAGAAAACACCCTTAATGAAATTCAAGACCAAATTCGTGAATTAAAGAAAGAGCGATACAAACTTCAAACAGAGAAGTTGGAGAATAATAGGTGGCTTAGAGAAAATGCACGAGATGAATTGATAACTGAAAAAATAGTCAATGCAATTTCTGATATAGAACCTATCATAGTTCCTGATTATTTATCTGGAGAAAGTAATAGCAAATCTGCGATATTGGCATTTACTGATTGTCACTTTGGTATAGAGTTTTGCATAAAAGATCTATTTGGCAATGTAATAAACGAATATTCTCCAGAGATATTTGAACGCAGAATGTGGAGTATGCTCGAAAAAGTTGTTGACATCATTGCCAAAGAGGATTTGGCAGAAATTGATGTTTGGGAACTTGGTGACAGCATATCAGGACTTCTCAGATTAAATTCTCAACTGATGCACCTTAGATATGGTGTCATAGATTCGGCAATAAAGTATGCTGAATTTCTTGCCAATTGGCTTAATGATCTTTCGCAATATGTGAAAGTGAATTTCCAAATGGTTAAGGACAGTAATCATTCGCAACTTAGACTTCTCGGACAGCCTAAGAACAGTTTTCCCGATGAAAACATGGCAAAGGTGATTATTGCTTTCATAAGGGAAAGACTTAAATATAATCGAAATGTAAACATAATTGAGAATGAAACAGGCTTTTGTTTCAGCGATGTTGAGGGTTATAACGTGCTTGGTTGTCATGGTGAGGTAAAGGATTTACAGAACTGCACAAGTTCTTTTTCAAGAGCGTACAATACAAACATTGATTACGTTTTGGCAGGTCATGTGCATCACCAAACCTCAAAGGAAAATGCAAAACATTCAGAGGTGCTTACAATACGTTCCATGGTAGGCACTGATGACTATGCTATGTCTTTAGGCAAGACTTCTGACACGGGTGCAAGCCTGTTTATATTTGATAATGAATTTGGCAAGATTGCCAACTATGATATAAAAGTAAAGTAGGTGAATACTATGATGATTAAAAAGAGTTATAACGATTTTGATACTTTTATACAGGATATTATTGATGTTTATCTGGAAAATGAGGGCTTTAGTGTTTTATGTGATTACAAGTTGGCTTGTAAGATTATCAAGAAATTTTTATCATTTGACGATAAGACTAAAATTAATTCTATTTCTCTTGATCCGCCTGAGTGGAACGGATATGGTGGCGAATTTGTTGTTTCAACTTTTGAAAACGAGTTGTTCTGTGAAAGAGCAAGACGTGACGATAAGCCAATAATTGTTGGTGATGAGAGTATTGTTTTCGTTCAGCGAGATTTTGTCGGCAAGGATTTTATTGAAGAAGATTATGTTCCAAAGCTTTATTTTGGTTTTACAATTAACGAATAATTTGTAGTTAAATACAACTCCTTTTATTATATTTTGCAGGATAGCAAGCGTTATCCTGCATATTGTCGGATAGCTCAATCGGTAGAGCAATGCACTGTTAATGCGGAGGTTGTGAGTTCGAGTCTCACTCTGACAGCCAAAACAGAACTCAACACGCCTCTTAAAAATGCGTACCACGTTGAGTCTTTTAAATGAAAAATCTGACGAGATTTTTGCACGGATAGTTGACAAAGTTTTGTTGACTATCCTTAGTTTTAATTACAAAGTAATTCAACCTCATGCACCTCTTAACAATGTGTCCCAGTGAGGGGTATTTTAATGCCGTATAAATGTACAAGAGGGCTAACTTGTAAAAAGGTGGTCGGTGAGGTTTGTTGTTTCCAAAAGACGATTAAAGACAGAAAAACAGCGAGCTATGGAGTTATGGTTTTGAGAATTTTGTATTACTCCAAAAACAAAATTCAAGCCCTTATGGGCGAAATAAAGAAGATTAAGTGTGAGGGCAACACTCTAAAGAAATCCCATTTGAAGAATAAGTGCTAAAAGCAGCACTCTAAAGAAAGCTTGAGATGAGAAGAAAGGAGAGGTTAAATGGCTAAGAAAAGCAAACGTATTCAAGTACATGATGATGAAATACTTTCAAAAATCAATTCTGAAACAATGAAACTATGGAACAAATATAAAATTGATATGTCACTTAGAGAACTCTCCGAAAAGACTATCGCAGGCTATCAAAATGATTTAGAGTCTTGGTGGATATACATATACAAAAATCAGGGCAATCAAAGTATTATTGACTTAACGGAAGATGATGTAACTGAATTTTTATATTTTTGTAAAACTGAGGGTAATAATTCAAGACGTATGAAAAGGCGTATGGCTTCAATTTCAGCTTTTTATAAATTTCTGCGTAAGAAGAAGTTAATTACAGAAAACCCAATGGAATTTATGGATAGACCTAAGAAAGATACAGATGTTATTACTCAGACGTTTTTAACTGTTGAACAGGTGCAGGAATTAAGAATTGCCTTGCAAAACTTAGTAGAAAACGCTGACACACATCATAAGAAACATAGGGCTTTACAATATCAGTGTTATGCTCTATTTTCATTGTCTACAATGGCTAGAGTTAATGCGGTTGCGAATACTAAGTGGGAACAAATTGATTTTGACAATAGGGTTGTCAATGATGTAGTTGAAAAAGAAGGCTACGTTGTAACTCTTTATTTTTCGGAAGAAGTTAAAGAACTGCTGTTAGGTTTACTTGAGTACCGCAAGATAAATAATATTATTGACAATGGCTATGTTTTTGTTTCTTATACAGACGGAAAGTTTGATAAGGTAACTAATGGTACATTAAATTCTTGGTGTCATATTATTGGTGAAATGATTAATGTTCCAACGTTACACGCTCATGATTTTCGTCATTCTGGAGCTACCCTATATAAAAATGCAGGTATGTCACTAGAAGATGTTTCAGCATTGCTTAACCATAGTGGAACTGACGTAACGAGAAAATTTTATATTAGGGTTGATAAAAAGAAAATTAGTCAGAACAAGGATAAATTTGATTTTTGAGCGATTAAGCACTCTTATTGAAAATAGGAGTGCTTTTATATTGGCTTGAAAATTAAACAAACAAAAAGGAGGTGGCTCGATTATGCCAAGGAAAAAAGTAAAAACCCCTGTAAGTACAAAAATATGTACAGAATGTGGCAAGGAAAAGCCACTGTCACAATTTTATACTACTAGAAATAGCAATATTTCTACTGATGGCAAAACAGTAAATATATGTAAGTCTTGTGTTAAAAAAGGTTCTTATAATTCTGATGGAAGCTTAAATATAGAAGCGTTCCAAAAGAAACTAATGTTAATGGATAAACCATATATACCAGAAGCTCTTGACTCTGCTATGAGTGAAGTAAGAAGATCATTAGAATTGGGCAAGGGTAGAACCGATATTATAGGCTGTTATTTTAAAAATGTGTCAACATTGCCACAGTATACGAAACTATCTTTTTTAGACTCTATGAACTTGTTTAATCAGGGCAAGTCTATTACTGAGGCAGTAACTACAACGGAAAAACGCAATATACTTCCTCGAAACGAAGAAGTATATGTAAATATGGTTGATGATTTCGTTGTTACAAACGATATTACTGACTTATTTGGCGAGGGGTACACAAAATCACAGTACCGAAAAATGAAGAAAAAGTTTGATAAATTGAAAGAAAACTACTCAATTCAAACAAACTTACACGAGGAAGCTTTGGCAACCTATGTTCGTTTCAAAGTGAAAGAGGAAGAAGCTACAGCAGCAGGAGATGTTGGAAGTGCTGACAAATGGAATAGAGCTGCCCAAGATGCTGCCGATAAAGCAAAGTTGACTCCAAAACAATTAACGCAGGCTGATTTGCAAGGTGGAGTAACTTGCATTTCGGAAATATCAAAAGCTTGTGAACAAGCGGTTGATATTGTTGAAATATTACCTAAGTTTAAGTACCAACCTAACGATGCTCCTGATTTTATAATATGGTGCTATATTAACTATGCTAGAAAATTAAAAGGATTACCTAAGTGTGAGTACAAGGAAGTATACCAATTTTATGATGATATGAAGAATGAGTACATTTCTCAGTATGGAGATCCCTATGGTATTTTTACTGATGACACATCGAAAAAAAATAGGAGTTCTGTTGAAACGTTTATAAAACTGCCAAAAGATTATGAGAATGGTGACAAGTAATGAACTGGCAAAGAATAAAAGATTTTGAAAAAAATAGTGATAGTGTATTTGGTAAAAATCTACACAATTATTACACTTTTATAAGTTGGGCTAAGTGGTATCCTGATTTATTACTTGACTTAATGAAACCCGAAACAGGTGGATTAAATCTACATTTAGATCAACGTACATTTTTGCGTTGTGACGTTAGATTTATGAGTATGTATGGAACGTTTAGCCGTGGATATGGTAAAACATTTGACGAGGTACTTGCTATGGTCGTAGTAGCAATGCTGTTCCCAAATATTGAATTGGCTCTTTCTGCACAGACTAAAGAAAATGCGGCAGATTTATTGAAATCAAAGTGGAATGAAATTGCAAAATTATATCCACTTTTAAAGGACGAAATAAGAGAAGCTAGGTTTTCAAAGGGAAATGCTTATATTGAATTTAAAAATGATGCGACCATAGATGCTATTGCAAATGCTCAAAGCACAAAGGGTCAAAGACGTAGAAGGTTAAAAATAGAGGAATCTGCATTGCTGAATAATGTACTGTTTCAAGATGCCCTTGAGCCTGTAGTTGAAGTTCCAAGACTTACGGTTGGCAGACTTGCGATAGTAGACCCAATGGAACTTAATCAGCAAATTCATTTTTTTACAACGGCAGGATTTAGGGGTTCAGATGAATATCAGCGTAGTATTTCAATGTTAGATGATATGGAAAATCTAAAGGGAAAAATAGTTTTGGGAAGTAACTGGCAACTTCCGTGTTGGTATGGTAGGGGAAGTAATAAAAGCAAAATACTTTCAAAGAAGAAAAATTCTTCTGTAGTAGCCTTTGCTCAGAACTATGAACAAGAATGGGTCGGCTGTGCTGACGGTGCGTTGGTTAATATTAATAAACTGATGAATTGCCGTACTCTAACGGAAGCGGTTTTACAAAATCCAGATCCAGAACAAGAATATTATATGGGTGTTGACGTGGCAAGAAGCCAAAAAACTTCTAATAACCAATCTTCTATTGCTGTAGTACGTGTAATTAGAAGTAAGGATAAAGGGAGAATTATTTATATTGATGTGGTGAATATTATTAATATTCCTAACGTACTTAATTTTAATGCCCAAGCTGCTATTATCAAAAAAGTTCAAAAACTTTATATGGCTAAAGTAGTTGTGTTAGATGCTAATGGACTTGGTGTTGGATTGGCTGATGAACTTTTAAAAGACACGATTGACAATTCTACAGGTAAGGATTTGGGCTGTTGGGACACTATTAATGACGATAATGTTCCAGAAGTTCCTAATTCGCCACAAATACTTTACAATATGAAAGCTCAGACTTGGCAAAATGAAATTGTAAGCACTTTTATAGATATGGTGGATAGTGGCAAACTTAGATTGCTGGAAAAAAGACAAGATAATGATTTTACCGATAATGAATGGGATAGTTTTGACGATAAAGTTAGACCTTTTATTGAGACAGATGCTTTTATTGAAGAAGCTGCGAATTTAAAGATGAAACATCTTAATAACGGCAACATTACTATTGAACAAGTTGTAAAAAAAGTAAATAAGGATAGAGTTTCGGCATTGATCTATGTGTTGTGGTACGTTAATAAATATGCCCAAGACATAAATAACGATGAATACGATTATTGTTGTTTGTTCAACTAATGTAAATACAAATGAAAGTGAGGTGAAGCTATGCCTGAGAATATTGCAGAGAATACTGAGAATGTTATTGAAAACAATCAGGATAAAACAGAAAGTGTTTCAGAAACTAACTCCATGTCAAATACGCAAGAGCGTTCCTATGAGTCAAATGCTTTTTATGAAATGACATCTTTTTGGGAAGATTGTATTGAAGATTTGCCTATCAATATTGAGGATATTAAGAAATTTGCTCATAATCCGCAAATACATATAAAAAATATTCGCAAAATTTGTCGGTGGGCGTACTATGAAAATGGCTCTGTTATGACTTCTATCAACTATCTTAAAACCATGTTCACGTTAGATAAGGTGGTTTATTCAAAGTCAAAGACTAAACGCAAGAAGAAATTTGAAAACGCAAGGCAGTTAATGCAACAAACTCTTGACACAATAAGATATAAGGAAGTTATTCGAGATAATTTGTTTAACGATATGATTGAGGGAATGGACTTTAAATACTTTGAGATTACAAAGTCCGTATTCGCTGACAAGTACCTTGATGACATTGATACTTTAAATATTGTAGAGATTAATGAACTGGGAGTTAAATGTGCAGTTATTAATCTGCCTGTTGACTATTGTCGTATAGTTGGCAGAAAGAATGGTTCACCTATTGTTGCTTTTGATTTAAGATACTTTGACGATATGGCAGAAGACGATAAAAGAAGAAAACTACAGGCTTTTCCAAGAGAAATTCGAGAAGCGTATAGTAAATATTCAACTCACGATAATATTAAGTCATGGAAAGTTTTAAATAACGATAATACAATGGTAACAAAAATTAACTGTAAGGCTATTAATCCTTATGGTGTTCCATTAATGATTTGTGCGTTGGGCGATGTATTGTACGCAGATTATTTCACTTCTACAAAGCGGAATATACTAGATCAGTTGAACAATCAAATTATTTATCAAACATTTCCTGAAGCAAAAGACGGACGTTGTACTTTGACGGAAAGCCAGCAGAAAAACCAACATAAGGTAGTTAAAGATGCTATTACTACAAGACAAAATAAATATGGCAAGTCATTTTTCTCGCTTGCCGCAGGTACAAAATTAAATGACATAAAAGTTGACACTTCTATTTTTGATGAAAAGAACGAAAATGCCAATAAGTCAAAAGTGCCTGCCGATTTGGGTATCGCTAGTAGTGTCCTTGACGGTAATAGTACAGGAAACTATGCTGTTGCAACACTTAATTTGGAGTTGGTTGCAGGAAATGTATATGATTGGATAAATATGTTTATTATGGAATTGAATAAATGTATTAACGCCAATATTATTAAGGATAAAAAGCTTTATATGGAGTGTGCTATTTTACCTGTTACTTTTGTAAATAGAGATAAACAGGTTAAATATATGACCGACCTTTATGCTAGAGGTAAGGGGTCTTTGACGGCTTGGATTGCAAGCACTGGTTGGGATAGCGATGTATATTTGTCACTTATGGATTATGAACTAGATAATGATTGGGAAAATAAATATCCAACGCATAAGACGAGTTATACCATGAGTAGCAAAGATAGCGACCCAAGTGATGCAGACCACTCAAATGGTGGTAGAAGTAAGGTAGCTGAAAAGACAAACGAAAATAGCATAATGAGCGAAAATCTAAATGGAAATGCTCAACCAAAACCTTCAACAACAAACTAAAACCTAAGTTGCGTTTAGTGACTAGGTTTATTTTATGTCAGAAAAGAGGTGAAAGTTAGTGTTTCATTGTGAAATAAGCGAAGCAAAGAGGTCGGACGGTCGCAGACGTGTAAAGTTGGTACTACACGAAATTCATCAAGACCGTAATCACTATAACAAAAATGGTATTAGTTACAATGAGCAATATGTTAGAGATAACGCAGATAGTATTATTGGTATGCCTATTTGTGCAACATTTTTGGATAGTGAAAAAGATATTCCATACGATCATGGAATGACAGGTCAAGACGGCAATATGCCATTATTTGAAAACTCTGTTCAAGTAGGTTCTGCTGATGGTTGGTCTATTGAAGATATTCAGATTGATGGTGAGAAACATAAAGTTCTTATTGCCGAGGGTTATATTAATCAGCAACGTTATCCACATTTTGTTGAATGGCTTGAAAACAAAATCAATGATGGTGATACAATATATGGTTCTGTTGAATTTGTTGGTAAGGGCAAAAATAAAATAGTGTATGACGGAGAGCCTGTCGAAAAAGGTAGAGTACCAAAAGTTTATGACTATAGTGGATATTGCATTTTAACTGTCGAGCCTAGTGACGATAGTGCAATACTGATAGAACTAAATCAAAAGATAAAGGAGGACGAGAAAGTGGACGAAAAGACACTTAATCAGATTATTTCTGCTGTTGAGAATAAGATTACTGAACTCAATACTAAAAATGCAGATTATGAGAGTAAGATTGCTGAAATGAATGAGATTATATCTACAAAAGATGCCGAGATAGCAACTCTTACAGATGAAAAGGCAACAGCCGAAACAAATGCTTATCAGAAAGACGAGAAGATTAATGAACTTAACGGACTCGTTGAAACAATGAAAGCAGAATTGAATGAACTTAAAAAGTCTGCAAAGATTGCAGAACTCAATTCAGCTCTTGGAGATTTTTCAGACGATGAAAAGAACATGGCAAAGGATAAGCTTGACAAGTTCAATGCAGATCCTATGGGGTGTGGTATCGAGGTAAACGATATTGTTACAGAAATCAACGCTTGCATTGGTGCCGAGACAAAGAAGAAGGAAAAGGCAATGGCTGTTGAGATTAATTCTCAGAACAATTTTGCCGCTGACATATTTGGTTGCGTAGATACCGACAACGATGACGATAAGAATGACAAACTCGATATTGATAATCTGTTTGTATAAAAAATACGATTGGAGGAATTATAAATGATTAAATTTGCAAATATTGGTGATTTCAAGGTAGCGCAGAATTTTGGCTATCTCAAGACACCTGTTGTTCTTGAGAACGGCATGGCTGTTACATATGATCTTAAAACAAAGGCTGTTGCTCTGCCAACTGCAGCAACAGCAAAGCAGGCTGGTCTTGCAGTTGTAATGAACAGAATTGATAAGCCTGAGACACTCACACCAAATGATTATAGAATTGAGGTTGGTGAGTTTCCACGCATTTTTACTCTTGCTTCTCTTGCAGGACATCTTTTTGATATGGACGATACAGTTGTAACAACAGCTTACAATACACTCGCAGTAGGTGACAAGCTTGTAGTTGGTACTGATGGTAAGTGGACTAAGAGTGCTGATGTTTCTGGTTATGCAGAGTATCTTGAAGTTGTGGAAAAGACAAGTTTTGGCGGTAACGGACTTAGAGTCGTTGTACACGCTTAATTAATGAATGTAAAATAAAGGACGGTGTTTTAATAATGATTAATACTTCTTTTGAACTTAATAATCTGAATAAGTCTGAGGTTGCTGTTAAGAACGCAAAGGCTTTCAACGAAGTAGTTGAGATTTGTTCTGCTCTTTTTGCAGGCAAAGATACATCAAAGTACAATCAGAAGGTAGACGCAGTACGTTCAAGAATTTCAAAGCTTGGTGAGCAGGCACTTGCAGGCGATAGCAGAGCAGTTGCAGAGATTAATACCATTGTAAAGTATATTATACAGCCAAGACTTCTTGAGGCAACAAAGGTATTTAATTTCCTTGGTAACTATCATGAGATTGGCTATGATGAGCAGCCAAGAATTAAGACTTATTCTTATGAGGGTCTTGATGCTAGACTTCAGGCTTCTGGTGCTGATGTAGGTTTTGCAGGTAGAAAGTGGGTAGAGTACCCAATCGTAACTCAGACAATTTCTTCTGGTATGGCTATTGATTATCGTGAGCTTGCTTCTGGTAATTTTGCTGGTACTGTAGCAGAGGAAATGGCACAGGTACAGACCGACATGAATAATAAGGGTGTTGCTTATGTGTTTGATGTCATTAAATCTGCACTGAAGAACAATACTGAATTTAAAGAGAGCTATAAAGAGTATGACTCTGTTCCAACTCAGACACAGGTTGATGGTATGATAAATAGGGTTAGAAAGCTTGGCAAGGTCGGTATTGCAGGCGACTTCTCACTTATTTCTGGTATCTGTGATTGGAACGGTTATAAGACAGTTGGTTCTACACCAATTCCATTCTTCAATGCTACACAGGTAGATGAGATTGCAAGAACAGGTCTTAATGGCTTTTATAAGGGTTCAGCTCTTATTGAAATTGAGAACCCATATAACTTCGCAAAGCCACTTGCTGACAAGTCAGGTTTTGACACATACTACAATCCAAATGATCTGTGGTTTATTGCACAGGGAGTAAATTCTCCAGTAAACATCTTCAGACGTGGCGGTATTACAACTATGACAGGCAATGATGTTGAGACAGGTACAGTAAAGACACGTTTCGATATGGAGCTTGGTGCTGACGTTGTAAAGGGCAGAGAATTTGAAATTGGTCTGCTTACAAAGCAGGTTATAAAGCAGGATTAATTACATAATAATTATTGATGTGGCGAGGGTGTAAGCTCTTGCCACATTATTATTATATTTGAAAGGAAGATTAAAATTTGGCAAATGTAAGAAAAAATACAACTACTGCCACAATTAATAACGATATTACAGAAGTAAAGTCCAAAAGGGAAATTCAGCTTACCGATAGAGTGTTTTTGGAAAACACTCGTAATTGGGAACTGGGTTTCAGGGCTGTGGAAACACAAAGAGATATTACTATTCCACCAAATGCAAAGAAATTTGCACAGCTTAATGTTGGAGAGGTTATGGCTCAGATACAGGAAGGTAATGGAATGTTTTGTGGTACTGACGGCTTTGGCAATAACGCTTACCTGAAAATTCTTGACGAGGATATAAGAAGATACGTTTTTTCACTTGACGAGAATGATAATAATGATCCTGTTATTCTTGATATTAACAGTGTAAAGGCACTTCTTGGCATTAGCAATAAGGCTGATTTTATGGCTGAACTCTCAAGACTTGTAGTTACTGAAGGCGATAAAAAAATGATTATTCCACTTGCCAAAGAAGTTGGAATTGACAATGTGGCAGTTTATAAGCGTAACGAAATAGAAAATATTTCAGGCTATAAGTTTTAAGAAAGGGTGTGGTTAAAATGGCTACTACCTATGAAGATGTGGTCGCTGTTTTTGAGTCCACATTTCTTGAAAGGGTTGCGTTAAGCGACGACCTTGTTTTTCAGTGGTTTAAAATGGCTTGTGGCGAGTTTTCAACTCAAATTAGTCAACTTTACTTTAATAATGAGAAAAGAATATTTACTGATATTGACGGAAACGATATTGTTTTGAATCAGATAGTTGTTAATATATTGGGCTATACAATAAAGAGATTTTATTGTGAAAGACAATATAGCAAAATTGTCAAACGTAGCAACATAGTTTCCAAGGATTTATCAATAAACAACTCAGAGGGTGACAAAAGACAAGCTAAAGTTGAGATTGATTGGGTGAACTTTAAAATAGTTGACCTTTATGAGCAACTTAAAGACACTGCGTATAATTGAGGTGGTTGAATGAGTAAAGAATGGTACTTAATTCAGCAACCGTATTATACGGAAGGTTCTGAAAAACCAGATTTGTTGTTTGATAGTGAAATGTCTTTTAATGACGTTTTAGAGGATAGTGTTATTGAAGATGATATTATTCTGTGCAGTGGAGTGTTTGATGGTAAGAATTTTGAAAATGAATTTGCTACAAAGGGCATAATTCAGAATGAAATACCTGACACGCCAACGCAAGCTTGGCAAAGACAGGTTTTAACCTATATTAGTACAATATCGGACTATAAGTACATTAAATACGATAATAAGATTTGGCTAATATTGACCGAGCCTACAAATAACAAACTGTATGAAAAATCTATTTTGTATTTGTGTAATTATGTTATTAAGTGGCAAGACGAAAACGGCATAGTTCACTATAAGCCGTGTAATATTCAAAATGCTTCACAGTACAACTCAGGCACAAATGAGACAAAAGTAATTACCATTGGCTACGATCAGTTAATGATGTATATTTCGCTTGACGAGGAAACGAAATATTTTCCGCACGATAAGCGTTTTTTCATTGACTATAATGATAAAGAGCCTACACCTTACAGAATTACTAGACCTGATACTGTCAGCTTTTCTTTTGGAAATGGCAGATGTATGCACATTATCTTGTCAGAGAGTCAATACAATCCGCAGACAGATAGAATTGACCTTATGCTATGTGATTACTTTAAGCCTAATGATGCAACCAAACCTGTTGAAATATCTTACAGTGGTAATGCAGAAATTCGTTGTGGTGGTACAGTTAAAACATTTACTGCAAAAACAGATAAGAGTGTCACTTGGTCTTTGAAATTACTTGATAAACAACAAGATTTTATTACCATGATAGTAAATGAAAATAAGGTAAAGATAAAGTGTTTAAACAACAATGCTTTAATCGGTAGTTCTTTTAAATTGGTTTGTATAGTTGATGATGTTTTGTCTGAATTGTTAATTAATATAGTGGGAGGTGTGTAAAATGCCAATAAATTCTGTTATATCGGAATGGAAAAATAAAGCTATTTCTATGATATTGTCACAAGATAATATATTAGATTTATTTGAAAAGGACGAGGAAGAATTAGAAAATATTGTGTATTCTAATATATACCCTTTTTTATACATACCTTACACTCAAACTGATGTAGAACTGTACCTTAACATTGAAATTTCAGTTCCGAAAGTAATATGGGGGGCATTTAAGGGTTATCCTCAAATGATAATCCAAATAATTTGTCACCAAGATAAAATGAGACTTAACAAAGCTGGCATTTCCAAAACAAGAATGGATTATGTGTCTGAATTATTAGGTCAGTTATTTAACAACTCAGATGGTTGGAGTGGTAACAGAATACAACTTATTTCAGACGTACCTGATAACTTGTCACCTGTTTATAAAAGGCGCACCTTAATATTCCAAGGTGAAGAACTTACGATAAATCCGTGTGAGGGCAATTAGTTATGGATGAACTTTCGATTTATCGTAATAAAAAAGAAACATTTATGTTAGGCAAGTTTGAAATTCACAACCCAACTTTGGACGAGATTTCAGACGAGTCAAAACTAGGTGAAAAACAGTTTTGGGTCATTGTGTCTGACATAATTTCAACTCCATATGATAGAAGGCTATATCTTTGGAGCAAGGGTATTGATTTTAACTCAGTAGATAGTTTTGACTTGTTTTGTGATATTGTCGAAAATCATTTACTAACTGATGTTTCATTTATAATCCGTAATATTGACTTTGGTAAGATGAAACGCTATATTGACACGAATAGCGGTGATATTATTTTATTTGATGTTTATAACAATATTCAAATAGGTAAAGCAGATTATGAACTGCTTACTGAATATTTCAGGAAAATGCTTAATATCGCTGATAACAATATTAAAGATGGAAATGAACACACCCGAAAATGGAGATTACAATATGAATTAGACAAGCTTGAAAGACAATTAGCTAGGGGTGAGTATCAAGAAAAAGAATTTCACTCTATTTTGTTGCCATATATTTCAACATTAACAAATATTGAAGGGTTTAAATACAACTGGGACACGGTTTGGTCGTTACCTATTAATGTTTTTTATGATTGTCTTTTAAGAAATCAAATCATAAATCAAGCACAGAAGCTTACCACAGGTTTGTATAGCGGTACTATTTATTATAAGGACATTAAGAATAAAGAAGAATTAAATTGTTTCCGTACATGGTAACGGAAACAATAGAAAATAAAGGAGGAAATAATATGTTTAATCCAGACAAAGTGCTTTTTAAACAAGCTATTTCAGGTCAGATGTTTTCGCCTACTGACGGAGTGCTGTTTTGGACTCTTGAAGATTTGAAAGACGTAAACATTCAGACCAATGCTACTTCACAGGATAAGACAGATGCAACAGGTGCGGTAATTGCAAAATACTATGATGCTGATACAGCTCAGATTACAGGTAATACATCGTTCCTTACGCTGTCACTTCTTGCTGCTCAGTGGGGTACAGAAAAGAACGTTGCAAGTTCTACTAATAAAATTCTCATTCCTAAAAGAGAGAAGGTTAAGGTGGGTGGCGACATAACAAAGATTACTTTGAGTAAAGTTCCTGTGGGTGGAATATCATTCATTTATCTGCTCAATGAAAGGAAGGAACAGGTTGCTTCTTACAAATATGCAGCGGTAAATTCAGAAAAGGAATTTTCACTTGATGCGGCTAAGAAAGAAATTACACTTCCGACAGATACTGCTATCAAGGAAGGAATGACTATTCAGGTATATTATACATATGAGTCTGAAAATGCAGTTGACATTACAAAGAGTACGAATGATATGCCAAAATCAGGTGAATTTTGGCTTGAATCAATCTTTACAGATATTTGTGATAAAAATATTGAATATCATGGTTGGGTTGTCATGGCATCTGCACAGCTTTCTCCTGAGACTCAGATACCACTTGACAAGACGGGCGACTTCCCATTTACTATTGACTCTCTGAAGGACTATTGTAGTGACGAGGGTCAGCTTCTGAGATTTGTTATTCCAGAGGATTAATATGGAAAACAATCATGAGTGTGTTATTTGCGGTAATGGATATTATGCGTGTAATAAATGTGATAAAATAAATAGCTGGAGAAGATATGTAGACACACCATCTTGTTATCAATTATTTTTAATCATAGAAGAATATATGCACGAGGTTATCTCCAAAGCTGAAGCGAGAAAACTACTTGCTAATATTGGTATTACTTTTAAAACATTAAAAAAGGAAGATTATAAAGAGTCGGTTTATAATGTTTTGGCTGATATTACAAATTTCAAAAATGGCACAACAAGTAAAAAAATTAAATAAAATAGAAAGGGCGGTTATTATGATAAGTATTGACCGCCCTTATTTTTTTTATAAAGAGGTAGAAATGACAGATAGAAGCAAGTTTAATGTAGATAAAGACAAATCAAAACGTAGTTATAATGGTATTATTTTCGACTCAGTGTTAGAAATGAAATATTATCGTGATGTACTTTGTCCCTTAGTGGAAAGCGGTGAAGTGATTTCGTATGAGTTACAGAAACCATATGAACTGCAACCGAAGTTTGTTCACGATGGCAAAACTGTGTTGCCAATTAAATATGTCGCTGATTTTGTGGTTACTTATAAAGATGGTGTCACTGAAGTTATAGATACAAAAGGTATGCCAGACTCAGTGGCAATACTTAAACGTAAATTGTTTTGGTATTGCTATCCATACATTACATATAAGTGGATTACTTATGTTAAAAAGTATGGTGGTTGGATTGATTATGATGAGTGTAAGAAACTGAGAAACGCAGAAAAGAAACGCAAGAAAATGGAGGAAACTTGAATGAAAAATAGGCTTAGTTTTGCGGAAATGCAGGCATTTATAAATAATGTAGTCAAGGGTACAGTTGAGTACGGAGCAGGATATGAAGGAATTTTGCGTAAATATTACGTTGTCACTCTTTACGGAGAACATAAACTTTCATCAGATGATATTGCAGAGATTTATGATAGTGGAGAGCTGGATAGGGAATATAATAACATTGCTTGGGAGTTGATTGACAGAAATCAGTATTGCCTAATTACTAAAGCTATTGACAGTGGTATTAACATGAATGTTAGATACAAGGCGGCTGAAAAGGTTATGAGCATGGCAAACATAGCTATAACGGAGCTTGCGAATAAGGCAAAAGAAATGATAGAACAGACAAACAATACTATGAAGGATTTTGACACTGGAAGTTTAAATGAGGTACTGAAAACATTGAAAGACAGTAATGACATGGCAAATAAAATTGTAATTTCAAACAACAAGGACGGTGACTAATATGTTCTTTGCAGAACAGGAAATAACACTCGGAATAGTTCCTAATGCTAGGAATATTCATAGGTTTGTGTATTTTACACAGGTACGCCCCTCTGTGGTTAATCTGACAACAGATAGAACGGTCAATGGTAAATCAATTATAGGTCTTTGTAGTCTTGGTTTAAGAAATGGTGACAAAGTTACGATAGAAACACATAGTAAAGTTTCTCAGGAGCAAGCTGACGAGGATTTAAAGCTTGTTGTAAAGTGGTTGCGTGGTGAGGAATAAATGGTTGTAAAAAACCTTAAAGAACTAGAGCGAGAACTAAGAGCAAGAATTGATTACGCTCTGCTTACAGATGTTGCCGAGGTTGTTACCACTGTTATGCTAGATCATATTGAAAGAGATGTTTACGATAGTTATGTACCACATGAATATGTAAGACGATACGATAATGGTGGTTTAATGGATATTAATAATATTAATTCTTCTATCGAAGGTGACACTTTAGTTGTTGAAAACAACACAATGGCTAACCCTTATATTTTTGTACAGGGGAAAATGATTAAGTCAGACAACGCAGGTCAAGAATTAGCACCTATCATTGAAACTGGTTGGGGGTACGATTTTGGAGATTGGACGTATCATGGTGTTGCTAGACCATTTGCATATAACACAAAAGAGGATTTAAGTGATAACAAATATCACGTTATAGCTTTAAAGCAAGGACTTAAAAGACAAGGAATAGAGGTGAAGTGAAATGGCAGATGATTTAAAAATACGAGTTCCTGTGGAACTTGACACAAGTAAAGTTAAGGACGATATACCTAAATTAAATAATGTACTTGCAAATGATAATAAGGCTCATGCTAAAATCATTGGTGAGTTGGACTTGAATAAAACACAAAAGAAAATTCAATCTCAACTTGCTACAATCAGCAAAAATCTAAAAATAGATATTGGTGGTTTAAATGTAACTTCTATTCAGAGTGGTATAAAGGTTGCTGAAAAACAGGTAGTTAGCTCTGTTAAAAATATAAAGCATGAGATACAGAATATTGACACAACTCTTGCAGAAACTTTCAAGGCAGGTTTTAATAAAGACGGACAGATAGATATTGTTAAAACTATTGAAAATGCAAGAAAAGTTTTGAGTCAGTTTGGTAATCCGACATTTTCATGGACTAAAGATAGTTCGGGTGAAGTTACTCAAATTACGGCAGAAGTTACAAGCTTGACAGGTCAAGTTGAAAAACTGAAATATGCTCTGAACGAAACAAATGGGTCATTTGACTATCTATCGGGTAGCAGTTCTGAAAAGGGTATATTAAAGCTGATTGCGGATATTGATAAGGCTAAGTCAAAATACACAACACTTCTTTCCGAGTTTAAGTCATCAAATTCGGGCATTGAAACAGGACTCACTAAGGAAATCACAGATGTTAATAATGCTATTAATAACCTTGGTAAAGGTGGCTCTGTTGCGGAAGTTGATAGTTTATTTAATACTCTCAAGACTACTGCGAACGAGATTAAGCAAAATCTTGATACCACTTCAAGTTCATTTAATAAAGTAACAAATGCTGAAAACACTTTGGCAAAAATGCCTGCCACAATACAAGAAATTTCAAATAACTTTTCTAAGCTGAAAAATCAGCCACAAGAAATTGTGGATTTAATTCAAGGTTTAAACACTCAATTAATCAAGGTAAAAGATACCGAGGAGAATTTTGGACGCAATAAACAATGGTCTGAAGAATATCGTGAGTTAGTTGTTTCGGTTAAAAAAGCAGAAACAGAAATAAAGAGCTTACAGTTACTTGAAAAATCTGATAATTCTGAGGCACAACAGCAAGCTCATTATTATAATAAGATGTTTGGTGAAATCAAACAGATTAATAAGCTTAAAAAGCAACAGGTCAATGCTGGCGAGCAAGAAAATGTTGAGCTAAAAAGACAGATTAAAAATCTTGAGAGTAGAGTTTCTTATGACGAGAAGCAGCTTAAAAAGAAGAAACTGATTACAGAAGAACTTGAAAGACAAAAGAATGAATTAATAAACATTGGTAGGGAAGAACTTAGATTAGCCAATTCTCGTTCTGCTGATAAATCGTCAGCTACATCTACTAAAACAGAAAATAATGTAGCTAGACTTACGCAAAATCTCACCACTTTAGAAACGAAGTGGAAAGAGTCGCCTGTTTTTAATGGAGAATTTCAAGAAAAGTTTAATGAGTTAAAAACAAGTTTGTCTAATGTAGGTGGTGATCCTAAAGCATTAGACGAATATCGTATTAAACTCAATGAACTAACAAATGAGTTAAAGAGGGCAGATGTAGCTTATAAAGCTAGTTTTTCTAGCAATAAATCACAACAGAATATAGAAGCTACAAGGCAGAACATTAAAAAGTTAATATACACAATTCAGACATGGCAACAGGCTAATACTAAAGCCATGGGCAAGAATACTTTTAATGGCGGTACATATCAGGTTGAAACTGATAATATGATAGCTTCACTCAAAAAGTTGCTTAATGCTAGTGATTTAACTGCGAGTGATTTGAAAGCAAATGTTGATAGAATAAATCGTAGTTTTAGGACAATGAGTTCTGAAGCACAGGCGGCAGGTGTGAATGGGTTAAGCTTTTTCGATAAGATTAAAGAGGACGCTTTAAAATTCACAAGCTGGATGAGTTTAACTACTGTGATTTCAGGTATATCCAGAGAAGCTGTTAAGTTCTATAATAATGTTGTAGATATTGATACAGCTATGACAGAATTGCGTAAGGTTACTGATAACACAAATCAGCAATATGCCGAGTTCTTTGATAATATAGGTCAAAAGGCTAAAGATTTAAAGATTGATTTGTCTGATCTTATTTCTCAAACCGCAGAATGGGGTAAACGTGGTTATAGTTTAGATGAAGCTGAAACACTTGCCACAAACTCAGGTATTTATTCAGTTGTTGGTGAAGTAGATAATGCAACAGCAGTACAAGACCTAACAACAGTTATGAAAAGCTATAACATGACAGTTGATGAGTCTATCAATATTGTCGATAAGTTTAACGCAATATCAAACAAGTATGCTGTTTCAGCAAGTGATATTGGTGATATGTTGTCAAGGTCAGTATCTTCACTGAGCGTAGCAGGAAATACACTAGACCAAGCAATAGCAATGGGTACAGCCATTACAGAAATAACTGGAGACGCAGCCGAAGCGGGTAAACGCAAATTGCCCGACTATATAATAATATATAGTATGCAGATAACTATATCGGTCAAAGGCTAAAGGATAGTTAAGACCGAGGTAAGACTCAATTTTTTTGAGTAACCGTAGAGACTACAGGATATATATGGCAACATATGTATTGAAGTTATCCGTCCTTATTACAGGGCGTAATATATAGTCCGAGCATCGTATTATAATCCTACAAAAAGAAATACGAGAGTTAGCCAGAAATGACTAACCGCTACATATTTAATGTAGTCAGTACCAATATAATTGGGAAAGTAACAGATTGAACAGTTTGAAAGTCCTGTCAATGCGACTTCGTGGAGCAAAAACAGAACTTGAAGATGCAGGCGAGTCAACAGAGGGTATGGCAGTATCAACCTCAAAACTGAGGGAAGATATTAAAGCTCTTACTAACGTAAATGGCACAGGTGGCTTTGACATAATGAAGGACTCTCAGAACTTTAAGAGTACCTATGAAATTATGAAAGGTATCGCCAATGTTTGGAACGACCTTACTGATACGTCAAAAGCCGCTATCATAGAAAAAATCGCAGGTAGAGTTTACCTGAATGTACAGAAATGTGCATAAAGAATATATTTAATTGCAGGTAATGAGTAAAGCCTTACACCACAATAATGAAGAAATTACATTATGACGGTGCGAAAGCAGAAATAATGTAAGGATTGTATAAGGTCAAAAGCCTAAGTACAGTAACAATCTCTGTTCATGCAGCTAAGTACCCTAACGTTATCCTAGACCATAGGACAGTTTAAGTCGAGGGTAAAAGTTCAACGACTATTCCCCATATGGGGTTGCAACAACAAAATAAAGGTGGAAATCCTGAATAGTTGTAACAAAAGAAGTACGGCTCAATCGCAAATGGAGTGGGAGAATAACCCTTAAATGGAAAAGGTATAATTGCTGTCATAAATGACGTGATTAAGAAATAGTCTAAGCTCTATGTGAAAGCATAGGATATGTTATATAACATATAAGTAAATTTGCGACTTACTTTAATATAATTGAAGCAAAGAGGCAATACAATTACTGCATTGCTTACGAATATGAGTCAAGCGGATAAAATTGTTAATGACTCAATAGGCTCTGCTGGGTCTGCTATGTCAGAGTATGAAAAATACCTTGATTCCATTCAAGGAAGAGTGCAAGGTTTTCAGACAAGTATTGAAAATTTGTCAGCTACTCTGATTAATGGTGATTTAGTTAAATTTGGTATCACCAGTGGAACACAAATTATTGATGTTCTTGATAATCTCATTAGTAAATTCGGTGTTTTAGAAACACTTATTCCTACCGTTATGGCAGGATTATCATTCAAAAACGTAGGTAAACAATTATTAAAGATGCCAACTTATGCACAGCCACAAACTATATGTGCATAGGTCACACACGTTTTAAAATAAGGTTGCCAAATTGCTGGGAACGGCTAAAGCTTTGCAACTACTTGTAACAATGGTATTACAAGAGTGAGGAAACTCGGAAACAATAGCAAAGATGACATATGCTGAGATAAAAGCCTATTATACTATTATAATAGGTGCTAAGTGTTGTTAAAAATGTCAGGTCAGCAGCCAACCCCTATCGGGAGATACGGACTAGGTTCAGAGAGTAGACGGTAACTATCTTGTGGCAAGATAAAGGTGTATTCCAACTATAGGTAACACCTATAGCGTTTCAAAAAATGAATTATCCCTCATTTATTTAGTTTTGCCCTTTAACAGTAAGGGTGGGATAAAACTGTTATTAATCATTTTGCATAGTGATTTATTTTACACTATTCATTTGCGTATGTCAACACTAAATTTGTTCGTTAATAAAAATTTTACATTTATATTTACATAATGTTTGTTAATGCAACCATTATATGGCTTGACATTAGTTCCCAATATGGGTATACTAATAATAGAAATATGCGTTAGACGCATAATTTATTATTCTTACGCATAATTTATTAGTTATACGCATATTTTAGGTGCTTGCCCCTATAATATAATAGAGGTGATACCGCATGGGAGAAACTAATAACAAAAAGAATGTACGTAAAAAGAAGGAGGAGTTGATAGATATGGCAGTTATGAGTAAACCTGTAAATCTTGCCTTCGTTGTTAGAGAAGATAAAGCGGACGAATTTATTAATTCCAAGTCCTCCGCAGCAGTTATTTCAAAAATAAAAAAACAGGCAAGAGAGATGATGAAACATTCGACTTTTAACGGACAGCCATGGGACGAAGATATTAGGAAATCACTTGAAGATTAAACTATAAGTATTTCATTTTAATTAACAACTACACACAAAGGTATAAAATTATTTTAAAATTTAGAGGTGAGATTTATGGCTAAAACAATAAATGTACAGAATACTAAGATGTCGATTGAGGAGTTTAATCAATTTATTACAGCCAATTTAGATTTTATACTGAGTAATGTACCGCACAATCCTACAATAAACAAAGATGATGAGTGGAATGATAAAATCTACGATAATTATGCAAAAATCGATGACGATAGGAAGTGACATAAATGGCGAAGAAGCAATGGGAGTTGTGGTATGCCAATTTTCCTTTTGAAGATAAAAATATCTCAAAGGATAGACCTGTTATTATATTGAGTGTGCAACCTTTGTGTGTACTGTCAATTAAAGTGACAAGTCATGAAGTGAGAAAAGCCGACAAATATGACGTACCTATTACTCATTGGCAAGAGGCAGGATTAAAGCATGAGTCTGTAGCACGAATTTCCAAAACTGTATCGTTGGATAACAATAAGTTCCGAAGAAAAATTGGTGAACTACATAAAGACGATATTGATATTATTCTTGAAAATTATGTTCAGTTTTTGCTTGAGTCAGATCAGGTTAAAATGGAAAACGGCAAGGGTGACAACGAGTTACTGAACGCAGCAAATGAATAGTCATAAAATAAGACCTTAGTTCTCCACAAACACTTCAAATGTTTGTCGCTACTAGACAAGCGACTAATAAATAGTCTAGTTCAAATGTAGTTTCATATAGTCTCGCCTAAAGCGAGGCTATATGTTTTAATTGGCATAAACTACAAAGCGTTAAAGTCAAAAAAATAAATAGAATACAATGCAAATAAAGCTCCGATATTCTCGGAGCTTTTGTTATACATGAACACACATTGTTTACTTTTGCCCATTTGTACACTTGTGTACACTCATATACTCATACTCATTATCTATTCCCTCAAATTAACATTTACGTTAATCCAATCCTTGCCGTCACGTTCCATAGTGACAGTATAGTATAATCTGCCCTTAACACCAAAACTATTTTCAGCGTCCACATAAGATGATACAGTGTAGCTATCATTATGATGCGTAATAAAGTTTTTATCGTACATCGGATAGTCTGCTGTTGCAGGAGCTTTTAACTGTTTGTTTACATAGAATTTAGCCGCTGTGTAAGCTTCTTGGCTGTAGTCTTTTTCGTAGTGTAGGGCTTTAGAAGTTAAGTCAATAATCATTAATATAAACAAAATAACAATTATTATAAATATGACAATTCTGCCTATCGAATAATGAACTTGCTCGGTAGTCTCATTATTAGTAGATGTGGTATGTTCGTTAATTACATTGCCTGTTTTCTCTTGGTTGTTTGTCATAACTATTCTCCTTTAAAATTTATATCAAAACTATAAACGAATAACTGTTAAGGTCTTTAAAACAGTTGAAAATGAGAGTAGTGGCAAGACTAATATCAGTATATTAGGCAAGACTATAACACAACTTTCAGATTTAAAGAACTTGCTTCATAATAAATCGGATATAACTTTAATTCCTGCAAATGAAGTGGCAAATGTCCGTCAGTTTAATAACCTTTTGGCACAGGGTAAATCGGTAGCTGAAGCCGAGTCAATAGCTTTAAAGGGTTGCTCTGAAACAACTCTCAATGTTGCTAGAAGTGCTAATGGTGCAGCGGTATCAGAAGAAATACTTTCCGCTTCTTTAAAGGGCGTTGCGACTTCTTCTAAGCTTGCTGCCGCTGGCATGAAAATATTATCAACTGTTGGTAATATGGCTGTCGGCTTGCTTGCAGGTTGGGTTATTGATAAGATTATAACACTTTTTGATAATATTGTCAATGGTGCAGATAATGCAAAAGAAAGTTTAGCTCAGTTCACAAGCAGTTTCTCTGACTCTATTGACAAATTAGATGAAGAAAACAAGTCAGTAAACGAATTAGTAAATCGTTATGTAACTTTGGTTGCGACAACAGATGACTTGTCAACTGTTAAGGACGATTTGAATACTATTCAGGACAACTTAATTGACAAGTACGGTAATGAAGCTAAGAGCCTTGACTTGCTTAATGGCAAAATGTCTGAAAATATTAAGAAAATCAAAGAGTGGAAAAAAGAAAAGGCTGAAAGCGAACTTTACCAAGAGTCAGATATTACTGATCCTGATGATGAAGATAGAAAGCTGAGTATTAAAGAAGCCTATGATTTAGCACAAAAGAAACTAAAAGAGGGAAGCTCTTTTAATAAAGGTTTTGGCAATGCCAATTATGGTGGTAAAGGACAAGTCTATGTAACAGATGGCTTGTTTAGTGGTTATAATTCTAATGCCGATATTAACAAAATTGGCTCTCGTGGTTATGGTGATTGGAGTAGTTACGAAAAAGAAATAGAGTCAATTCTCAAGAAGTATAGCAATGTTGGTATAAGCACTAATGGCTATGACGATTTACTTTTTGCAGGTACAATGCAAGAACGTATTGATACTATGCAAAAGGTTTATGATGAATTATCCGAGAAATGGGCAAATATTTCAAAAGACGATAATCGTAACAAGTGGTTGGCTGACTTGCAAAAAGAAATTGCCACTACAACAGAGGAATATGATAAACTTTCCAATGCCGTTGATAAATACAACGAAATTCAGAAAACACTTGAAAACTATAACACAAGTGAAGAATTTAGTAAAGCATTTGATGAAGCTCAGAAAGCTACTGAAAGCTATAGTCATGCTGTAGAAACCAAAAACATTGATGATGTTGATAGACTTTACGACTTAACTCAGCAATACAAGGACAAATTAATTGACTTGGCTAATGGTGATGAGGATTTAATTAGCTATGTCAATACTTTCTTTGAATCTTTGCCTGCAAAATTAACAACAGGTACTTTTGATATTTCTGAGTGGACGGACGATATTGACGAAGTTCAGAATAAGGCAAAATCACTGAAAGATACCTTAACAAGTCTGCAAGACGGAAGTATTTCGGATAGTGATTTAGTTGAACTGTTTAAATCATATCCTGATTTGGCTAAGTTCTCAGGCAACACGGAAAAGCTGACAGAAGAAGTTAAGAAGCTGATAAGACAAAACCCTAAAGAATTAATAAACAGATTAAAAGAACTATCAAACAGTTTGCCGAATGGCAATGATAAGGCTAATGTAGAAGGTCTTATTTCGAGCCTTGAAAAACTCGGAGAGATAGCTTCTTCTATTTCTGAAGTTAAGCTGTCTGTAGACGATATTGAGAAAATTTATGAGGAAACATTTGATGATCTTATAGATAAAGCCGAGGACGAGAAAGATGTTCTCGAAGAGCAAAAGAATATTCTTACAGAACAAAAAACTCAACTTGACAATATTATTTCTCAATACGAAACTGTTGCAAACACAGTGGAGTCTTATATTGATGAGCAGAAATCAGCTATTGAGGACAGATATAATGCTGAAATTGATGCCATTAAAGCCGTTAATGAAGAAAAACAAGATACTATTGACTTACAGGAAAAGTTAAATAATCTTGAAAATGCCAAAAAGAAAAAGGTAAATGTTTATTCTGAAGCTAGTGGTTGGCATTTGGAAACCAATACCGAGGAAGTAAACAAGGCACAGCAGGAATATGAACAGGCTAGTGCTGACAAACGTGTATCTGACCTTGAAAAACAGCGTGACAAGGAAACTTCACTGTGGGATAAGTATAAACAACAGTGGCAAGACCTTATCAATAGCTCTACCAATACAGAAAATGAACAGCTTGCCAAAGATATTTTAGGCGTTAATTGGACGGACAAAATAGCACAGCAAGACACGAATATTCTTAATGACTTTGCGAGCAAATATCAATCTTATCGTTCTCAGCTATCAGATCAGGTTGAAAAGGAAATTGAGAGCGTTGATAAAGAGATAACGGCTAAAAGCAAAGAAATTGAGGCATACAAGAAAGAAAAAGAAGCTTTATCAAACTATGTTACAGATATTACGAATAAGAACAAAGACTACATAAAACAGTTGACAGATGTTTCTGAAAAAGAAATGCAGACTATGGAAGGTAGGACTAAGTTCTTAGAGGATTGCAAAAAACGTGCTAGGGAAGCTCTTGACTATTCTGATATTTCTGTTGAGGGTGCTAAATCGAATGGTTTGTATCTTGTTCAATATGACGGTGAAACTGTTGGAACAGGGCTTGATGAAGCACAAGCAGAACAGTTAAAATCTGAACTGTACGGCAAAATGGTTTCATTAGAACTATTGGCTAATCCTATGCTTGGTAAGAACAAGGGTGCATTAACAGCTATTCTTAATGCTTTAAAGAGTAAGTTCAACATTATTAAGCCATATCGTTCAGGTGGTATTGATGATTATACAGGGCTTGCACAACTTCACGGAAAGCCAAATGCAGTTGAAACTATCTTCAATTCAGAGCAAGGCAGAAAGCTATACAACCTTGTGGCTAATACAGATAATCTTGTCAATTATATTGGAGATAAGATTTACAATGGTATAACAGATTTGGTAAGGACAAAAATGTCCTCGCCAAACAATATTCAAAATAGAAGTGACACAAACAATAAGACTATTGTATTCCAGATTGATACTGTCAATACAACAGACGGCACAACATTCTTAGAGCAGATGAACGCTTATCTGCAACAGGCTGATTTGGATAGAATAGTCGGTAAAAATTATTAAATAAACACAAAAGTAATAAAGAGCCATTAATTATTTAGTGGCTCTTATCTTTTGGAAAACAAGAGAGGTGACAAAAATGATTATGACTCCTACATTGGTATTTCCTGATGATGAGGTTGTAAAGATAGATAAACATAAGGACGTAAATGGTGAATATGATCGTGCGCCACATTTCAGTTATCAGTTTAATTGTACGGCAGGCTCGGCTATGCGTTGGGCATTGTGCGAGTACACAAACCTTAAAACAGGCGAAGTTAATCACTCTTATTTTCCAAAGGGTGGTGACATAAACATCTTTTACAATGGTGATAAAGTTGGTGTTAATGAGTTAGTTTTTAATGACATTGCAGAGAACGGTCATGATTACCAATATCGATACATTCTTTTTCAAACAGACCCTACAACCATAGCTGACGACACTCAACATGGAGATGGTGTTGGTTTGTATGATATGTATTTCTGCCGTGGTAAAATCCAATCTTCGGGTACTACATCAAGTTTTATGATTAACAAGGAAATTGCAAATCTCAAGAGCGCGTACTATTATGAGCGTTCCGACGGCTCAGTGTATTTAGTCGGTGGCGCCTATATCGAGATTGGAGAAGAAAGACGACTGATAGAAACCTACGATTATGAAACTGGTAACGTAAGATTAAAGTCTGGTTTTACAACAGCCCCCGCAAGAGGAACTGAATTTAGGATATTTACTAATTACTTTATAGATAAACCGCATTATGTAAAATGCAGAAATGACCCTGATTGTATTGTTACGGCTGAAGTGAATGAAAACAATTCTACTAGACCAATACATTGTGAAACAACGTACACTCACCCTAATCATGTCGGCTTGAAATATTATAAATACTATTTGTATCAGACAATTAATTCAAATGTAGTCTATGACGGAACTATTCAGGACAGTACAAATGACACAACTCAGGTCAATCTTGGTAAAAGTATAGGTGAAAATATAGTAAATAAGTGTATTACTATAGAGGTAGAGCCTAGTGGAACAGAGGGTCATGTTACCAAGGGTATTAATGGTTTTATTTCTAACTACAATACTGCTACAGGAATGGCTACAATTTATTGCCCTGCAAACACTCAGTTTGTGAAAGGTGCAAAATTTACTGTTTATAGTGAAACACAGAAATTGATTGGTGAGAGTCCTGCAATTTATAATTTCAGACTCAACTATGACTTCTATGCTATGCAAGCAGGAAATTCATATTGTGTTGTTAGTGAGATTATGACGCTTGACGATAAAATGTATCATTTTAGCAAAAGAGTATCGTTCCAAGGCAACGAGTTAGGTGATTTAGTAAACAACTTTAATTGTCTAATAATTAATAATCGTATAGCAATGCTGTCATGGAATACAACTCTTAGTGGTACTGCAAAGATTTTTAGACGTAATGTAAATGAAGAAGATTATGTTTTTCTTGGTACTACTAATACAAAGAGCTTCTTTGACACAACAGTTGGCAATAAGCAGACTTATGAATATTATGTTTGTTACGGAGATTACAAACCATATAAATCAGAGCAAGTATCGGTAAACAAGGACGGTTGGTTTATATACTCTTTAACCGATTTGGGTACAAAATATAACAAAAAGTATTATGCTATTTCTGAGTGTTGGGAGTTTATAACAGGTATGACCGATAATGATATTACATCAAATGTTGGTCTTGCAGTACACACAGGAACAGGTATTAAACCAAAAACAACTAGAACAGTAACAGACTATGAGAGTGGTTCTTTCTCCGCTGACCTTTTGACAATTAATTGCCCTGACGGTCAAATAGTCGATAATATTGACAGAGTAAAAGCATGGACTAAATTTATTAAAGGTAAGAATGATTTTATGTTAAAATCTCATAAGGGCGATGTTTGGATTATAAATATCTCAGATAACCCTACTAGAATTTATGATAGCACAAGTGTATTAGGGTTGACTAATATTAAGTATGATTGGATTGAAGTTGAAGATATAAACGATGTAATAATTATTAGATAGGAGGTAGGAAAGTGTTATGGATTATTATAATAAAATAGACAATGCTTATCTTGCCGAGTTACATAAACCAATGCGAAAAATGTATGTCAAAATGGAAATTTTATCACACTATGAAGGTGCTATTGGCGAAATAACAAGTGACTTATCTTCTACAGATGGTTCAATAACGATTAATAAAGAGCAAGGCTGCCGTAGGTCTTGCTCTTTATCTATTATTGATAGAAGCGGTAAATATATACCTCAAAAAGATAGCTCATTTTGGTACAATCGAAAATTCAAGATCTTCATCGGCTTGCAAGTTGATGAGAATATTTATTGGTTTCCGCAAGGTGTTTTTGTTACAAAGTCAGCAAACTCTAATGGTAGACGATTGAATGTTGAGGGTGTTGATAAATATGGTTTTCTTGACGGAACATTAAATGCTAGAATGTGCCTTGTTGAGTATCAGGCTAGTGTAACTAATTCTAAAAAAGGAACGAATATTGCAACTTTAATTAAGGACACGCTTATGCTTGATTTGGGTAATAATATACCTCTTGACCCTGTTGAGCCGATTATTGACCCTATATTTTATAATGTAACTCTGTATGACGATATTGTAATCGATGAGGGTGGTTATCTTGGTGAGATTTTTGACAAGATTGCCGAAATGTATGGTGCTAACATCTATTACGATGTCAATGGCAGATTGAGAATGGAAAGAGTTTTTAACTATAACTTACCTTCTTGGTATCGTCATTTATCACCACAATTTGAATTGAGTGAAACCGAAATTACAGAAACGGATATTAATTATACTTATAATTATGACGGTGTAAACATTATTACAGTTACAACAGACAATACAAGTGGTGAAATTTATTCGTACACAGCTAAAAATGAAAACCCACAATCACCTGTAAACATAAATGCTATTGGCTATAAGGGCTTAGATGGTGGCACTTATTATATACCCCTAGGAGATACAAGTGAAGAAAGCGGAGAGGAAAAGTGTAGGCAACAAGCCGAATATATGTTATTACAACATACTTGTATGAGTACAGGTATTAGTTATAATCTGCCGATCACTCCACATCTGAATGTTGATAATACCGTTAGGGTTAGTAATGATTATTATAATTTTGACAAACAGTTATTTATCGTAAATTCTATTACAATGCCTTTATCGGCTACTGAAATGAGTATTGAAGCCACTAATCTACAATGGCTGCCATTTGATACAGATTGTATTTCGATTTACTGTGAAACTTTAAGTGATACAGTGACAATATCTTATAACACGAATGGTGGCAAGGACAAAGACGGCAATACTATCACTTATAAGAGTATCAGCCAACCCCCTAATAAACAAATTGTTTTACAAGGTGGGGATATGTATAACGAGAATAAATTGTTCGCATGGACGGATAGTCAAGGCAATAAATACAATTATGGTGACGTGTACATTGTACCAAATAATAACGCAACACTGATAGCTCAATGGATAACAGGAAATGAAGTTACAGTTACCAATACATTGTCGGCAGATAGTACGGTAGAATTTCAATCTATGTCACCGTCACGTTGTTTGATACGTTATGATGATAACGAAGTAGCCAGACGTAATACAAACACAATTTCAACATTTAAAAAGAATTATTCTTTGGGTACACACGATACAACTATTGTGTCTGAAAGTGATGATTTAACTAACTTTGACAATGCTTTTGATAAAGAAACAACTACAAAGATAGATTGTTCCAAAGTAAAAGCTACCTACCTCACTTCACCTATGGGAAACAGATTTGAGAATATGACAGACTTTGTTTTCCCTGCTAATCTTGCAAACATTTCGACCAGTAAGGGCGTGCTGTCAGGTTGTAAAAAGCTTACCAAGATTACATTTCCTATAGCATACTGTGATATTTCACACCCTGAATCGTTTCTTGCTAATAGCACATTTGTTAATGGTTTGGAACTACCTTACACCTTGAATTTCGTACCAATGGTTTCAGTTGATGGGCAAACAGGTATCGAAGAAATAAAACAAAACGAGATATTAAAAGGAAGTCATGTTGTTGGAAACTTAAACATCAAAGCGGCAACTACAAATAAATGTGTAGTGTATGTAAATAAAGAAACAACAAGTTTAGTTATTTATCCCGCAACAGTGCAGGGAAGATTTTATCTTATGGGCAAAGGTATTGATGGAGATTTATCTGGACTTCAAACTATACAAATTGGGCGATCTACTAACATTAACGACACCGATGGTTTTGCAAGTAATACATCAGCAAGCATAAATCTAAGTTTGGACTTTCAATCGGGTAATTGTACTACCAAAATACCTAAAAACGCTTTTAATGGCTATAGTGGTAATATGATTAATGTTGTAATTTATGGCAATGTGACCGACAGCAATGGTATCACGCTTGAAAACGGATCGTTTTGCAATATGTCTAATATGGCAAAATTGCCAATGACAAATAGTACAAGTTTAAAAACTATACCTGAGAACTGTATGAATAATTTAACATCATTAACTTCAGCGACTACAGGCTATGTGGTTGACGTTGAGGGTTGTAACGATATGCCTAATCTGACAACTCTAAGAATTGAAAGTTCTTGCGAAATAGTAAACGGATTTAATAACTGCCCTAAATTGAAAAATTTGTCATTCATGAGTGACGGAAAAGTAAAAGAAATTGGTGGTTTAAATAGTAATGCTATTACAACATTTTATATTCCAAATATGGCTTTGTCTGTATCGGGCGTGAACAATTGTTCTGCATTAACAACGGTTGTTATTGGGGCTTCTTTGACTAGCTTTACAGGGTTTAATAATTGTCCTAAATTAAACAAGTTTACTGTGGATAGTTCTAATACTACTTTTAAAGTCGTTGATAATAACCTCTGCCAAGGGAATAAACTCTGCCGTGTTCCAATGAGTAAATCAGATATTGTGGTAACAAATGGTACAACGGAAATCATGAGCAATGCTATTCAGATTGCCTTTGTAAACAGCATTTCTATTCCAAATGGTTGCATTTTAGCTAACGACTCAATCAAATGTCAAAGCGTAGGTCAAATTATTCTCCATACTTCTTTTAACACAGAAACTGGGAAATATAATAATTTAACTATGACCGATTTTAGTACCCTTGATAATGTACAAGTCGGAACTATTTTCACGTATGGAAATGGTATAACAGATACTACAAACGCAAATTGTTTGCCTATTGTAAAATACTGTATAGAACATAATATCAATTATGTTGATATGAACGAAACAAATACTAACGCTCGTGGAGCTATTGGAATAAGCGGTAATGCAGAATTGGATGGTGATAACTGATGATAAATACTTATACTTGTACTCCAAATCAAACTTCTTCTGAAACTGTGTTTGCAGATTTAAAAACATTTTTTGAAGATAAGTGGGCTTGGAGTAAAATTGAAACAAATTATCCTGATAGTGAGTCCACCGATTATAACACTTTGACATTTTGGATTGATGGTACAACGTACTTTAGAATAATGTTTGACCCTGCAAAGTCACGTTATTGGGCTGGGTGTGGTGAATATGACTCTTCCCAAACGTCACCATATGCTGATTATGTCAGCTTTACCTATAGCAAGTTTGATAGTGTCATGTTGTATACTACAAGTCGGGGAATGTTGATTTTGTTTAAAAGTGGAGATAATGACTATGTATTAGGTGGGGCTATTGCAAAGATGAGAAAGCTGTCCGATGATACAGAGATAACAGGTTTCTTTACCCCTACTTCAAATTCAGGACATCAAGGAAGTAAAATGGCAAGTTTGTATAATATGTTTAGTCAAAGTTTGCACAATGGCGGTACGAACCTTGTACCACAAGTTGATTTTAATATACCATTGAATAGCACAGTTGAGGGACAATACGCTGCTAAAACTGACGGAATATTCTATGTTTATATGGGACAAGACAGTGTGTTTCCTGCTGACGGAACTGTTGTAAAATTCACAATGAATGGTGTTAAATATGTAGGTAACTGCAAAATGGTTTTAGCCGATTATTCGTAAAGGCGGTGTACAGAATGTCTAAAATGAATAAGCTGATTAAGGAAAGTCAAGATAATAAAAAAACACTTGGTTACACCTATGGAACGGTTAAAAGCTACGACTCTACAAATTGTACAGCCATTGTTTCGCTATTAGAGTATAATGGTGCTGAAAAATCTTTTCTGAATAAATCAGGTGAGATTTTAAGCATGGGAGACAGTGTGTGGATCTATTTCCGTGGTGGCGGTATAAACGCTGGCTACATTGCTATTAGGAATGGCAAACCCATACCTCTAGGAAGTCGAAATTCTAGTGTAGGACGATTTGTTGAATACGTTGATAGTAATGGTCATCATCACATTTCGGAAAAGTTTAATTATTATGGCAATTCTTATTGGTATACTATAACCCCTGATGGAACAAAACAGATTACTATTTATCTCGAAAATATTGCTCATGGTGATTATAACCATGTTGAAGGTCAAGCAAACCACTGCTACGAATATAGTTATGACAGCAATAATTATATTGATTTTTCAGGAATGAAAACTCACAATATACCCTATCTTCGTGAAAATAGCAGTTTAAATTCCTTAACAGGTTTTAATAATACTAGCGTTGGTGGTATTTCTAATCACGTCAGCGGTACGCGGAATACATCTGAATATAATGTGGCGGTTGAGTGTAGCGGTACAAAAAATACTATTTCCAATTCTCGTGATACATATGTTAGTGGCGTAGATAATATACTAGAGGGTGTAGCTGATAGTATTGTAGTTGGTAGATACAATATTGTCAAGGGTAACAAAACTAAAGACCAAATGGCAAAATATAACGCCGTGTTTGGAGAACAAAATGATGTTCTTAATTATGATAGATGTCTTGTTGCAGGTACATGGAATCATGCCACGGCAGATAACCAAACCGTTATAGGTATCAATGCAGCACCAACTTATAAAAGCTCGGAAAATGCAAGTATACTATTTAATATAGGAAATGGTCATAATATAGAAGATGGAACTCTAACTCAAAACTCTGCAATGCAAGTAGACTTTTTGGGCAATGTTTATGCTGGCGGTGCGTACAAAACTATTGGTGCTGACTATGCCGAATATTTTGAATGGCTTGACGGAAATGTTGACAATCAAGATAGGATCGGATTATTCGTTACGCTTGACGGTGATAAAATCAAGCTTGCAAATAAAGACGATTATATACTCGGCGTCATATCAGCTAATCCGTCTATTGTTGGTAACTCTGCTGAATTAGATTGGCATGATAAGTATAAAACAGATGTTTATGGACGGTTGATTTATGATGAGTCACACAATCCTATAGTCAGTAAAAACTATAACGATACGCTTGAATATGTTCCTCGTGGGGCTAGAAAAGAGTATAGCAAAGTTGGCTTGTTAGGACAGTTAGTAGTTCAAGATGACGGAACGTGCGAGGTCAACGGATATTGTACGGCTAGTGTGAATGGCGTGGCAACCAAGTCAGATAGTGGTTATAGGGTTATCAAACGTATTGATGAAACACATATAAAAATAATACTTAAATAGAAAGAGGGCTAACAACCCTCTTTTATTATTGGAGGAAAAGTTATGAAAGAGATTATTACTCAGATGATTACAGAGTATTTGCCTGTAATTTTAACAGCGGTTATGACGGCTATTGTCGGTTTTGTAAAATCGAAGTATACAAAAATCGCAAATGACAGCATTAAGAAAGATGTGGCGGCTACAACGGTTAAGTACATAGAACAGATTTATAAAGACGTTCACGGCACAGAAAAGCTTGAAAAGGCTAAAGAAACCATGCTTGCCCTGCTTGAAGAAAAGGGTATTAAGATTTCCGATGTAGAGCTTGTCATCTTGCTTGAAAGTGCTGTTAAGGATATGAATTATAAATCACTCACAGATTTTATTGACGAGGTTAAGAATGGCGGTGAGTAATTATGAGCACGGTTAAGGAAATTGCTACCTACTGTGGAAGTATTACAACCATTTTGGCACTGATAACAATTATTGTTAAACCAATCAGGAATAGATTTGTAGAGTGGATTTCAAAAACAAGTGGCAAAGATAATCTAAATAAAAAAATAGATAAATTAACAGCATTAGTGGAAAGACAGGTAGAACAGAACCAAAGCATGGAAACTGAGTTACAAAAACAAAGTTTGGCTTTGCAGGCTACGTTGAGAAATTCTATTTTGGCGATTTATAATTCAAGAATGAAAGAAAATAGTATTTCACTATACGAAAAAGAAAATCTTGCAAGACTATACGAAAGCTATTCATCTATTGGTGGCAATAGTTTTGTACATAATTGTGTAGACGAATTAAATAAACTACCTGTAAAGGAAGATTAATTGGAAAGGAAGTATACATATGACTATTAAGGGTATAGACGTTTCTGAACATCAGGGCAATATTGATTGGGCTAAAGTAAAAGGAAATGTAAGCTTTGTTATACTGAGAGCTGGCTATGGTGATGCTATCACATATCCAAATCAGATTGACAGAACATTTGAAAAAAATTATAAAGGTTGTAAGAATAACAATATTCCATGTGGTGTTTATTGGTATTCATATGCACAATCAGTAGAAGCAGCAAAGCAAGAGGCAAAGGCTTGTCTCAAGGTAATCAAAGGCAAAAAGTTTGAGTACCCTATTTATTTTGATTTAGAGGAGCGTTCACAGTTTAATAAAGGTAAGGCATTTTGCGATTCTATCGTAAAGGCATTTTGTGGCGAGATCGAAAAGGCAGGCTACTATGCTGGACTTTATATGAGTCGTTCTCCTTTGCAGAATTATATCTCTTCTGATGTAGCAAAGAGATATACACTTTGGATTGCCGAGTATAACAGCAAATGCAATTACAATGATAAACATGATATATGGCAGTATTCTAGCATTGGCAAGATAGACGGAATTGCGGTTAGTGTTGACGTAGATTATTGCTACACAGATTTTCCCACGAAAATAAAATCGGCAAACCTGAACGGATATACTAAGACAAAGAAGCTACCAACACTTGAAAAGTCTGGCTATAAAAAGGGTGATAAGACCAGTGGTGTTCTTGCCTTGAAAGAAATGCTTATCATAGCCAAGGCAAGAAAACTTCACAACGTCACACTTGATGAGAACGGTATTTTTGGTGACGGCACTGAAAAGGCTGTTAATGCTTTGCTAAAAAAGTGGGGTTATAAGCAGAATAGTATTGCAGGTGAGAAGTTTATCAAGAAGCTTGCAAGTGCTATTAAGTAATACTAATTATTTTTGTTATTAAAGGGCGAGGTAACACAGCTTCGCCCTTGTTATATTTTATTTATATGAAAGGAAGATGAACTATGGCGTATTGTGCTACAAATGGAAACCTGTATGAAAACGGAAAGGCTTTTGAGCTGAAAGTTGGCATTGGTGCTGATTTTAAAGTACAGGCTTCAGGAACTGGTAGTTTTCAGGTTGTAGGAAAACTGACTCAGAACGGCGCAGAGGAAGTGCTTATGATGGTTGATCTGAGCGACTTCTCAACGGTTGATACGATTACAACGGAAAATGTTTATGCAGGAGATGTTAGTGGTTACTATAGTGTGACCGTCAAGAACGTTAAAGGTGTAAACAAAATTTGGGGAACTATAACATATTAAGGAGGTGGATTTATGGCTACAGATATTATTGCTAGAGGTATGGCGGCTAATGCTAAAAAGTCTGTCACCGAATTAGGCGATAAGGTTGAAAGCGAAAAGTGGATTGGCACAAAAGCCGAGTGGGAAGCCGTTGATAAATCCACTATAAAAGACGGAACAATCGTATATATCACTGATGATAAAACGGTGATTTTATACGATAAGGCGGAAATGGAAAAGATAGCCGCACAGGTCGCCACAGACAAAGCAAGTGTAGCTGCTGATAAAGCTGATATAGTTTCTATGAAATCAGAGATATCTAATACTGCTACAAAATTAGATACTGAATATAATAATTTAACCTCTAACTATTACACTAAAGAATTAGCCAATAGTACATTTACAACTAAAACAGAAATTAATAATACTAATACAGAAGTTAGTGAACTAAAGGAAGATTTAGAAAAACAGCCAAATCTGTTCAAACCAATCATCGGATTAAATAAATTGGACAATTCTTTGCTTGTTGACGGAAAGAGAATCCTGTCAAACGGAACTATTGGTGACTTGGAAAGTGCTTGTGCTACAGAAGAATATATAGAAATATCACAAGAAAATGGCAATTATATAGCATTATATACTTGTATAGCTGAAACAGGTAATCCAAATACGTGTTGCTATGCAACTGCTTTTTACGATGTAAACAAAGCATTTATCAGCCAAACAAGACTTAATGGAGTGTCCATAAATAATGGTGATTGCAGAATAGAAATTCCATCTACTGCAAAATACATTAGAACATCATTTATTAAAAATACAAGATTTAAGTATATGTGTATTTTTGGTTCTGCGGATATGGAACTGAAAAACTATGAATCGTATCATTACAAAGAGCCATACCCTATCCCAAATGATTTAGATGAAAAGCTAAATAATCTTGAAATTCTTTCGGAGAATTTTAGCAAAAAGGATTATCCTGTACATCGTGATAACGCCGAATTCACTATTGCCAAGTTGAGAAATTCTTTCACATTTAATCAAAACGATTTTACATTTGTTAAAGACGAATTGTGGCTTGCTAAATGCAATAATACCGATTTCTCCAATGGTACAGGAATTTTCCGGTATAAGTGGGACGGTGAACAGTTTGCTCACATTGGAACAATCAACTGTGATTTTGGACATTGGAATGTTGTTGACTATTGTGAGGCAAACGACTGCTTGATTTTCGGAAATGGAGCAAATGATTTTGAAACGGAGGGCAATTATTTTGTCGTCATTCCTCATCCATTAGAACTTGGAGATACTGCACTTATAACTGATGTCGGCATCAAATACAATGTTGATATTGGATATAAGGTGCAGGCTTTGTGGGGCGATTCCAATCTTGGACAAAATAACATCGCCGTTCTTTTGTCCAATGATTTGAAAACAATAGTTAAAGTGTTGTTGAAGCGAGACTCAAGTGGAAACTTTAATGGAGAATTTATTGAGTTAGAACGGAAAGAAAATCTTCCTGCGTTTGGCATTCAGGGAGCTGACATTTGGAATAACACGTTGTATGTTGGCGGAGCTGAAAGTTCTGGAATGTATACTATAAATAAAGTGTCGCTTTCCGATTATTCGTCAGTTAAAAGCAGCGTGAAATATTATAAAGATGACGGAACTCCTTATCTCGGTGTGGTGCAAGGAGTGTATGTTGGTGGAGATTATGTTTGGATTTTTGTCAATACTGATGCACCTCAGACAGGTAAATGTTGTTTTCTAACTAAGTATCGACGATAATCAACGGAGTATACAACAATCACGGGACAAACATACAAAAGCGAGGACAACGAGGGTGGTAGAAAGACTAAATGAGCGTAAGTATATATAACAAAACTGATAACAAACTTAGTTCACTAGCAAACCAAACGGAACTTATGGACAATGACGGTACAGCAGATATTACAAGCCAAATAGAAAATTTGACTACCTCGGTTAAAAGAAACACAGATGAAATATCTATTCTGAGTGGAAGTTGTGTTCGCATGGAGAAATTAAATCGCAATGCTCATACCGTAGGTGGCACATGGAATTGCAATGATCCAGATGCTATAAATGGGCTTCTCGGTCAAATAAATCGTGGTGATATTTACGAAGTAGGTCTTGGTACAGAACTGAAATTAAAAGGAACTATTGAAAATGTTCCTTGTATCGTTAATGGCGAAGAAAGTACAAAAACGGTAGAGTATGATACTTATTTTGTATGTGTAGCTGTGGATTTTCTTAGAACTACAAAAGCCTCAAGTGGGAAACGGTCATATACATTTATGCCTTTTGGCTCACCAATAGGAACAAATGTCATTGATAACGCTACAGGTTTAGGTGATGTTCACGCATACTCTCAAACATTCATTCAGCAAAAGATTATGCCTGTTTATACTGCGCATTTTAAAAATATTTTTGGAAATAATCTTGCTGAGTTTTCAGACCCATTACCATTTATAATTAACAAATCAGCCACAAGTTACACTTATGTCAATGGTGGTGGAAGAAGTGCGGAAAACTATGGCTCTAGTGATAGTTATACATCTTATTCGCTTAGATTACCGAGTGAGCCTGAGATTTTCGGACATTATGTTACATCGGGTTGTTATGACAATTCAGGCATGGAGTCACAGTTACCATACTTTGCAAATAAGCCAATTACTACAGCTTTAACAGGCTTTGGTTATGATACTACTGGTGGAATGTGGCTATCGTCATATTCGGGTATGAATTATTACGGATATTATGATATTGATAAAAGAACAATTCACGCAAGACCAGCCAATGCTGAGTTTGGTATTTACCCACTTCTGACATTGGTTCAGAAATAATTTTAGGGTACTAGATTAATTGCTAGTACCCTATAAGAAATATATTCAAAATAACTTTATAAGAAAGATGAAAAATAGATATTTATAAAGGAGAATTGTATACAATGGGCATTAAAGAAGATGTTTATAAGATGATGCACGGAATCCCTTGTGAGCCTAATATTGACCCTCGTATTTGGGAAAACGAATATGGGTATAAACCTTGTAGGGAAGATAGAAAAGAAACTATGAAACAAGATATAGAAATGATGTTAATGAAACAGAATGTGGAGATATTGAAACAAGATGTAGACAAAATGAAAAAGCAAATACGAGAATTGAAATATAAGAAGAGGAAATGATATGAAAAAAGAAAATTCTAAGTCGATAGCTTATATTGATATACTTACAAACACTGTAGGAGAACAAAGAAATATGACAGATGAAGAGTTAGCTATATACAGAAAAATACTTTATTCAGGTGCAGAACATTGTTCGCTTTCAGATAATAAGAAATTTTTAGTTGATAAAGAAAATACCAATAATATTTAAAATAAAGATTTTATTAGAAAATTATAAGACAGAGTTTTATAAAAGTCTTATAAAAGTCTTATAAAATTTATATGTACAAAACAGCAAAAATAACAAGCCAAATTTGTACAATGATACAAAACATAGTAAAACGTGTTGACAAACCACTATAAATCTGATATAGTATAAATGTCAGTTATGGCGATGCCATAGCTTGTGAGTTGAAATATATTTGTATTCTATGTGTAACTAATTAAGTTGCAAGAAAAGGTGTGTTCTTTATGAATACACCTTTTTTATTTACATTGCAGTAAAATGATTGCCAAATTTATAGCTAGTTAAAATTATAAAAAAAGTTTGTAACGTCTTGACAAATAGATTTTTTTATGCTATATTATATATGTCAGTTGTAGTATTGCTACAGCTAGTGAGTTGAAACATATTTGTATTTGGTACGACCTAATAATTGGTTACAAATGCAGAAGATAAGGGTGTGTCCGTTGTGGCATACCCTTATTTTTTTTATCATTTTATTGCTATGATTTGAGACAAAATAGTAAAAATGAAATGTAGAAAATTTGATTATTATTATCATAAACTTTGTGTAATGTGCTTAAATAAAATCTAATGTGCAAATATTAAATTCGTCTTTGTTTGCCTGTAAAGTGTGTAAAAAGTGTGTAAAAATATATGAAAGATAGGGAAAAAGAGTGAAAAAGAGTGAAAGTTTTAGTGTTGGTATAAATATATTTTAAGACAATTAAGACAATAAAAAAGTTCCGCAAACCTAGTAAAATCAAGGGTTTACGGAACTTTATAGCTTGGTGCCGCTAACCGGACTTGAACCGGTACGGGTTTTACCCCGAGGGATTTTAA